TTAGCACTAGACTGTAAATCTAGTCCCTATGGGTAAACATTGTAGGTTTGAATCCTACCTCTCTCACATAATGCCTCAATGGTGAAATGGTAGACACGAGGGACTTAAAATCCCTTGGCTAGTAATGGCTGTGTGGGTTCAAGTCCCACTTGAGGTACACAATACTCACTTAGCTCAGTAAGTTAGAGCATTAACTGGTATATCCCCTCTGTCTTATACACAGTAGAAAGGGTAATAGGTTGCATGTGGGTTCAATTCCCTCTACCAGTACTAAAATATGCAGATATAGCACAATGGTTAGTGCTCTAGTCTTCCAAACTAGAGATGTGAGTTCGATTCTCATTATCTGCTCTTATATGCTTCCTTAGTTCAATGGATAGAACAAGACACTTCTAATGTTTAAATGTAAGTTCGATTCTTACAGGAAGTACATAATAAAGCTATAAATTCTAGAATAATGTAGCAACGTAACATACAGAAGGCTTCTTACTTAAGGTATAGCATAAAGGTCTGTTGGATGTCGTAGAATCCACCTGCTCTTCTAAGGATGATATGAAGATAAAACCTCTAGGTGGAATATACTAGAGCCGCCTAGTGAATACTAGGCGTATACCCACTTGCTGGAATTGGTAGACAGGCTAGATTTAGGCTCTAGTATCTTAGGATGTGAGAGTTCAAGTCTCTCAGTGGGTACTAAAAATAATTATAAAAAAGTTGCTAAAAAGTTTGGTAGTTTCAAATAAATTGCTTACCTTTGCAACTGTAAAAAGGTCTTTTAGTACAATGGTTTAGTATACTTGCTTTGTAACCAAGTGATGTAAGTTCGATTCTTACAAGGACCTCTACTATAAAATAGATTATATAAGTTAATGCGGTAATACTTATATACTCTATGCCTACTAGAGAACTATTTTATAGTTTATTGTAGGCTTTATCACGGAGTGGTGTAAAGGTAGCATACTAGGCTCATAACCTAGAGACAGAAGTTCGATTCTTCTCTCCGTAACTATTAAATATATAATATGTTGAAGATATTAAATGCTTCTAATCTCAGACTACTGATTAAGCAGGCTAATGAGTTAGAACTAACAAAGAAAGACATAATTACTGTCCAACAAATGCAAGGACAGTTCTATCTAGTGTATGAAGAAAAATAAAACACTATGGGAGACAATAAAGAGTTCAATACTGAGCCTGTCTTTTATTGCAAACACTGCTTGTCACTAAGGATTAAAGCAGTTCCAGGTCTTTCACATCTAGATTACTGTGATGAGTGTGGGGCTACAGACATAGCCCAAACAGATATAGAGACATGGAGAAAAATGTACAGGGAAAAGTTTGGTTTTGATTATTTAGATGAGTTTTAATATGGAAGAGAAGATGACAGTAGAGCAGGTAAAAGCTGCTGCAAATGAACAAATTAGCATCCTTTATAAGAAGTTACAGGAGGCTAATCTAGCTAACACTTTTAAGAGACTTGACTACCTATTTAAGATAGTTGAAGGTAACTTTAGTGAGGAAATCAAGGATAAGGCAAGAACAGAGATTGACCATATTGTCTTTGGTTATCCACAGGAAGAAAATAAGAAAGAAGAGTAGGTGATGGATGGGAAAGTTAATAATGTTATAGGACTTTCCCAGTCACCACTGGGTGATAAGTTCTTCAAGTATTGGTTTACTTTTCTCAGACCACTACATCATCTTACAGATAGAGAGATAGATGTTATAGCCTCATTCACTAAACATAGGTATGAGTTATCAAAGGTCATTAAAGATGACAATCTTTTAGAGACTGTACTTATGAGTGAAGAAACAAAAAGAAAGGTCAGAGAAGATTGTGGAATAACATTGGCTCACTTCCAAGTTATTATGGGAAAGTTAAGAAAAAATAAGGTTATTGTTGATAATAAAATTAACCCTATTCTCATACCAAAACTTGATGAAAATTCCGAAAGTTTACAGCTCCTAGTTTTATTTCCTATAAAATGAATAAGGACATTATACTAAATGTATCTAGTACTCTAGGAATATCACCTAATGTTGTTGAGAAAGTATATAAAGCTTATTGGTTGTATATTAAGACTACTATACAAGCTTTACCATTAAAAGAGGACCTTACAGATGAAGAGTTCTCCTGTCTAAGAACAAACTTTAATATACCTTCATTAGGTAAATTAAGTTGTACTATAGACAAATACAGGAAGACAAAAGACAGGTTTAAGTTAATAGAAAAATTTAGGAATGCTTAAAATTAATAGTATAAAACCTCTCTTCAATAAGATAGTTACCACTTGTGATACTTATGATAATGATAAGACTAAAGGTGGTATTATTATAAAAACTAACGGTACAATTAAAGAGTACCAAAGAGTAGAAGCAGTTGGTTCTACAGTTAGGGATATTAAAGTAGGAGACCTTGTTATGATTAACCCTACTAGATATATAGTCCCTAAGCACAAAGAGAAAAGAGGTGAATCCCTTAAGGGAGTTATAGGTGATGAACTTACATTTGGAGTTAATTTTCCTATTGTTGAGTATAATGATAAAAGACATCTACTCATCAATGACCAAGATATTGATTATATCATTGATGGTGAGGAAGTTGAAGATGAGCAATCTAAGTCATCATTAATATTGCCAAAAGTAAAGAAGATTATTATTTAATATAGAAGGCTCATGATTAACTTCATGAGCTTTTTTAGTTTAAGAAAGTATGAAATTATTCAAATATGAGGGATATAAAGTAGTTATCTCTGAAGAAGCATTTGCATTAAAAGTATTTAGGCAAATATGGAATAGAGATAGGAGTGTAAATAAAGATAAAGCCATAATGGAGTTAGGCTATGTCTATTTTATGATAGACCCTAGAAGTGATTACCAATATCTAGTTGATGAAGAGGAAAGGTCTAAAGCTATTATTGAGGGAGAAGGATTACCAAATAATTGGAAGCCAGATAAGATAGTAACAGAGGCTATGCAATTCTATTCTAGGTTTAAGCCAACTGCTGCACTTCTTCTTGAAGACACTAGAGTTGCAGTTGAGAAGCTAAGGAAACTATTAAGAGATATAAACCTTCAAGATACAGATGATAAAGGCAGACCTTTATATACTCTTAATACTATTACTGCTACAATCAAGCAAGTTCCTAGCTTGGCGAAAGACTTAGATGAAGCTGAAAGAGCACTTTCATCTGAAATGAGAAATGAAGGTAAGATGAGAGGACAAGGAGAGAAAACTATTTTTGAGGATAGTTTGGACCTATGATAAGAGTAGAAGATATTGTAGAATCTATAGGAAAGAGTCTTAACAAGACATTAGTTCTTCATAAGAGCATAAGGACTCATCAGACATTCAAAGTGTACAAGATTTATACCTACTCACTATATGATATAAGCAATGATAAAACTAAGTTACTTACATTAGAAATAAGTAAAAACTTGTCTATAGAGAGACTAGAAGAAGCTTGGGATGATTGTGATAAGAGTTTTGTAGATGCTCTAATAAATTGGTTGTCTAGTGATGAGTATAGAAGGATGAAAGATGATAGAAGTGAATAAACATCAAACACCTCTTACAGATGAACTACTAAGTACTCTACCAGAAGAGGTAAGAGACCAATTATTTGATATTATTAATAATGTAGAGTTCGTCAAGAGGTTAATATCCCCCACTAGAGGATATGCTAAGGATAGACCTAGAGATGAGAGTGGAAAGATTATTGTAGATTTAGCTAATCCACATATATTAGAGAATATGGATTATTTTAGACCTACAGCTTTACACTATGAAAAATATGGTACTCTAACTAATCTAAGACCTAATGCTAATCCTAATAGTGCTTATGGAAAGTGGATTAGAGAGGAGAAGAGAAGATGTTGGGAAGGTTATGTAAGAGAAAGTGATGGAGAGTGGATTACAGGTTATATGTATTGGTTCTTAAATTACTCTCCTATTATGCTCTCTAAGATAAGAAAAGGTTCTAAAAGAGCAGATAGAATTGAGGCTCTACCAGAGTGTTGGGAAGGAATCTATTGGAGATTTCATTGCATGGAACAAGCTTCAAATGGTGGAATATATAATAATTTCCAAGGAGGTCAGCACATGGCTGAACTTGCATCTAGAGGTAAAGGTAAGAGCTATAGTTTAGCATCTATACTTAATCACATCTTTGTATTAGGAGAGAATGAAGAAGCACATGAGAAGGTAAAAGGTATTGTTACTGCTTATCAGAAAGAATATCTTACAAAGGATGGTGTTCTTAATAAGTTTGTAGATATGGCTAACTTCTGTGCATCTAATACTCAATTTCCTAGAAAGAGATTGAAAAATTCATTACAAGAAATGACTTGGATAATGGGTTATAAAGATGCAGAACTTGATATTGAAAAAGGTACTCAGAATACAGTACTTGGTGTATCATCTAAGGATGATGAGTCTAAGCTGAGAGGTAAAAGAGCTGCTAAGATTCTTATAGAGGAGTTTGGTACATTTCCTAGATTAACAGACCTTTATAATGTGCTTTTGCCTTCAGTTCAAGAAGGTGATATTGTCTTTGGGCAAATCTATATGCTGGGAACTGCTGGTGATAATGAATCAGACTTTGCTGGTGCTCAAGAAATTATGTATAATCCTAAGGGTTATAATATGTATGCACTACCAAATGTATTTGATAAGTTTAATCAAGGAAGACCATACTTTGTATTTTTCTTTCCTGGTTATATAAATAGAAAGGGGTGCTATAATCATGATGGAGTATCTGATGTAACTAAAGCTCTGATAGAAATTCTTATGAATAGATATAGAGTCAAGTATAATTCTACTGACCCTAATACTATCATAAAAACTATTGCTGAGGTACCTATAACTCCTGCTGAAGCCATTGTAAAGACAGGTGTAAATATGTTCCCTGTAGCTGACTTAACTGAAAGATTAGGTCAGTTGGATAGTAATCCTAGGGAATATGATGATGTATATACTGGAGACTTAACTCTCAATAAGAGTGGAATAGTAGAATTTAAACCTACATTTGATATGCCCATTAGAGAGTTTCCTCATAAGGACAATAAGATTGAAGGTGCATTTGAGATATTCCAAATGCCTGAAATAGATAAAAGAACAGGCAAGGCTTATAATGCTAGATATATACTTGGATGTGACCCTTATGATGATGATGAATCAAATACAATGTCTTTAGGCTCTGTTTGGGTACTAGACCTATGGACTGATAGAATTGTAGCAGAGTACACTGGTAGACCTCCATTTGCAGATGATTTCTTTGAGAAAGTTAGGAGATTATGCCTCTTCTATAATGGAAGAATGAATTATGAAAATAATAAGAAAGGTTTATTTGCCTACTTCTCCAGAATGAATTGTACCTACCTTCTTACTGACCAACTAGAGTTCTTAAAAGATAAACAGATGATTAAAGATACTGGTTATGGTAATAAAGCTAAAGGTACTAATGCTACTGAAGCTATAAATGCTTTTGCTAGAAACAGACTAAGAGCTTGGTTACTTAGACCTGTTACAGTTATAAAGACTATTGATGGAGAAGAGCAAGAAGTAGAGATTCCTAACTTATTTACACTTAGGAGTAGAGCATTTATAAAAGAGCTTATAAACTATAATAGTGAAGGTAACTTTGATAGAATATCAGCAGCAGGAATGTTGATGCTACTTAGAGAAGATAGAATAATCTTATACCAAGGTAAGGTATCTAGAGAAAAGCAAGAGAAAGCTGATAGTAGTTATCTTGGCAATGACCCATTCTTTAAAAATAACTATAAACAGTAAATTTAGCGAAATTCATAAATAGTTCACTTAAACATTTGTTTAGGTGAATTATTTTATGTAACTTTGCAGAGTTAAATTAATAAAAAGTTATGAGTGAATTTTTGCAGTTTCCACCTCAGCAACTTCCTATGAGTAAGAAGACAAAGAAATGGAGAAAGCAAATTCTTGATTGGGGTTCTAACAGAGCTACAATTAATAGTTCATTAGTTAGGAAGAGTGTAATACATAAGAGGATTAACTATGACTTACTGAATGGTATAGTACATCTTAGTGATATGATGACTATAATCAATCCAGATAATATTAAAGCTCAGTTTATCCCTAGTAAAATACAACACTATCCTATTATGAACTCTAAACTCAATGTTCTGAGAGGAGAGGAATCAAAAAGAGTCTTTGACTTTAGGGTTGTTATTACTAATCCTAATGCAATTTCAGAGATTGAGAATAATAAGAAGCAAGCTTTACTTCAAGATTTACAACAGGCAGTTGCTGACACTTCTCAATCAGAGGAGGAATTTAATGCTAGATTGGAGAAGCTAAATGACTATTATACATTTGAGTGGCAAGATATGAGAGAAGTAAGAGCCAATGCTCTGCTAAATCATTACTCAAAGGAGTATAATATGCCCCTACTATTCAATAAAGGGTTTATGGATGCTATGACAGTTGCAGAGGAAATCTACCAATGTGACATAGTAGGAGGTGAACCAGTTATTGAAAGATTAAATCCTAATAAAGTGAGGATATATAAGTCTGGTTATTCTAACAGAATAGAAGATGCTGATGTAATCATTATAGAGGATTATTGGAGTCCAGGTAAGATTATTGATACATACTATGACGTTCTCACTAAGAAGGACATGGAATATATTGAAAATCTACCTAATAAGATAGACCAAGGTTCAGTAGATTCTATGGATAATGTAGACCCAAGGCATGAGTTCATTAGAATAGATGATAGTACTGCTGGTGATGCTATATATAAAGATGGGTTCTTTTGGAGTCCCAATGGTAATGCTAGTGGTGAAAATGATTCTATGCTACCTTATGATATGGAGGGTAACATCAGAATTGTTAGGATGTTTTGGAAATCTAGGAGAAGACTAAAGAAGGTTAAATACTATGATGAGCAAGGGGAAGAGCAGTTTAAGTTTAGAGATGAAAACTATGTAACTAATACTGATTTAGGCGAAGAAGAGCAGATTCTTTATGTTAATGAAGCTTGGGAAGGTACTAAGATAGGTGAGGACATCTATGTTAATATGAGACCAAGAGTAGTTCAGTATAATAGACTTAGTAACCCTTCAAGGTGTCACTTTGGTATTATAGGTTCAATTTATAATCTAAATGATGACAAACCTTTCTCACTGGTAGATATGATGAAGCCTTTCAACTATCTATATGATGCTATCCATGATAGGCTTAATAAGTTACTTGCTAAGAATTGGGGTAAAATAATTACTCTAGACCTAGCTAAAGTCCCTACTAAGTGGGATGTAGAGAAATGGCTTTACTTTGCTAAGACTAATAATATTGCAGTAGTTGATAGCTTCAAGGAGGGAAACATAGGTGCTGCTACAGGTAAACTTGCAGGAGCTATGAATAATGCTTCTAGTGGTGTTATTGATGCTGAACTTGGTAATTCTATACAACAGAACATCAATCTACTTGAATTTATTAAGATGGAAATGTCTGATGTAGCAGGTATTTCCAAGCAAAGAGAGGGGCAGATTTCCAATAGAGAAACTGTTGGTGGTGTTGAAAGAGCTACTTTACAATCTTCCCATATTACAGAATGGTTGTTTGTAATACACGAAGATGTTAAGAAAAGAGTTCTTGAATGCTTCTTAGAGACAGCTAAGATAGCCCTTAGAGGCAGAAGCAAGAAGTTCCAATATATTCTATCTGATGGCTCAATGAAAGTCATGGATATAGATGGAGATGAGTTTGCTGAGGCTGATTATGGTCTTGTAGTTGATAATAGTAATGCTATACAAGAGCTAAAACAAAAGATGGATATGCTAGCACAAGCAGCACTTCAAAATCAAGCTCTGAATTTCTCTACTATTATGAAACTTTATAATAGTTGCTCTATGGCTGAGAAACAAAGACTTGTAGAAAGAAATGAGCAAGAAATGATTCAGAGACAGCAGGAAGCTCAACAGCAACAAGCTCAAATGGAACAACAAAAGATAGAAGCTGATGCACAAGCTAAGGAACAGGAAATGCAGTTAAAAGACATGATGAATCAAAGAGATAATGAAACTAAGATTCTAATTGCTACTATATCTGCTAACTCAAATCAGGAGAGTGATGATGGTGTTCAAGAGCAGCCATTCTCAGAAGAGGCTAGAGCTAATCTTATGGAAAAGATGAGAGAATTTGATGCCAAGTTAAAGCTTGATAGAGAGAAACTCAACTTAGATAGAGAGAAGGCTAAAACTGATGCTGAATTGAAAAGGAAAGCCCTTAATAAGAAACCTCAAACTAGTAAATAAATATGGCATTGTTAACAAATAAAGACCTAGAAAAGATAAAGCAGTACCTTATTGAAAATAGTATTAAGGATTCACAGTTTGAAGAACAATCTCAAATTAAAGGTGATGATTGGATAACACTAGTGGGTATTGAAGGCAATAAGAAGCTCAAGATGGAGACACTTCTTAACCTTATTATTAAGGAGGGTCAACATGACTTCAATAAGAGTGGTGTGATGGTAGTAGATACTATTGAGGAACTTGAGGGTCTTGATGCTAAGATATATGGAAATCTTGTTTATGTAAAACAGACAGATAGCTATTATAGCTATAGTAGTACAGGTCAGTGGGAAGAATTTCTAAAGGTTTATGTAGGGCATGAAGAACCAAAAGACCCAAAAGTACTTTGGATTGATACAGAGGATAATGAATCATTAGGGTCTGAAGCTGATGATGAAGTTCTAGAACTACAAAGACAGGTACAAGAATTAGCATTAAAGGTTAAAGATATAAGTAGACTTATAACCACAGGTATTGTTCCTGGTAATGTTAAGCATAGCTATAGAAGAGCTATAATGACAACAGCAGAGCCTATTAAACCAGATGATGCAGAAGGTGATGATGAAGAAGATGACAGTGAGTGGAAACCTGATACAGAGGTATCAGAGCCTACTGTATTTCATAATGCTGCAAAGCAAGATACATCAATAAATTTTGCTCAGAACAAGCAGGACTTAGTTGATGGAGAAATGCTTTTCTATACAGATAAAAAGAAGTTTGTAATTTATTATGGAGGTAAATTCTATACTGCTTCTTCTGGAGGTAATACAGGAAGTGGCAGTGGAGTTACTGCAGAAGAGTTACAGGATTTAGCCTTAGACCACATGACATTTGCTTGTGGAACTAAGCAATTTAGAGCTAGATGTAATTCTGATGGTATTTGGACAGTAACAGAATATAATACTGAGGAAACAGCTCCAGGTAGTCCATTAGCATCTTGGGGAGTTTATGTAGAGCATCTGTTATGTATAAACTCTGTATTTTGTGGAGGAGAAGGTTCTGAAGAAGCTTTAGTATCACATAACTTTATAGAGTTAGCTAATGGTTCTAAGGAAGATATTAATCTTAAAGGACTATATCTATTATATACAGATGGTTCAAGAAAGAATGTCTCAGATATTGGTTATATTTGGAAAGTGTTACCACTTGAAGGTGTGATAAAAGCTGGTTCTACATTCTTGATTAGAGGAAATCAGTGTAACACATTGAAGGCTAGTATGATAAAGGTAGATAGCTCTGATATGGAATGGAATATATCATTTAATCAAGGCAACTCTAGCTTCTACTTATGTGCTGGAACAGGATTCCAAGAGTTACTTAATAACAATAACTTAAGTAATCCTTGGGTTAAGAATCAAGTAAAAGCAGGTTACATTGACTCTTGTGGCTTTGGTGAAGGTTCTGTTGGTGAGGGTTCTGAGCAATTCCTTGTAGATAGTGACTGGAATAAGGTACTATTTGTAAGATGGTTTATGCTTGAACCTGCTAAACAGGGTAATAAAGCCTATGAAAAAAGACAGACTACAGCTCTATGGACATATATAGATTTGGAAAGACAATCTACTAGAGAAGGTAATAGTGTTCAATACTACTATCCAGATTATATGAAAGAGAGATTTGCACCTATGGCTTCAACAAAAGGTAAGACCTTCTTCACTAATAAGACTACATTCAATCCAAGACAAGCTAATTATCTTAATACTACATTTGGCATTCAAGCTACAGATAATGGAAGTGGTGCTACTAGATGCTTTAACTGGGTGTCTGTTGGTTACTATGATGAATATGTTGAAATAAGAAAGAAAGGAACTTCTGATTGGACTAGGCATTACTCTATGACAGAAAAGAATAGTAGTAATACTGCTACTATCAATAAGTTTATTGAGCATTATAAAAGATTAAGATGGATAGCATCTGATGGAACTATGGTCACTACTCATAAATGTATTGTAAATGGTCTTACAAAAGGAGATTATGAGTACAGAGTTGGTAGAGATAATGACCCATACTATGTAAGTGAACCATTGGAGTTTAAGGTCTTAGCTAATAGTGATGTTACAAGTTTTACTTATGCTCAAGTAACAGACCAGCAAGGATTTAATTGGGCAGAATATCAAGCTTGGAAAAAGTCAGCTATGATGCTTTCAAGAGAGGAACCTGATATTCAGTTTACTGTTAATACAGGTGATATAACTCAAAGTGGTAATAGAGTAAGTGAGTGGTTAGATTATTATGATGGAAGACAATATCTAAATAATCTAGTTGAAATGTTCACCATTGGTAATAATGACCTGTGTGGTCACAATGCAACAGAACTTACTAATGGAGAGGATGCAACTTCTAAGTATAGTCATATTAATGTTCTTAGATACTTTACATTTGAACTAGACCCAGATAATACTTATGAAGTAGAGTGGAATGGAGTTAAGTATCCTATATATTCCCTGTATTCATTTAATTACGGTGATTTTCATTTTGTATCTTTAAATTCTGAGATAGCAATAGCATCTAGTAAAATGTACAAAGACTGGAGTAGTGATACTTATGCAGGTGATAGAACATTTGCTGAGGCAGCCAATGCACAGATAGAGGCTTGGTTTATTAAAGACCTTCAAAAATGGTCAGGTAAAGATATTCCAACTAACTGTGCTAAGTGTATAGTTTATATGCACGAAATGCCTTTTACTATTGTTACTTATGACTTTATGAAAGGTTCTGGCTCAAGAGCTGGTTCTCACTTAAATACTCTGAATATTAATGGCAATTACAGATTTTCTAGACTATTTAAGAAGTTTGGAATAAGACTTGTAATGGGTGGACATAAGCATACTTATAGTATATCTAAACCTATTTATGATGCTCCTTCAAATTACATTACAGTATCTAATAAAGTCAATAGTACAATAGATATTATGAGTTCTATGAGTGATGATTTGTCTAGAAAACCAGTTATCCAAGTATTGAATACTAAAGATGTTCAGACCAATAATTATGCTAGATATGAAGTAGTAGATAAAATTACTGCTCCTACTTATGTAATGTCTCAAGCTACTGGTTATAAACTAGTATCAAATAAGGAGCAGCCATCAGGAAATGCTTATACAATACCTTGGTTAATGTCATATTTTAAGGCAAGTACAAATGCAAGCAGTCCTACTGAGAATGTAGCTCAACATAAGCCTATGTATATAAGGTATGATGTAACTCCTACAGAAATAAAAGTAACTGCTACACAAGTAGAGAATGTATGGAATGTAAATACTGAGAAGAATACAAAGTCTCTTGATATGAACAAGCAGCTTAGTGATTTAAGTGTTACTAAGATGACTCTTAGTACAATCTCAAATGAAGACAAAGCTGCATACAATATAACTGATACAAAATCTTACACAATAACTTTGTGATATGGGTAATATAAAGAAACAAAATCCTAATGGTAATTGGGATGTCTTAGCTTCGGGGAAAGCCACAGGAATAGCTGTGACTAACCCCAAGCTACTTCAAGAAGGTGAAACCATTAACTCTGTAGATAGAGTTCTTGAAAAACACCAAGATGCCATTGACAAACTACAACACAATGTCTCTTGGCTAGCTAAGCATGGAGGTGGAGGCTCAGGAGGCTCTGGTGAAGGGGGTGGAAGTATAACTGAAGCTACTTGTGATATTACAGTTAATGACCAATTAACTGGTAATAGTATTCTCATTGATGAGAATGGATTAAAAATTAGTCTTACTAACATTAGTGTAAAGGTTACAAAACCTTGGAATGTAACAGTGAGAATTGGTGCTACCCAAATAGCTTCTACAGTTCTATCTTTTACTGCAAATACATTTTATCTAAGCTTAAGTAAGATTTCTCCTTATCTTACTAATCATACTGGTAACCTTACTATTGGAGCATCTTATGAAGATGAGACTAATGGTATATATGGTTCATCTTCATGGTCAGGAACTGTTCTTGAAGCTGTAGTTAATGTTAAAACTAGTAATTATAGCTTTAACTTGGATAAACTTAATACTGCCCAATTAGTATATAACTACTCTGTTGGTATTGTAGGAGCTTATACAATGACTATTGTAGTTGAAAAGAATGGAGTTGAATTTACTAGAAAAGAGATTCCTATTACTATTAGGAGTACCTCAGCTCAAGTTAAGACTATTGATTTGAGTAATATTATTTCACCAGAAATGGGTTCTGCTCAAATAGTTGGTGTATATAATATAACTACTACATTATCTTATGACTCTAATCCACTTGTTCAAGGAAGTACTAAGAGCACAATCACTATTGTAAGTGATGAAATTCTTATTGCTTCTACTGTGATGAGTGAATCCCAAGATAAACCTGTTGAAGTAAGTCTTAGTGCGTCTATAAATGTAGTGTTTACTGCATATCTGCAAGGTGCTACCACTTTTAAGTATAAGTTACAAATAGCTAATACTATTATTAAGCAAGATACTATAGGCTATTTTGGAACAGAGATTAATGAGTACCTTCCTGTTAATGGAGATTGGGCTGTAGAAGATGCAGTAGTCCCATTGATTCTAACAGTTTCATCAGGTGAAAAAGTAGTAGAGAAGACTTATTACATTAAGTTTGTAAAAGCTACAGATACTTTCTTAAGTATATCAGACACATCGAGAGTTCACCTAATAAGTGAGATGTTGGCTAGAAACTATAATACAGGTGAGTCTAAGTTTGACCTTACAGCAAGTGGCTATGAGCAAGGAGGTACTAGCTATGATTTAACATCTGTCTTACAGACCTTTAATGGAAATGACTTAAGTACTATAACTAAGCTTAGTAGTGGTCTTCCATACTTAAGATTAAGTAATGGTGCTTATGCTAGTCTAGGCTCTTTCAAGTATAATAATAGGACATTTACACTTCCTAATCTTATAGTGACAAATGCCTTTACAATGTCTATATGCTTTAAAGCTGATTATCATCCAGATGATAACAGAACTATATTATTCTGTGGTAACACTGATGTTACAACAGGAACTCTTACAAGTGGTATTTCTATAGATGCTCATGATATTTATATCAATAATAGAAGTGTTGCAAAATTAACTGATGAATCTATTAACTCTGTTGATATTACTTGTCAGAAAGTAACAGCTAAGGATATAAATGATAAGGGTGAAGAAATTACTTATGATATATTTATAATTAAGGTATATGTTGATGGAGTATTAACAGCAGTTACTAAGGAAACATCTTTTCCATCTTTATCAGACAAAGTATATTTTGGTGGAAGAATAGCAGGAGATAAGTCTACATATCTATGTGATTGCAATATCTATAATTTTCAATTATACGATACTGCTCTTACTGACTTTGACATAATGATTAACTATATTAATAATAAGGTCAGTACATCTTATATTAATAATCAACCTAACTTCTCAATCATAACAGAAGAATTGAAAACTAATTTCTGTGAAAGAGCAAGTGATGGTTCAGTTACTTCATATATGTTTAAGAATGGTGAATATACTATTGATTTTCTACTTGATGGTAGTTCACACTTAGATATAACAAAGTTGAGTAACTATGCTAAGGTATTAGGTATTCCAATTATGTTGATAGATGTTAGTACTGATGCTAACTGGACATTTGATGCCTTTGTTACTCAGCAAACAGCTGGTAATGTATCTCTTCCAAAAACTTCTGGTAGAACTATTCAATACTGGGACCCTAATGGAGCTAATACATCTATTATTAATATTACTAATGCTTCAGTAGAACTTCAAGGTACTTCTACACTGTCTGACTCTGTAAAGAACTTGAATATAACAGTTCCTGAAGATACAGTATTTATTCCTAAGGATACTTGGTTTCCTGAACAAACCTATACTCTTAAAGCTGATGTTGTAGACAGTTCACACAGCAACAATGCAGCTATTGGAGGATTTATCAATGAGAAACTTGGTTATGATGAACAGACAGGTGCTTTCTTCCCATTTGATAAGAATGCAATAAATAATGTATATACTGCTGACTATAAAAAGAAGCAACAACCCACAGTAACATTAAAGCATACTGTAGAAGGTTTTCCAGTGTTCTTGATAATGAAGTTTAATACCAACACTTCAAGTACTATCTCAGTTACTCCACTTGGTATTTATTCATTTAATATTGGTAGAGATGCTTATAGAAACTTAGGTTTTAAGAAGGTCAATAGTATTAGTGATTCTGTTGGTGATGTTCCTGAGATAAAGACATTCCCTTATCTTCTTGAGAGAGCTAGAATTAATGAAACTGACTCTGATGCCAATTGGATTGAGATTAAAGATACTACATCTGTAAAGGATTTGATTGAAGTTACCAATGTACTTCCTGAAAACTTTGATTGTTCAAAAGGTGACTTTTGGCAGGATGACCCATCAATTCTTGATGCTAGATATGAGGTTAGATTTGGTAATAAGACTGTTCCTTCTCAATATGAGAACTTTAAGACCTTTGTTAAGAATATAATGTCTCTTCCTATTGAAGGATGTAGTACAACAGATGTTCTTGGCAATAGAGACCAAAGCCAAATAACGGGAAGTTATGATAAGTACCAAGTAGATAATAAGAGTAATTATACTAAGACAGGATTAAAGAATGAATTTGTTACAGATAGCAACTCATTACCTGCTGACTTAGGATTTAATGCTGATAGTTTCTACAAGTATTTTGTTATAGGTTTACTATTTGGACTTATTGATAACTTTGGTAAGAATAGCACTTATAGAAGTTGGTTAGGTGGACAATACTATATAGACTTCTATGACCTTGACTGTGGTCTTAAGGGTGATAACCAAGGAGACTTATCTGTAACTCCTGACCTTTGGATTAAGTACTTATATAATAGTATTCAAGAAGGTAAGAACTATGGATATGTTTGTGAATCATTTAACCTTGATAAGACCTATATAGGTGAAGGTTCTAACAGAAGACAAACAGGCTCTAAAACAGTAGTTTCTGCTAACCATAATAAGCTATGGCTATCTCTTGATACTCCTTTCTTTAGAGGTTATAGTGGTGATACTAGTAACTCTGTTTATACTAAGTATTGGTATCAACTAAGAGAGAAGATGGATGAACTTGCAAGTACAGCAGGTTATGATAACTTTGCTGATTACTTTATTGATGAGTTCTATATAAAGCAGACTAAGAGTTGTGGTCCACTTCTGTTTAACTATGACTATAAGTTAAAGTATCTACTTCAATTTAGAGGTAATGAATATAATACTACAAAAGACCTATCTAAATTACATGGTAGAAAAATTGCTGTTGCTAGAGATTGGTTGAAGAAGCATATTTCTTTTATGGATAGTTTGTTCTATTGGAGAGATAATGGACAGACTCTAAACTTCAAGAACGACTTGGATAGTAGAGGTTCTAATACTGTTCTTAATACTCCCGAGAGCTTGCCAATGACATCAAATACTCCATTACTTGTATATAATAGTGTTGGTGATTCAGCTAAAACATTCTACTTCATGCAAACTAATATGAAGGCTTATGTTAATACAGCTGGTAATAGCTCTAACTCTCCACTTACTTGGAACTTCTCTAACTCTCCTAATATCATTGAATTTGGTGATGCAGAGACTCCACTTAGTTCTATGAATATTAAGATTCTGTCTTCTACTCCTAATAGTAGAAATTTGAATAGTATTGGTTATCCTTCTATAACTAATCTTCTGTTAGGTAACAATAGAAGCTTCGCCTCTTCATTCAATTTGGAATCTTTCTCTAAAGCTAAGGTTTCAGAGTTGAGAACTATAGACTTAAGTAATACCTCTGGTGAATCATTTACTCTTAACCTTGTAAATACAGCAAGTGATGGTTCTACTTATACCAAGTTTAGTAAGCTTACTAGTATCAATATTGGTAATAGTTCTTGTATATCTGACATTACTATTCCAACTATTCCTCTCAATGAATTAGTATTAGTAAATTCATCAATTACTAATTTTAATCTTGCTAATCAGAAATATATTACAGGTGTTGATTTAACAGGATGCAGTAAGCTTAAAACTATAGAAATCAATAAATGTGATAGCTATAAGGAATTAAGGGTTTCTAATCTTGCTAATTTGGAAACTGTAAAGATAGTAAGTTGTGCTAATATATCAAGTATTATTATTATAAACTGTCCTCGACTCAGAACAGTTAATATTGAGTATTGTGATAAACTTACCACAATTCAGATTAATAACTGTAAATCACTTGTTGGTGGGACATCTGATAACTATATTAGAGTAGCAAACTGTAATAATATCAATTCTTTGGATTTAAGTAATAACTTGAACCTTAAGAAAGTCTCCATTGATGGCTGTGATAGAGTAAAGATTGAAACTCTTAAAATACATCAAACTAATATAACTGATGTATCTTCAAGTACTAACTTGAGTGGTAATATGAAGCTTGACCTAACTGAGTTCTCTCAACTTAAGACATTTACTTGCTACTACAATAAGAGTGTTAAGTATATTGCTTTTACAAATAATCAAAATGCTCCTATTCCTATTACAAGTACATTCCAAGAATGTCCTAATCTTGAAAGAATCTATGGCTGTGTTGAGCTAAGTAATACTTCTTATAGTGGAAACTATGGTCTATTTAGAGGTTGTAGTAAATTTAGTGTTCATGGAATTACCACTACAAGATGGAAAGGTAAGAGTATCAAGAAGGGTGCTATATGGTGTACTCCTTGGGAGTTACTTAGAGCTAATCCAAGTGAATATAATACAGTAACTTGGGCTGAAACATTTACAACAGGCTCTACAGCTACTAATATAAGGTTTGCTGATAAGTCTAGTCAATTGGAAAGTCTATTTAGAGGTACAGCTTTGACACAGTTTGATGTCTATTATATCTTATGTGTTTTAGCTCTCTCCAATGTAACTACCAATCAATATGCTTATTATACCTTCAAAGATATAACTCCTCCTATGTTTGATTGGAGCACAGGTAATCAACCTAATAGATATATGTTCTATGGGTGTTCTATGATAATTAGCTTTACATACACATTTAGTACAAAGGATTCAAAGGATTCAAAGGCTTCAGAGTATTCAACATTCCTATATTCTCCTACAGTAGAGAATGGGGTAGTTACTGCTGATGATGGCTTATTTAGTCCTCTTATTAAGTTATCTAGTATTAGCCACATGTTTGAGTATATAGTTTGTAGTAAGTATTTATTCCATAGAAAGAATGGTACTTATCCTATTACAATATTGGGGGAACGTGTAAAGAGAATTTATGATTCAGATAAAGAAGGTGAAGTTTATTCTAACATGAGTGATACTTCATTCCTAATGAATAACTATTCTAAGATAGGTAACTATGATGGATTCTTTGACTACATGCCTAATCTAAATAAGATAATATCCTTTGGTTCAAGTGACTTTGTAAACTTTTCTAAGTTGGTTATACCTGCAACAGTTACACACATTGCTGCATCATTTAACCCAAGTATCGGTCAAGGTACAATGGACTTAAGAAAGATATTCACTGCTGGCAGTCAATGCACTAGTATAGTAATTAGCTTTACCGTTCCATTAAATACAACAGTTGCTAATATACTTGGAAAGGTTAAATTTCCTATTGCCAATGATACTTTTACTAATCTTAAGAATCTAGTTTTAGTAGGTTATAATCCTGCTGAAAGTGGTGGTGGCTCAGAGACTCAAACTTCATTTATGGGTAATGGTCTTGATAAATATATTGAGGGCAGTACATTCCCAATTAATATAGTTTCTTCGTTACCTAATCTAGAGGTATTCTCAGGTTTCTTTAGAGGAGTAAGAGGTGATTTATCAAGTCCTCCTGCTATTCCTGGAAAGATGTTTGAGAAGAATACTAAGCTTAGAGATGTATCATCTTTGATGTACAATGCAAGTATACAATTTACTTTAAGTGGTGATGGTTTCAAGAATTGTCCTAATTTAACTAATGTTGCATATTTCTGTTATCATGATGTTACTTCTGAAACAAGTAATAGAAGTAAACTTACAGGAAGTATTCCTTACCACATGTTCTATCATGGAACTACTGGTAATGAGAATAAGGTCTTTAAAGGTACTAATCAAGTAACTAAGCCAGATGAAACATTTGATATGCAGAATCTGTTAAGTGAGACTTTGACTTTCCCAGTAATGAGAAAGAATATAACTAATATGACTAGATGTTTCTATGGCTGTATTGGTCTTGAATCTTATTCTATGAGTACTCAAGATGTTGAATCTAATCCAGATTATTCTCCATTTAAGTGGATGTATAATGAGCAGAATGACTCCTGGTATGAGGGAACAGATAATAAAAAGGTAGATGCTTCTTGGAGCTATGATGGTGCTTCTACACAAGTTTCTGACTATAAGTATCTTGATACAGGTGCTAGTAGAGTTACAACTAATGTTCTAGATAAAGTAGAGACTTTGCACTATATGTGCCCTCCTGACATATTTAGATATTGTGCAAATCTTAATAGTACGAAGATACAAGGTGTATTTGAGAATTGTGGTCTTAACTATTCAGTTAGTACTAGTGGTTGGATAAATACTAATGAAGGATATTACTCAACAGGTATTACAGGTAGGATTCCTCCTTATTTATTAAGACCTTTGTCTAGTATTACAGACATTAGTTATATGTTCAAAAACTGTAAGAGATTAAGTTCTTATGTGAAAGATTCATTGATATATCAGATTCCAAAAGACTTCTTTAGTTATGCTCCTAAAATTACAAGTCTAGTAGAGACATTCCAAGGATTAGCTTTTATTCCTAATACTAACTTAACTGTTTTTGGTGCATTAACAAATGCTCTTGATATTAGATGTATAATGCAATCTTGTATTTGGGGTAAAAATGATATTACTTGGAATATTTCAGGTATATTTGGAACCAATACTATTGCAAGAATATCAGGTGCTTTTTCTATGAAGGACTTATATATAGACAGTAATAAAATACTTGGTGTTTATGCTTCAGAATATAGAAATATGAGTATCCCCAATTCTACTACAATGGGTAATAACTTTGGAACTAATAGTACTAAGATTCCTGCTCCTACAGCTACAGGTTATGTATATTATCTATGGGAAGATAAGGCTAGTGACTCTCTGATAAATAATGAGAATAGTAACTATAATAGTTAAGTAATAAGTAATAAAGGAATAGCACTGCTGGCTTGGGTAGCTTCGACTCTACCTGTGGAACGAATTATAAGTATAAGGATACTGGGTTCCGTTCTTCATGTGTTGTAGCTTAAAATAAAAAAAGTTCTTAAAATATTTGGTCAATTTAGAAACTTTTCATAACTTTGCATCTGTCACCATCTTCTTTGAAGATTGGTGTTAGGAAAGATAAAAGATGAAAAGTTATTATAATACTTAAGATTAGAAAATATGTTAGAGCCAAGGAGAATTATTTCAAATATAGCACCTGCTATTACTGAAAATCTTGGTAATGGTAATTGGTACTATAACTATGACATTAAGTCTGAGAAAGTTGAGTTACCTATTCAAGAAGGTGAAACAGTACCTAAGGAGGAAATAAGATATAACTATATTCAGATTAAGTTGTGGGGGAAGCCTAAATATAAAGAGTGTGTAGAACTTCTTATTAGAAGGTTTATTACTCAAACCCAGGAATTTGACTTAATTAATTCTGCTAATAAGGCTATTCTGTTAGGAGCTAAGTCAAGTGAGGACATAACTAAGTATAGAGAATATCTTGATAAAGTGGAGGAGATTAAGAAACAAGTAGAAAAAGACTTAGGTAAGTAAATAATAATCCACTTATACTATTGTGTAAGTGGATTTTTTATTATATATTTGCAGCATGAAAAAGTTAGTATTTATAATGTTAGCAATATTAATGCTATCAGCTTGCAAAACTACTACAAAGCTTGTAGAAGTTCCAGTAGAAGTTGTAAAGAAAGAGTATATACATGACACTAAAATTGACAGTGTATATATACATGATAGCATTGATAGATGGCAGAAAGGTGATACTCTATATATTACTAAATGGTATACACAGTATAAATATAAGATTAACACTGATACCATAATAAGGATTGATACTATTCCTAAAATAGTTGAAGTTCCCAAGATAGTAGAGGTAACTAAGGAGAAGAAAGTAGAAGTGAACCACATCTATTGGTATCAAAAGCTATTGATGTGGGTAGGTGGTATATCATTATTATTGTGTGTAATGTATATAACCTATAAATTAAAAAGTAAATGATTGATGTTGATGTTTTAATTACAGGAGGAGTAGGTTTAATAACAAGTGTAGTTTCTAGTTGGACTACTTGGTTCTTTGCAAGAAAGAAGTACAATTCTGAGGTAGACCTAAATTTAGTGGAAAAAATGGAGAAGTCCCTGGAGTTTTATAGAAGTCTGTCAGATGACAATAGAACTAGACTTGAAGAGATAACAGAAAGAAATAATGAGCTTGAGAAGGAAGTACAAGAGTTAAGAAAACAGGTTCTTAATTTAACCATGAATATATGTATGGACTTAGCTTGTGCTCATAGAATTAGAGAGACAGTTAGAAAATATGGGAAAAGTAAGAGTAGGCTCGATGAAACAGTTAGCCCTAGTAGAGGGTGATGTTAATCTGTTAGCTAAGAATGAAATCTTAATTTCAGAAGAAGAGGGTTATACAATCTTAAGAAAGAGATTGGACTCTGGAGATATTGAAACATTTGTAGTTGTACCACTCAAAGACTTTAGAAAAGATGGAGATAGTACTGGAAAGAAAATGGAAGAAGCCTAATTATACAATAGGAATACTATCAATAGATGGTAAGAGATTTTGTGAAACATTGGAAGATACTGACAGAGGGTTAAAAGATTCTATGTCAATAGGACAAATTAAAAGCCTTAAGAAACCCCATATTACTGCTATTCCAACAGGTGTTTATGAAGTAAATCTAAATACTGTAAGTCCAAAGTTTGGTTCAAGAAGTTTCTACAAGGAAGTATGCAAAGGTAAAGTCCCTAGATTACTTAATGTAAAGGGATTTGATGGTATACTAATTCATGCAGGGAATAAAGCGGAAGACACTGATGGCTGCATCCTTGTTGGTCAAAATAAAGTAGTAGGACAGGTTATTAATAGCCAAGCTACCTTTAGAGAACTATATAAAATACTATCAAATAGTAAGGATAAAATAACAATTAAAATCATTTAATTATGGCAAAGAGTTCATCAAAGAAGAGACCAAAACCAATGTCTCCTAAAGCAGGTGTAGGTAAGGGAACTAAATACGGTTGTGGTGGAAAAATTAAGAAGAAGTAATCTTCACAAGCTATTACTATTAGTATTGAAATACATACCAATGGTAATAGCTTTATGCTATATGCTTAATACAATGTTCTATATAGAACCATTAAGTAATATAGCAGGAGTGTCTCTATTAACATGGATATTCTTATATCTAGCTTCTGTTGTGTTTGAGTTTTGCTCTTATCATAGAATGTTCCTTTGATATATCCTAATAGATGACATATTAAATATAGTTGACTATTATTGGAATATACCAATTAGTACTGATAATTTAATCAGAATACATAATATATTAGCAGGAATAACATTATTTATAGTATTGATTCTTTATGTTAAAAGTAATAAAGTCATTATTAGAAAAAATAATAAATGATATAGATTGTGGTAATAGCAACATCACAGAAGATGAAGCTATGGAAATGATAAAGGTCATTAAGTCTTATACAGATAAAACACAAAGACTTAGTAAGTATCAAGCATGTCAGAAGCTCAATGTAAGTAGAGCTACCTTTGATAATTTAGTTAGAGAAGGAAAGCTGCCTAGAGGTCAAAAAGTTACAGGATTCAAGGAACTGTTTTGGGTTGAAAAAGACCTTAATGACTTCATAAAGAATAGAAAGAATGATAACAAAAAGAATAATTAAGGTTCCTATCTATGACTATAAAGTTACTATTGTGGTAGCAGATAGTAGGGAGGAAGCTAAGTCTATATATCCAAATATAGGTGATGATACTGATGGTATAGTTCTAGAAGATAAGAATTACTCTGTTATTATAATTCCTCCTAACAATCCTTCTACAATAGTTCATGAATGTGAGCATTTGAAGAATTGCATTTGGAGCTATATTGGTCAAAAGACTGATTCTACTAATGATGAAGCAGATGCTTATCTTGTTGAATACTTATTTAAACAAGTATCGAAAGTAGTAGCAAAACATAATAGTAAGAAGTTACTAGATACATAATTTATAACACTCTTAAAGTCAAGGCTTTAGGAGTGTTTTTTTATTTATTAGCAATAATGAAGTTACTTCATTGAAACAGAAAAGCCAAGAGATTATAAATAGCATAGATTATCATAAAAAAGTAATACAAGATTGTGAGGTACTATTACAAAGATTAAATCCAGAGTTTGCTGAACAAAAGCAACAGAAACAAGAGATTGATAATCTCAAGGCTCAAGTATCTGAAATGATGAATGGCATGAAAGAACTAATGGCTCAATTAAAGAAGGAAACACCTAAATCATAATTATTATGGGAAGAATGTTCAAAATAGTAGATGAAGCTGAGGAATATCAGAGAGGCTATAATCAAAGAGAGTCTGATGATAGAATGCTTGAAAAAGCTTTCAAGGAAGGTTGTGAGCATGGCTATAAGAAAGCTATGAGAGAAATTGAAGGCTATAATGAAAGAAAGTCTCATACTTACAGTGAAGGCTTTGAAGAGAAAATAGAAAGACTAAAGAAGAAATATGAATAGTTATGAGGCAGAATTTCAAGATTAAGAAGTACAATTGGAGCATAATCATTTACTACACAGTAAGTGATAAAGAAAAGAAAGAAATCATAGCTATGCTTGAAGGAGTAGGTTGTGATTCTAGAACTCTAGAATCTATTAAAAGCAACCTTAATAAGGCAGAATTAGACACTGGTTTTGCATACTCTAGCTATAATAAGCAATTCTCCATTGTTGTTATCCACAAAGCATCAAGTATAGGTGAGTTCATCAATACATTTGAGCATGAAAAGAACCACTTGGAGATGCACATCTGTGAGGCATTAGATATTAATCCTTACTCAGAGGAAGCTGCACACATGAGTGGTGACTTAGCTCAATTAATTCTTGAAGAAGCCTTATATTCTATTGTAGAACTTTAATAAAAAGGAGTACTAACAAGTACTCCTTTTGTTGTATTGTAAGTAACTTTATTAGCTACTTGTTCAGTCTATTTATTCTTATTACCTTTGCACAGAAGTTTAATAAAGAAGTAAAACATGGAAGGTTTATCACTAGATAATGTTATGTCTGAGGAGGAGGTTGTAAGCCTCTTTGACCCAGAAGCTAATCAGGAGGAAAATGAAACAAAAGATACAGAAACTCCTGAAGAAAAACAAGAAGAAAAGAAAGAAACTACTGAGGTTGTTGATGTAGATAGTTTATTTACAGATAAGCCAGAGAGCGTAGGTAGTGAAGAAGATAATAAGGAAAAGGAAGGCACCTCTTCTAAAGAGGAAACTTCTCCCAACTTCTACTCTTCCATTGCCAAAACCTGTGCAGAAGATGGTGTCTTCCAAGACCTTAATGATGAAGTTCTTTCTAAGGTTAATGATGCAGAATCCTTTATGGATTTAATGGAGAAACAGATTCAATCCAAGCTTGATGAAAAGCAAAAAAGAATTGATGAAGCTCTTAATGCAGGAATAGAACCTACCCAAGTTCAGAGATTTGAGAATAATATGAAGATACTTAATGGTATCACAGATGAAGCTATCTCTGAGGAAGGAGAGAAGGGAGAAAACCTTAGAAAGAATATCATATATGAGGACTATATTCAGAGAGGTTTCTCTAAGGAGAGAGCTATAAAGGCTGTTGAAAGGTCTATAGCTGCTGGAACTGATATAGAGGATGCTAAAGAAGCTTTACAAAGTTGTAAAGACCAAGTTAGTAAAGCTTACAATAATGCAGTCAAGGAAGCAGAGGCAGAAAAAGCAAATGAAGAGAAGGAGTTGAAAGAGCAAGCAGAAGCTCTTAAAAAATCAATCCTTTCTGACAAGAAACCCTTTGGAGATTTAGAACTAGATAAGAATACTAGGCAAAGAGTATTTGATGCTATTTCTAAGCCAGTCTTTACTGACCCAAATACAGGTGAAAGACTTACTGCAATTCAAAAGTTTGAAGCAGACAATCACAATGACTTTATGAAATATGTAGGTCTTACTTATGTATTGACTAATGGATTTAAGTCACTTGATGGTCTTGTTAAAGGTAAAGTTAAGAAGGAGATTGGTAAAGGTTTGAAGGAGCTGGAGCATACTTTGAATAACACTGCTAGAAACTCTGATGGTACATTAAAGTTTACAAGTGGAGTAGGCTCAGACCCAGAATCTGTATTTAGTAGATATACACTTGATATTTAATATTTAATAAACTATTTATGGCTGGACAATTAGGTAAGTTTCAGATGGTTGGATTTGATGGTTGGAAGGGCTTAACAAAGCTTAACCACCTATCAGCTATCTTTCAGATGGCTCCCCAAAAGGCATCCAACTTAATGGTACAATTACTAGCAGCAAAGAGAGGTAAGACACTTGATACATTCCTAAGTCAATTCCCTGTGAAGGAGTTTGAAGATGAGAGTGAATATTACTGGGATGTAGTAGGTTCAAGTAAGAAGAATATTCCTCTTGTTGAGGCTAGAGATGAAGATGGTAAGAAAGTTGAGAATGGTGATGCTCCTGTAGGTGCTGGCACATCTCCTTTCTATCTAGTTTTTGCAGAGGATTACTTTGCAGATGGTGAAGTTATTTTTGGTAACTTGAATCAAGTCTATCCTTTTAGAATCCTTGGTGATGCTAGAATGGAAGGTACAAATGCTGTATATAAGGTAGAACTTATGGGTGGTAACACTACAGGTTGTCCTTCTGATAGACTACAAGCTGGTGAAAGATTCTCTGTAGGTTTTGCTCCTGTTGAAAGAGAGCTTTCTAGAAAAGTTGGTGACATTAGATTTAGTACACCTGTTTCTATGAGAAATGAGTGGACTACAATCAGAATCCAACATAAGGTTACAGGCTCAATGCTTGGTAGAAAGCTTGCAGTGGGTATTCCTATGGTAGAGGAAACTGCTAATGGAGGTAAGGTGAGAAAGATTGCCAATATGTGGATGCACCATGTAGATTGGACACTTGAGCAGCAATGGGGTGACTATAAGAACCTTGCAATAGCTTGGAGTACATCAAATAGAAATGCTAATGGTGAATACCTTAACTTTGGTAAGTCTGGTGAAGTTATCAGAATGGGTGATGGTTTGTTTGCTCAGATGGAGGTAGCTAACACTATGTATTATAACACCTTCTCACTTAAGCTTCTTGAAGATGCTCTATATGAGCTATCAGCAGCTAAACTTGGTATGGATGAAAGAGTCTTTGTTATCAAGACTGGTGAAAGAGGTGCTATTCAGTTCCATAAGGCTATCCTTAACACAGTTAGTGGTTGGACACAATTTGTACTTAATGGTGATGCACTTAAGGTAGTAGAGAAGACACAAAGTAACCTTCATGTTAATTCTCTTGCTGCTGGCTTCCAATTTGTAGAGTACAGAGCACCTAATGGTGTTAGAGTTAAGGTTGAAGTAGACCCGTTCTATGATGACCCAGTACAGAATAAGATTATGCACCCTAATGGTGGTGTTGCAATGTCTTATAGATATGACATTATGGATATTGGTTCTATGGACCAGCCTAATATCTTTAAGTGTCAGATAAAGGGTCAGCCAGAAATCAGAGGTTATGAAAGTGGCTTTAGAAACCCATTCACAGGTGAAGTAAACATTCAGTATATGTCCCATGATGAGGATAGTGCAACTATCCATAAGATGGCAACATTTGGTGTTTGTGTACTTGACCCAACAAGAACAATGTCACTAATCCCTGCTATTCTACAGGGCTAAAATAACAAGGGAGGGGATTAACTCCTCTCCCTATTTTTAATTAAATGGAGAAGTAAAATGGCAAAAGAAACTAAAGTTACAGTAGATGATACTGTGGAAGAGAAGATGATTGAGCAACCAATTGTAAAAACAGAGAGGAAGACTGCAAGAGCTGCAGCTAAGAAAGAAGAAACAGGTCTTATAAATTGTCTTAGGAACGAGAGAGTTATTGTAAGGCACATTCCAAAGCAGAGTAGAATGGTGAGCAATCCTAAGCATATATTATATGGTGGTATGGCAGAAAGTGCCAAGAGAACTTTTGTAGTTCCAAGGTTATCATCAGGTAGATATGTTAATGTCCTTACAGATGATGAAAAAGATTTCCTTGAGGATATTATGGGTCTAGAAGTAAATGCTATGAGCATTTATAATAAGGTAAACAACTTTTGGGATGATAGTAATGATGCTGGTATCTCTAAGGTTACTCTTCTAAAGCAAGATAATTATCTTGACCTAAGTGACCCAGAGGATTACATCAGATATAAGATTCTCCTTGCTAATAAAGACTTAATTGCTCCTAATATAAAGACTCTTGAAGATTTCCCTAAGGCTACATATCAGTTTGTTATTATATCTGAGGGTGATGAAACCAAGGCTGCTAAGAAGGGTATGACTACTATTATGCAGTGCTATACTTTGTATGGTAAACTTGAAGATGATACTGATGCACTTAGGGTTATTGTTGAGACTCTTACAGGTGTTACAATTCATCCTAATACTAAGAAAGAGTTCTTGCAGACTAAGGTTAATGAACTTATACAGGGCAACAGTAAGATGTTCTTAAAAGTAGCATCAGACCCACTATTGCAGACAAAAGTTCTTATCAAGAAGTCAATAGAAGCTGGTCTAATTGCTCATAGAGGCAATCAGTATTACATTAAGAGTGGTAACATTCCAATGTGTGAAAGTGGTGAGCCTACATTGAACGTAGCAGCTCAGTGGCTCAATCTACCAAAGAATCAAGAAATTAAGTTTAGTCTTGAAGCTAAGCTAAAATAAATATAATTGAAGCCCATGACCATTGTAGAATTTAGTAATGAATTTGATGTTCTTTACAATAATATAACTAGTAATCAGGCTCCTGGGCTTGATGAATATGAAAAAAGTGTTTTCTTAACACAAGCACAAGAAGACATTGTAAGGTGTTATTTTGACCCTAAAAGTAATAAAGTACAAGAGGGTTTTGATGGTAGTCAAAAGAGACAGTATGATTTTAGTTCTTTAATTAAAACTACTGAATTAAAAAATGTGGGAGAAATTATGAGTATTGAAGAAAATAATCCTAACTTTAATTTTCCTCAACTTTTTGATAATAAAAGCATACCTTTTTTATCTCCTAACAATCTATTCTTAACTATTAATGAGTCTATAATAGATACTAAAAATAATGAAAGATTTTTAGTAGTTCCTATTACCTATGATGAATATTTTAGACTAAAGGCTAAACCTTATGGAATGCCTCTAAAAAGACAAGCATGGAGATTAATTACTAATGAGGCTAATAAACTTGCTAGAACAGGTTATTATGTTGACCATGATAATACATCACCAGGCATTATTAAAGTATGGTTTACTAGCATTAGTTCTAAGCCTGTAACTATGGTAATTAATTATTCTGCTACATCTCAAGCTCCTACAATTACAGAAGAAGAGGATAAAATAGTTATTACTCTTAAACCTAAGAAAGGAGAAATGGTTTTATATTGGGGTAATTATTTAAACACTCCTAACTCAGCTAATACAGAGTTATTAAAATATATAATGCCATTAGATGGTACAAAGTTTGGTTCATGGCCTAGTGTTGATTTATCTAGTAATGTAACTATTTCAACTGTTGGAAGTATTAATTCTAGTAATCAAATATTTGAAGTAATAGGTAAATTTAAGAATGTAGCTAATTTAAATTATAAAATTAGATATATTGAAGAACTTAAACCTATTATTCTTACTGATTTAACTGATGAAGACTTATCTATTAAAGGTTATAAGGAAGCAATGACTTCTGCATTACCAAGTAGTTGTCATGATGAAATACTTAAAAGAGCAGTAGAATTAGCTAAAGTTGCTTATACAGGAGGAATACAAGAAGCTTTAATAGTAGGAAATCAAAGTAGTACTGATATTGGTCATGTTTCTAATCAAAAGAATTAATTATGACTATAGAAGAATTTAGTAATGAATTTGATGTTCTATTTAATAGCTATGCTATCAATAATCCTTATGGTATAGGTCAGAATATAACACAGCTTGATGAATATGAAAAGTCTGTTCTTCTTACTAAAGCTCAAGAAGATATTGTAAGAGACCTTTATAATGGTAAGCTCACAGGTGATGGTTTTGAATCTACTGAGGAACAGAGGAGAAACCTTGACTATCTAGTTAAGACTCTAGAACTAAACCCTATTGACACTGATAAACCTAAGATGTCAGAGAACTCTAAGTTCTTTCAATTAGTTTCAGATGTATGGTTTATAACTTATGAATCTGCCATATTGTCAGATGATAATCTGAAATGCAAGAATAATACTAGAGTTGATGTTATTCCTATTAGACAAGATGAGTATAACCTTATTAAGGGCAATCCCTTTAGGGGAGCTTCAAAAAATAGAGTTCTTAGAATTGACACAGGCTCTTCAATAGTAGAACTTATATCTAAGTATAATATACAGAGTTACTTTATAAAGTATCTCAGTAAGCCTAAACCTATTATACTAGAGGACATCACAGATGACAATTTGTCAATAGATAATGAGAAAGAAAAGATGGGTTGTGAATTAAATACAGCACTTCACAGAACCATCCTTGAGAGGGCTGTAGCTTTAGCCATTAAAAGACTCCCCTCTAAGTAATGTATAACTTAAAATATTAGAAAGATGGCAACTTTTTCTGTTAATCAGAACAGGCAACTTTATGTTGCAAAGGCAGTAGTAACTACTACACCAGCTAATGTTGGTGACTTAAAGCTTGGTGGTGATAAGGCAAGTACTTATATGTACTTCCAACACATGGGCTATGGTGGTTTAACAAGGTCAGATAAGATTGACCTAAGTAATGTAATGTATGCTAAGATTACTAAGGCAGCAGCACTTTCAAGAAAGCTAAAGCAGGCTACTGTAACTCTTGATGCGGAGGTTAATGGTGGTGAGCCAATCTCTGGTCAAGATTATATACTAAGAGTATTCTTTAGACAGTACATTGGTAATTCTGATGTCTACCAGGAAGCTAAGTATGGTGCAGTTCATGCCTATAAGAACATGAGTGCTTCAGACTTCTACAAGGTACTTGCACTTTCACTTGCAGCTAACTTTAGTAAGGAGGCAATTCCCTTGCTTAAGTTCTACCTAAAGACTGCAAGTGGTAATACAGAAGTAACTGCAACAACTGCAAAGAAGGACCTTAATGGTACTTATACAGGTGTAATTCTTGAAGAGGCAGAGCAACCTTGGGTACTTGGCATTAGAAAGCAAGAGGAAGTGTTCTTTGATGTTATTCCTACAACTGTACTTTATAACAGTGAAGAGGTAACTTGGGGTACAGTAGCAACTGGTGAATCTACTACTACTATTAAGAATGGTAAGAAGATGGCTGACCTTGAGTACTTCTGCATGGGTGAAAGAGGAGACCAGTATAGAAAGATGGGTTGGCCTTATAACCTTGAGACTAAGTATCTTGTAGACCCAGACAAGGAATATAATGTTCTTGATATTCACTATTACTTCAGTGATAGTGGTGTTAATGTTCAGAAGTCTGAGAAGGATATTACTATCCTTGCTGATACTTCTGTATCTCTTACAACACTTGTTGCTGCATTAAAGAAGTTGGGTATCACAGTTGAAGACCCTAGTGCTGGGGCAGATCAGAAAGAAGAACCAGGAGAAACCCTGGGGGATTAAGCATACAGCTTTGTAAGTCTGAAAAGGATGACAGAATCAACTGTAGATGCTAATAGTCCTCGATTTATTGGGTGAGTCGACCCTAGTTCTTAATATAAGGGAGGGTAAAACCTCCCTTTAATTTTATGCCTATGATACAGTTTAATACACTAAAAATAACTCAAGATGGTAAGAGTCTTATAATCAATGCTTCGGTTAAAGACCTAGATTACTATAAGGATATTCTCATAGGTTCTATCATTATAGATAATCAAGATACCTACTCTACTAATGGTCCTAGCAGTAATCCTATCTATAAATGTTCATTTTCTAATATAGATTTGGTTACAGGTAAAGAAATTGGTGGCTTCAAGAAGATTAATCTTACAATATCAGCAAAGAAATTACAAGATAATAATGGTGATTTAAATGATGATATTCTATATATTTATCTTGTAGCAGTAGGAACACCATCAACAGATACTCCATGTGGTATGGACAATATAAACACTTTGGGTGTAGCATTAAACTTAAAACCTATATATAATTCTGGTATGAGCTATATTAAACAGGTGGAGAAATCATGTGAGATACCTAAAGAGTTTATAAATTTCATACTTGAGTATAAGGCACTTGACCTTGCATTAAAGACAGAGAACTATCTTCAAGCTAATAAGTATTGGAATAAATTCTTCAAGAATAATAAAGTTGTACCTCTAAACACTACTAGCTGTGGCTGCACTTGATTATTTAACTAAAGAGGTAGCAGGAGCTATAGATAGATATATGGCTGTACTTAGTCATGTAGGATATAAGTCTTACTGTGCTGTTGATAAGCTTCTTGTATACTCCTTCATAGAAGAGATACTATCTAGGTTTAGCTTTATAGTAACAGAGAGTGACTATGATTCAATGGCTAAGGTGCTTAATTGCTTCTATGGTTCTTGTATGATACCATTTCCCTACTATGTGGAAAATACAATTGAATCTAAGGAAACTCCTCTATTCTATTATGATTACTTTAGAATAACAGAGGATAATAAACTTAGGTCTACAGAGAATAATAAATTAAGATTGAAATTGTAAAAAACTCACTTAAACTGTTGTAGATATGGCAAAAATTTGTTATATTTGCAGCAGTTTTTTATTTATATAAAGATGAGTACATTTAGAGAAATTGTTTATATGTGTTCAGACCAATTAAAGTTATCATCTGATGATACTTTCTTTACTAATGACCACATATTGTATTTACTTAAAAGATACAGAGGGCTTTACTTATCACAGAAATACAAAGATGTAAGGAAGGAAATCCCAGAGTCAAACTACCAAACTATTTGTCTTGACTTAATTCAAGTTCCTGCTATAAGTGGTGAGCCTTGTGAGGGAGGAACATTCCTTAGAACTAAAAATAAGATACCTTCTTTATTAACTATAGGTGATGCTAAAGTATATCCTATAGATTATTACATTGGAGATATTACTATGGTATCAAGAGAAAGAATGAAGTATGTAGGACATAATAGATGGTTACAGAATATAATCTATTGCTCTATAGCTCCTGATGGTTATATGTATTTCAAGTCTTCAAATCCTCAATATTTGCATCTAGAAAATGTAAGAATGACAGGAATATTTGAGGATATAGATGAAGTTGAAGAACTATCTTGTGACAAAGAATCTAGTTGTAATATTCTTGATAGAAAGTTTCCTATAGAGGAAGCATTAATACCACAGTTAATAGACACTGTAGTTAAGTTTATGACAAGTGGTTTATATAAACCAGAGGATGATGACAATAATGCTAAGGATGATTTAGCAACTTTGATGCAGTTCCTTAGAAATAATATGAAGTCAAATCTTCAGAAGCAGATAGAAGGATAATGGATAGTTTTAGAAAAAAGATACTTAAAGTTGATAAACCAAGGATTCATAAAGTAAGTAACTCATTAGGTGTTTATGATGCTTACAAGTGGCTAAGAAAGAATAAATGGTTAGATGTAGGACCTATATCAGAGCATGACTTCTATGCAATTATAAGAACTATGAATAAGGCTCTTGCAGATAACTTTCTACATACAGGTTCTATTAAACTCCCAGAAAGAATGGGAGAAATATCATTAAGGAAATATCCAGTTAAAATAATATTAAAGAATGGTAAGATACAAACTAATCTCCCTATTAATTGGGATGCTACTCTTAGTCTTTGGTATAAGGATAAAGATTCTTACAATAACAAAGTTCTAATAAGAGCAGAAGAAAGAGAATTGTTTAAGGTGCTTTATGATAAGAGTAAAGCTATATACAATAATAAATCATTCTATAAGTTTGAACTCAATAGAGATATAAAGGTAGCTCTTAAGAGAAACCTTAAGGATAGATTACTAGATGCTTTTATGTTATGTGGAAAGACTTAAATATGAAAGAAAGAGCTGCTTTTATTAAAGTAGCAGTAGATAATGGAATATTAGATATTAATGATATAATAGGACATTATAATAAATTTGCAGAAGGAGGAGCATTAGGTGAACCTATTAAAAGTTATGCAGACTTTGCGAAAAAGTTATCTAAAGCTTGGGGAGGACAAGATATTACTAAAGATGATTATGATTATGAAAAGTACTATAATGATAATCCTGATGAGGCTTATGAACAACTTAGATTGATACAAATGGGTGAAGCTCCTCATTTTCCTGATGATGGTAAAAGTGGTATGTATAAAAAGCCATCTCATCCTACATATCCAGATTTAGGAGATAAATCATGGAGTGAAAATGATACAGTATTTAATATATCTGATAGACAAGTAGAAGGTGATACTGATAGAATACTTAATTATTTAGGTAGTGATTTGAAATATAATAGTGGTTCTACTAAAGTTAAATATAATGAAGGAATAGTATTACCTACATTAACTGTAACTCCTAATGCAAGATGGACAGAGTTAGTGCCTAATAAATATCATACAGGATGGGTGTATCCTGATAGTAAAGCAGCAGACCCTAATATTAAACCTTTTGAATACATAGTACCTAATACTTATGCTAAAGGAGGTAAGATAAATAAAGTAAATCCTAATGCAGTAAGAGCATTAAATTACTTTATGAATAAGGGTTTAACAAGAGAACAATCTGCTGGACTTGTAGGTAATTTAATGGCTGAAACTGGTATGAATATTAGAGCTGTAAATCCTTATAGTGGTGCTTATGGTATTGCACAATGGTTAGGTTCTAGAAAGACTGCGTTGTTTAATAAATATGGTAATAATCCTACATTAGACCAACAATTAGATTTTATATGGCATGAACTTAATTCTTCTCATTCAAGAGGATTAAGAATGCTTAAACAAAGTAATAATCCAAGTGATGCAGCAGCTAATGCTTTTGGTTATTATGAATTTAGTGCAGGTCCTCTGCAAGCAGTAAGAGCTATGAATGCAGCAGGAAAGAATACTAAATGGAAGAATCCTGATGGTACAATAAGACTTAATGAAGGTATAAAGAATGCTAATATATTATTAGGAATGAATCCTAACTATAATCCAGCATTTGATAGACCTCCTATTAGTAGTACTATTAATTTAAGTATTCCTGATAGACCTATTGAAATACCTCAATATAAAGTTAATCTAGCATTATTAGAAACTCCTAGACAAGATAATCAATTAGGTTTATTTGATACAGAGCCTATACAAGAACAACAAGAAGAACCAAGACAAAATACTCAAATAGCTACATTGATGAATATATTAGATAGTATAGGTAAACCATCAGAGAGAAGAAGAGAAAGTAATATTAACAATTATACAATACACATATAATGAATGGTTTTATATCAATTAAAGAGATACTAGATAATCTACTTGATAATCCATTACTTCAAGACTTATCACTTGAAAGAGTAGTTAATTATACAGTAGATTTTATTAGAAAAGTAGGAATGCCTAAAGCATACTTAGATAAAACTGTAGAGCTTAAAGTAGAAGAATTTAGAGCTTTATTACCATGTGATTTAATAAGTATAACACAAGTTAAAGATAAAAAGTATGATGTAGCATTAAGAGCTAATACTGATAATTTCTATCTATCTAATAAAGACTCTATGAATTTTACTTATAAAGTACAAGGTAGAGTAATATATACTGCTATGAAAGAAACTACAATAGAAGTAGCTTATAAAGCTATTCCTGTAGATTGTGATGGTTATCCTATGATAGTAGATAATAGTTCTTTTAAAGAAGCACTAGAACTGTACATTACTAAGAAGAGATATAAAGTATTATTTGATACTGGTAAGCTAAGAGGTGATGTATATAATACTACTTGTCAAGATTATTCATTTGCAGTAGGACAAGCTCAGACTAGTTTAATTATGCCTAGTATTGATGAAATGCAAAGCATTAGTAATATGTGGTGCTCTATATTAGATAGAAACAGTGAACATATTAATGGATTTAGTAATAATAGTTCTAAAGCAGTATTAAAGGTACAATGATAAAGCAAGATAATCATGCTTTTCAAGGAATGAAGAAAGATAGTCATCCTATTAGACAGGATGGTAAGTTTCTTTGGGAAGCACACAATATAAGATTTACAGCTCTTGAAGATAATACTTTGTTATCTATGACTAATGAGAAAGGTAATAAAAAGATAAATACAATAGGAGGTCATTATGTTGGACATTGTGTTGTAGGTAATTATCTTGTTGTCTTTACTTATGTAAGAGCTGGTTTGAATTATATATATAGACTAGAAAAGAGAGGAAATCTCTATAATCTAGTTAAACTATATGAGGGAGACCTTAATATGGTAACTGAAAATCCTGCTCAAACAATAGGTGTCTATGAGAATGATTTAGTTCAAAAAGTATATTGGGTAGATGGTAAAAATCAACCTAGAGTCATTAATATTGTAGCTGATAAGTTATTAGGAATAACTATTAGTAGTAGTACTTATGCTACAATATATCCTAAAGGTTGCTTTGATTTTATAAGAGAATTAGCTCTTGAAGAAGATGTAGAAGTAGAAAGAACTGAGGGTATAGGACAATTTCCTACTGGCACTATTCAATATGCTTTCTCTTACTATAATAAATATAGTCAAGAGAGTAATATATTCTATACTACAGGTCTTTATAATACTTCTCCTATTGATAGAGGCGGTAGTCCTGAGGAAGTACAGAAGAACTCTTTTAATATTACTATAAAGAATGTAGAGACTAAGTTTCAATACATAAGAGTTTATTCTATCCAAAGAACCACATTAAATACTACTCCTATAGTTAAAGTAGTTACTGATTTAACTATTAATAGTAATGTAGTATCATTTACTGATGATGGAATGATAGGTTATAATATAGACCCTACTAGATTATTATATATAGGAGGAGAGTCTATTATAGCTAATACTATTACATCAAAAGATAATACTTTGTTCTTAGGTAATATTAAATTAAATAGATTAAGTATTCCCTCTGGATTAAAAACTTCTTTAAAAGAAGCTTATAAGAATAGAGTAAATATTACCACTAGAGAAATTACTATTAATTATTCTGATGAGTTAAATTATCATTATGATAATCAGTTAAAGTTAGAGGATTATACATCTTTTAAAGGAGGTGAAACTTATAGACTTGGTGTACAATTTCAACATAATACAGGTAAATGGTCAGAGCCTGTATGGTTAGGAGATTATGCTATAAGTAATAATTATAAACCTGTAATAGATACTAATTCACTAGTAGTAAATAAATTATTGTTTAATCTAACTCCTACAGAAATAAGTACTTTAGGTAAGTTAGGCTATAAGAAAGCTAGGGCAATGATAGTGTTGCCTACTATTAATGATAGAGATATATTAGCACAAGGTGTTGTATGTCCTACTGTATTCTCTATTAAAGATAGACTGAATAATACCCCATTTGCACAATCTTCATGGTTCTTTAGACCTATGTCTGAATTATGGAAGAATGATATATTTATTGATAAAGGAGCCATTGTAGAGTTTGCACATTTAAAACCTTTAATAGGTTATAATAACAGAGGTGCAGAGATTCAAAGTATGGTATATAAGAAGTTTAATGAGGCTAATACAGAAGCTAAAAGTAATCCTGCAACAGACCTTAATACCTTCTTTGTTGACCAATCAATATTAACATTTCATTCTCCTGATATAGAGTTTGATGAATCCACTAAGATTGAATTAAATAATACTGAATGCTTATTTAATATAGTAGGTTTAGTACCTATTGCATCAAATGCTGGTGATATTAATATTCAGACATCTTCTCCTGCTCCAGGTATTAATGATGTAGGTTTCTATCACAAACAATTAATATCTAGTGAATATTCTAATAGAATATTAGCATCTGGATTGTTTTATAGAAGCCATTATATTGGTAATAAATACACTGTTACTGGTGGTGATAATGCTGATAAAGAATTATCATGGATGGTATATCCTTGGCATAGAACAGGTTCTCTTAATAATGATGCTACTAGACCTGCTGATAAAGGAGCTAGAACAGCAGTATTAAAAAGAAAAGTAATATCTAACCTAAGATTCTCTTATGATACTAAATGGCTTCAAGATAATAGTTGGCATTCCTTTGATACTACTGGTAATAAGAATGGTATTACTAAAGTTAATGTCTTTGATAGTAATGAAGTATCATTGATTAAAATAGATAATTATGATAGTAATAAAACAGAGAAGCTTAATTATTATGGTAATGTAGATTCTTTAATTACTACTAGAACTAAATATCCTTTCTTAGCAGTATTAAATACTAGAAAGCCAACAACTGGTGGTAAAGATTATGACCCATTTGTAGAACCTAAATTACATCAATTAGATGTAGATAGTTTAGGTAGTACTTTAGATACTAATTTAGCCTTTTCTAAAGACCCTGTAAGAATGAAGTATAAATCTTCACCTCATGCAGTGTTTGCTTTTAAGAAATGTGAAGATGGTAGTCAGTTAGTATTACCTAAGTTAGTAAAGAATATCAATCAAGGAGCATTACTTACCTCTGCACCATTTTGGGAAGATAATACAGACTTATCAAACTATACAGAACTTAGAGCATTATTGTTGTGGGTACCAGCAGGTAGTACAGAAGCTCAAACAGAAAGTATTGTAATAGCAGTACTTAATACTAGTTATAGTGATGATAAAGTAGGCACTGTAGCAGCATCCATATGCTCTATGTATCCTACAAATACTGAATATGCTGATTTGTATATTAAAACTGCTGAAGGTAGTGCTTGGCAGAAATATAACTTTAGAGATTATGATTTAAGTAATATCTATAAGTTTCAAGATACTTATTATAAAACAATTTATGTTAATCAAAAAGTAGGGTATGTACTTAAAAAGATATTAGTTCAAGCTACAAAAGATTATCTACAAGAGACTATTAATACTACAATACCTTATACACTTGATTCTTTCTTATATATAGGAGAGTTAGTAAGAGCTACACCTAATCCTAATAAGTTTGGAGGGACTACTGATGAAGCATTGAGAAGTAATCAATGGATTCCAGCAGGTAAAGCAGTACCATTAGGTGTAATTATAGAGTTTACTAGAGGTGATACTTATTATCAAAGATATGATTGCTTAAAGACTTATTCTTTTACTAATGAAGATGAGAATAGTATTATAGATATAGCATCTTTTATGTGTGAAACTAGAGTTAATATAGATGGTAGATATGATAAGAATAGAGGATTATATAGTAATTTAAATGTATCTCCTAGTAACTTCAATCTACTTAATAATGTTTACTCACAGAAAGATAATTTCTTTAATTATAGAATAATGGATGATTTGTTTTATAAAGAAATAAATTATCCTACACAAGTTCTATGGTCATTAGAAAAGAAGAGCCTAGAAAGTATTGATACTTGGACTAATGTTACACTAGCTAATTCCTTAGAGTTAGATGGTAATAATGGTAAACTCACATCATTAAATACTTTCAATGAAAATCTTGTAGCATTTCAAGATAAAGCTATTAATTATATACTATTTAATAGTAGAGTACAAATAAATGCTTCTGATGGTATTCCTATTGAAGTTACTAATAGTGATAAAGTTGATGGCAGTAGAGTTATAAGTAATACTATAGGATGTCAAGATAAGAATGCTATTACTAAATCTCCATTAGGTCTATACTTTATTGATAGTATTACAGATTCATTCTATTTATTCAATGGAGAATTAAAGGATATTGGTACTACATTAGGTAATAATTGGTGGTTAAAGAAGTTTCATTCTAATAATCCTTGGTATATTACAAGTAATGAAGGCATTAGATTAAGTTATGACCCTGTTAAGAAAGATGTATATCTAACTCCTGTTAATGACCCTAATGGAGAAGTATTATGTTATTCTGAACAATTAGGATGCTTTACTTCACTATTAAGTTATAATAGTGCAGTACTATTATCTTTTAATGGTTCATTCTTATCACTATTAGATAATATTAATACTACTGAGTTATGGGAAAACTTTAAAGGAGATTATAACAGTTTCTATGGTAATATTAAATTGCCTAGCTTTACTTATATATCAAATGAAGATGCTTATTACACTAAGATATTTGATACTATAGAATATAAAGCTGATGTGTACATCAATAATACTTTAAGTAATACTAAAACTTTTGATTGGATAAAAGCTTATAATGAATATCAAGATTCAGGTATTAAGCATTTAAATCAATCTAGAAGAATACTTAAAGATAATTCATTGAGAAAGAAGTTTAGAGTATGGAGAGGTCAGATTCCTAGGCAGGGAAGAGAAAGAATGAGGAATCCTTGGACTGCTATTACTTTAGGATTTAATGAAGATAAAACAACTCCTAGTAATAATAACTTTAAGATGGTTCTTCATGATATTTCAACTAAGTATACTATATAATTTAATAGGGGTATAGGAGAAATCTTATATCCCTATTATTTTTATTATTAGTTATTTGTATATTTCATTTCTTTTATATAACTTTGCAAAATAAAATAGTAAGATATGAGTATTAAATTTAATAACAAAAGATATAATAAGTTATTAAGTTATAGGAATAATTACTTTGCATTAGGTGGTAATCCTTATAACTTTAATAATATGCAGAATCCTCTACAAGGATGGGTAGATTCTTATAGTGGAGGTTATCCTGTAGATAATGGTGATACTGATGATGCAATTAGTGCTTTAGCATCATCACTATATTCTCCTAAATTAAATTTTACTACACAAAAACAAGCTTATCATAACCCTACATTCTTTGATAAAGTGGGAACTTCTTTTAATGAAGGTAAACTAAATCCTCTTATTAATGCTGTTGGAAGTGCATCAAGTGGTCTAATTAGTGGAGGTTTATCAAGTGGTGTAGGTAGTGCTTTTAGTAGTTTAGGTAATATTGCTGCTGCTATTCCTGGTCCTTGGGGAGCAGTTGCTAGTGCTGGATTAAATGTAGTAGGAGGATTAACTAATCAATTATTTGGTTCTAAGATAAATGACGCCAATGTAAGAAAAGTAGAGAGTGATATTAGCAGATTAAATAGTTTTCAATCTGATGCTAGTAGTTTTGATACTTTAGCTGATACTTGGGGTAATACTAATTTAGGTTATAGCTTTAGTAATTCTTATATAGGTAGAGATGGTTTGTTTAGTTCCAAAGCTAAAAGAAAAGCTAATAAGCTTAGAAATCAATTACAGGCTGCTGCTAATTATGCAGAGAATGCTATGATAAATAATGCTGGTAATATAACACAAAATACTTTTAATAATCTAAATGCCAACTATGCTGCATTAGGAGGTTATTTAAATCACTTTGGTAATGGAGGAGTATTAAATAGTGAGTATCCTACAGGTCTTACATTTATTAATGAAGGAGGTTCACATGAGAGTAATCCTAATGAAGGTATTCAAATGGGTACTGCTCCTGATGGTAAGCCTAATTTAGTTGAAGAAGGAGAGTCTATTTATAATGATTATGTGTATAGTAATAGACTTAAAGTGCCTAATGATTTTAAAGAGAAATATAAGCTAAGAGGTAAAGATTTGACATTCTCTGATGCAGTAAAACAATTATCAAAGAGTACTTTAGAAAGACCTAATGATAGTATAAGTAAGAATACTTTAAATGATATTTTAAGTGAATTAGCAATGGTTCAAGAAAATATAAGAGAAACTCAAACTGGAAGACAGTATTCTTATGGTGGTGTGTTGGGACATCATTATAGTGGGGAAGGCTTAGGTAATCAAATATTAAGCATGAACAATAAAACTCCTAATATTACATTTGGTGTTGAAGGATTTAATCCTTATGATAGTGAAGGTAATATTGATTGGAATATAATGTATGGTAAAGATAGTCCATACATGAAGAGAAGACAATATGTTCTAGATAATTGGAATAGTCCTAAAGTTCAACAATGGTTAAATAAATATGTTGCTGGTATTAATGAGTATAATAAGAATAGAGAAGGTTATACTCCAATGAGTACTAATGATATTACTAGAGATATATTTGAAAAGAGAACCTTTGATAAATTATGGGGAGGAATGCACGCTGGTATTGATTATGCTGGAGACCCTAATATACAAGAGAAGACTAGATATTTCCTTAGGAGTAAAGATAAAGATGGTAATATAGTAGTTAATCCTTGGGATGTAACTCCTTGGGAAGGATTTAATACAGAAGGTAAACAATTCTCTGATTTATATCCTGGATATACTCTTGCAGGCAAACAAAAGAGAGAGCAAGAAGGAGATACTGTATATACTGATATTTATTATAATGCTCCTGGAGAACAAAAAGATAAAGTTAATCCTCAAGATATAGAGTTATCTGATGAAAGTCTTAGATTTGTTCCAGCTTATGGTTTAGGACTTACTGCATTAACTGATGCTCTAGGATTAACTAATAAGCCAGATTATTCAGATGCTGATGCTATAGAAGCAGTATCAAGGAGTGGTAATTATAAGCCTGTAGCATATAGTCCTGTGGGCAATAGATTAACTTATAATCCTTATGATATTAACTTCTATACTAATAAACTTAATGCTCAATCTGCTGCTACAAGAAGAGCTATTGAAGAGCAAGGAGCTGGTAGTGGTAGAACTATAGCAGGTATATTAGCTGCTGACTATGCTGCACAAGATAAATTGGGTGAAGCTTATAGAAATGCACTATTATATAACAATGAAGAAAGACAGAAAGTAGAAGATTTTAATAGCAGAATTAATGCTCAAAATGCACAAGGAATGTTACAAGCTGATACAACTAATGCTCAATCTGCTGCTGCATTAAGAAAAGTTGCATTAAATGGTATATTAAGTGGTGCTGAAATGAGACAAAGAGCTAAATTAACTGCTGACCAAGCAAAATCTGCTAATCTTTCTGGATTACTTAATACTCTAGGAGATATTGGTTATGAAAATAAATCAATGAACATGATAAGAGGTTTATATGCTTCAGGAGCTTTAGGTCCTATGACAGATAAAGTTGCTGAAATGTTTGATATAATTAAACCTAATGTGAAGAAAAAGAAATCAATTTTAGGTCTTTTTAATATATAAGATATGCCATTAGTAATAGATAGTAAATTTAGACCATTTTCTTTTGAAGAGCTTATTAGACCACTACAAATGTATAAAGAATCTTATGATAAAGTAGAGGCTGATTATTCTAATTTAGCTGCTCAAACAGAACAATGGAAAGATATAGCAAATCAAACACAAAGTCCTGAGGCTTATGCTATGTATAGTAAATATGCCAATGACTTAAATAATATAGTAGAAGACTTTAGCAGAGGAATGACCATGCAAAATAGAGGTCAACTTGGTGTTATTAGAAGAAGATATGCAAGTGAAATTATACCTATTGCTAAAGCTGCTACAAGAAAGAGAGAATTAGAGGATGAGCAAAGAAAACTAATGCTTCAAGACCCTACTAGAATATGGCAAAGGAATGCTAGTGAAATGAGTATAGATGAACTACTTAAAAATCCTAGTGCTACTTATGGTCAGAGTTATAGTGGTCAAGCTTTAATGGCTCAATCATCTACTATTGCACAAAACTTAGCTAGAGGAATGCTAGATTATGGTTTAGGTAAACCTATAGATGAATATACTAATACTTTTATTCAAAGGTATGGTCTTAAACCATCAGATATTCAAGATTACTTAGCAGGTAAACCTACTGCTACTAGTGCTATGTTACAAAGAATACATGACCAAGTACTTCACTCTAGTGGTATTAATACTTGGAATAATAAAGAAGCTACTGCAAAAGCTACAGAGTTTATTAATCAAGGTATATGGTCTGCAATAGGTCAAGCTAGTGTACAAGCTATGGAGAATTATGGTACTAGAAAAGCTTTAGATTTTAAAATGCAAAAAGATTTAATGGATTATCAGAAATCATTAGAGACACCTGAGACACCTCCTGATGATTCTTTATTACCTATTGACCCTAGAGATATATTCACACCTTCTGAACAGACAGAAATAGATAGAAATATTAAACAATATAGTAAATATTTCTATACTAAAAATGGTAAAACATATTTAAATCAAGCAGGACTAAATGCATATAATGATATGGTTGGTACTGTTAGTGGAGTAGGCCCTGGTGGTATGCCAATTGTAACAAGAAAAACAGAACATTCAGATTTCTATAAATTCTTAAATAGTATAGGTGCAGGTAAGTATATTATAAGAGGTAAACAAGCTGGCCCTGGTAGAATAGGTAATCTATGGAATCAATATATAAATAGTGGTAATAAAGCAGGTGATGCTATGAGATACAAAGAGTATAACTATAAAATAGCTAAAGAAGACCAAGATGATTTTATGCAAAGTATATCTTCTAATACTAGAGGTAATAGTTATGATATAGTAGAATTCAATGCAGATAAAGGAACTCCTTCATTCAAGAGTGCTGGTACTATAAGTAAAGAGGATATAGTTGATGGTAAATTTGTACCTACTGATGTTAGAGGTAGTGCTTATGGTCTATCAATAATATTAAGTAATGGTAAGCAAAATATTAGAATTAGAATGCCTAAAGCTTTACAACAAAAGAACCAAGAAGATGCTATAAGTGCTTATCAAAGTTCAGCACAATTTGCAGCAATAGCACAGAAAGCTAAGAAAGCACTTAATGTTCAAAATATTGAGGTAGCAATAGAAGCTTATAGAAGTGGTATATTATATGGGAAGAAGTTAACTGAAAGACAAAAAGAACTTATTAGACAATGGGCAGATGCAGAACAACAATATAAAGAGCATGTTCAGAATGGGCAGTTCTTATTGTCACAACTTAATGCAGCTAATAAAACAAAACCAACAGAATATAATGTTATAGGAAGGTAATTATGAGCAAAGAGAAAGAACAAAAGCCTTATGATATTACAGAGTCAGGGCCTAAATCATATAGGGAATTACAGAGACAAAATGCAACAATGCTATCAGGTATAGATGCTCCTACAGATAAAGAGTATTTATATAATAGAAGTCGTGCTAATGCTTATAAATCTAAATCATTATATAATGCAGCGGAGGCAGCACCTACAAGGGTGCAGTCTCCCTTGTATGATACTCATACTCCATTAGGGCAAAGTGCTTATGACAAAAGTGAGTATGATATAGATGAATTTACTGAAGCAGGTTATATAAGAGGTGGAAATCAACCTTGGATAATGCAAGCTATCAATGGTACTACTAAAGCTGCTGTACTTGCTGGTACTACTGCTGCAGAAGGTATTATTGGAGGTATTTGGGGACTTGGTTCTGCTATATATCATAAAGACTTTGATAATTTTTGGGATAATGATTTCTCAAAAACAATGAAGTTAATTAATGAAGCATCAGAAGAATGGATGCCTAATTACTATACTAAAGAAGAGCAAGAGAATCCTTGGTACACTAATATATTTACTCCTAACTTTATATTTGATAAAGTAGTTAAGAATATAGGTTTTACTATAGGTGCTGCTTATGCAGGTGGTGTTTATGCTCAAACTATTGGAGGTATCTTTAGAGGTCTTGGTGCTATGAAGGCTTGGCTTGGTACAGGAAGGTCACTTAAGCAAGCATTAGAACTTGGTAAGAGAGCAATGGATATGAGTTCAGCAGCTAGACACACTAAATCATTAGTAGGTTCTATAATGAGTGCTGTTGGTGAAGGTACTATAGAAGCAGTAAATAATTCTGATGATTATGCTAATGCAGAAAGAAAGAAGTATGATGCTTTATCTGCTGAGGATATAGGTAAAGCCTATGATAAGTTTGCAATGGAAGGTGGAGTATTTGATGCCAATGGTAATCCTGTATTAGATAATACCCCTAAATCACTTCAATTACAAGTAGACCTTAAGAAAATAGCAGATGCTAAACAAGCTGCTTATGATGCTATAGAAGAATCTAGAAAGGAAGTTGGTACTAAGGATTTGATTGCCAATATACCTATCTTAACATACGGTAATTGGTACACTTTTGGTAAGATGTTTGCTGGTGGCTGGAAAGGTGCTAAGAGGGTAAAAGGTATTAGAACTAGAGCTACAAAAGAAGCAATGGATGCTGCTAAAAAAGAAGGTAAAGATGCAGTAAAAAGATTGCATGATGTAGTAAAGAAAGCTAAAAAAACAGGTTATCAAGGACTAACTGCTGAGGAAAAAGCATTAGTAGAAGAAACTAAATCTTATACATTGGGTGATAAATCTTATGCTACTTTAAAGGCTCTTGGAGAACCTTTAAAAGAAGGCTTAGAAGAGATGAACCAATCAGTAGCTGCTAAGATTCCATCTAATTATTATGGCTCTAGAATAGATGCTATTTATGATGCTAAGATGGATAGAGAATCTACAGAACAAGTAGTAGATTGGTGGAAAGCTATAACACAAGGTTTTAAAGATATTTATGGTGATGTTGATAACTATGAAGAAGGCTTTATAGGTGCTTTAACAGGAATGTTTGGTTCTCCTACATTTGGTAAAACAAACAATAGTACTAGTGAAACTTATATAGGTAGAAGTAAGTGGATTGGTATGTCAGGAGGTGTAGTACCTCAATGGAGAAATGCTATTAAAGATAGAGAACATGAAAGAGAAGTAGTAGAGCATGTTAATAATATTCTCAAAAGTGGTAACTTAGAAAGAGGAGTAAAACATTTAATAGCACAAACTTTCTTCGATAATAAGCAAAGAGTAGCAGTTATTAAAGATGATAAAAAAGAGTATAAAGACTCTGAACTAGCTTCAATGTTTGAGAATATTATGTATCTTAGAGAAGCTAATAAATTGGACTTACTTAAAAGGGCTATTGCTAATATAGATGGCTATACTGAGGAAGATGCTAAAAAGATATTAGAAACTACTAAGAAAGAAATAAGTATTGATGGTAAGAATATTGAAGAACTAGTTAAAAGAAGAGATGGTTTAACTGCTAAGTATGAAGAAGAGTTAGAAGCTTATAATAAAGATAAGGAAAGTACAAGACAGTTTGAAGAATCTATGGATGCTAGTGACCCTAATCAAGTTGCTAAATTACAACAAGCTAAAGACCTTCAAGCAAAGAGAGAAGAATATTTAAATAGTATTCTTGATGATATAGAGAAAGTGTCTAAAGAAGTTAAAGACTCTAACTCTCATACGGAATCTGGTTATCTTGATGAAGATGGCAATTTAATGTCTCCTGAAGAAGTACTTAAAGATTTAAATGAAAGAAAGGAAAAGTATAAAACAATTATAGATTATGTAGCAAATACTATTAAAGATATTGATAATGCTACAGGAGAAGCTTTATCTAATGAACAATTAAGTACACTAGTTTGGTATAAAACTATGATGAAGGATTGGCGAGATAGAGCTAATAGTATGGGTATTTCATTAGATAGATTAATAGGTAGTATTGTTAATAATCCTGAATTACAAGCATCTTTACAAGCACTTGATGATAGGCTTGAAGGTATTGATGAATCTAAACTAACTAGTCTAGAGCAAATAGTATTTGGTGGTCAATTAAGAAATAGAAAACTATTAAAAAACTATTTAGCTAGTGCTAAAAGTATAATGGATTTATTCCAAAAAATTAATGAACATTCAGAAGATGCTGGATTAGCTTTAGCAAGAGCTTTAAATGATGATACAGAAATTACAATAGGTGAAGGTAAGAATGCTAAGAAAGTAAAGAATGGAGACCATATATTTGATGCTCTTATTTCTATTATAGGAGCTAATAAAACATTTACTGAGGATGAAAAAATGGCTTTTAATAAGAATCTTACTGATTTAAAGAGAATAGGTAATGATTATAATACTTATATGAAGCTATTAACTGAATACACTAAAAATCCTGGTAATATAGATAAAGCACATGAAGCTTCTACTAATAGAGCAACAAGAGAAGCTAATCAAAACAAAAGAAAAAAGACTACTAATAGTGTTAGATTTGATGGTAAGACAGGAGAATTAGCTGTTGATTTAAAAAATCAAAAAGACTCTTTAGAAGAAATAGGTTATGATGAATGGAAAAAATCTTTATCAGACGAAGAAGGAGCTAAAGTAGATAAAGCTGAGAAGCTTATAGATGCTGTAGATAGTTTAAATGAAATGGTCGATGGACAAATAGATGATAAAACATTAAATGAAATAGCACATGCTATGATTAATGATGGTATAGAACTTTCTGATGACATTAACGAACTATTGAGGCATGTTGAAGCTAAAGAGGATGCTGAAACTCTTAGAAAAGTTATAGAAGCATCTTCATCAGACCCTGAAAATGATTTTGGAAATGTAGAAGAAGTTGAAAGATTAGAAGCACAATATAGAGAGTTTTGGGATGACCACATAGATGAAGCTTTAAGATATTTAGATGCTAAAGAAAAAGCTAGTGAAGGAGACCAATCAAAAGAAGTTGAAGAAATGGAAGCTTCTAGAGCTAAAGAAGATGATTTAAGTGAAGGCCCTAATGATGAAAATAATGAGGGAGTAGATAATGGAATAGATAAATCTAAATCTAAATCTAAAAAAAGAGGTCAAACTTTAGCAGATAGAAGAAAAGCACACAAAAGAAATAGTAAGAAAAGTTCTGATACTACAGTTGATAAAACTTCTAATACTGTAGAGCAAGACCAAACAGAAGTAAAGAAACAAGCTGAAAGTAGAACTATTAATGAAAAAAGAAGCAGAAGACTAGAAGAAAGAAGGAAGAGAAACTATACTACTGCATATAGTAATAGGCCTCAGATTAGTGAGTATTTTATGTTTGGTAATGACCTACAAACTTACTTACAATATATAACAGACCATCCTGATAAAATACCAAAAGCTCCTAAAGGTACTAGCCAAGAAGAGTTTAATAAAGCTTATATTCAATATATAAAAGCAGTACATCAATATCTTAAAGATAATGGTGCTTTTGATTATGTTAAAAGTAAATTAAAGGCTGGACAAGAGCTTATATTTACTGTAGATGATGAACTTAGTAAGAATGCTGGAGTACCTATAGTAGTAATTAAAGCTAAGACTGAGAATGGTGACTATGTTGTAGTAGGAACTATGAAGAGTGAATTAGACTTTAATTCTATTAACTCTAGAACTAAGAAATCTTATGGTGAAACAGATGTAGAACAAAAGAAATTATATGAAGAAGTACTAGAAAAATATAAAGAATATAAGGAAAATAAAGAAGAAGGAGAGTTTATAGGTGCTACTACTACAGTAGATAAACTTATGGGAGGTGACATAGCCTTTTCTACTGTTAATGAACATTCAGTAAGTGATATATTTGAAAATACTGGTTCTCCTATAATATTCGGTGTAGTTGATTCTAGTGGTAATATTAATACAGGTAATACAGAATATAATAATAGAATACTTCAAGTAGATATTAGTAATGCTAAACCTGGTCAAGTGTATCTATTGATACCTTCAAATAATGGTAGTTTAGTTCCTGCATTATGTTATGGTACTAATCTTGAAGATTTGATGAATAATGATAATGATTGGTATGTTAATGACCTCATAAGAATTATACAATCTTTAACTCAGCCTACTAAGCTTGGGTCTTTAAAGAATGAATTAGCTAAAGCTTTAGGATATAGTACTCAAACTATTCATATTAATTATGGGTATGATGATGGTAATTTTAAATCAACTAATGATTTAAATGAAGCTGATAGAATACGTATTTCTGTAGTGAATAGAGCTAGAAAAACAGTAATAAGAACTATAACTTTAAATGAAAATAAAGAAATAACAAGAGAAAAAGCTAAAACACTTATTAATTCTTTAATAGAAGATAGTAGTACAGAAGGCTATACTTTAACAGTGAACTTAGATACTACTAAAAGAAATAATAAAGAATATTTAAATAATATAGCTCAATACTATTATACTAATGTAGTAAAAGGTGAAACACATACTATTAATGATTGGTTTACATATAATAGTATTAATAAAACAAATAAAGTTGAAAAACCTGTTACTCCTTCACCTAAAGAAACAACACCTACTGGAGCACCAAAATCAACTGTTACTAAAGTTATAAATGGTGTTACTTATACTATTAGAGATGGTGATGTTTATGATGAGAATGATAATAGATTGAGTAAAGAAGAAGCTGATAAAGTCCTAGGTAAGACTGAGGAAAGAAAACCTAAAGAAGAAAAGAAAGAAGAGGAAGAACCTAAAGAAGAAAAGAAACCTAGAAGTAGAAGAAAGAGAAAAGGTAGAGAAAGTGTTAGTCTTTTAAATATACCTAAAGAAGAAGAGGACAAAGGAGAATCTAAAGAAAATGCACAAGAAGAAATGCCTAAAGAAGATACTACACAGGAAGAACCCAAAGAAGAACCTAAAGAGAAAGAAGAAGAAAAGAAAGAAGATGATAAGAATGATGATGGAGGAACTCCTACAAATACTTCTGAACTAGGTGAAGACAGAGCTAAAACTACTAGAGCTAAGCAAAGAAATAATAGAAGAAGAAGGCCTAGAGCATCTAGTGAAGAATCTACAGAGACTAAAGCAGAACCTAAAGAAACTACTAAAAAAACTTTAAGAGAAAAGACTATAGATAAAGCTGTACAAATATTCCCTGATGCTGATAAAAGTAGATTAGAGAATATTGTGAATAAGATATTTGATTCTGTTGAAAATAACAAAGGGGCTATGGGACTTATTAAAGACATTAGCAATGTTGTTAAATTCTTAAAGAGATTATATGACCCTGTAGCAGGATTTACTGTAAGGCATTATAATAACTTCTTAGAATCTATATTTACTCCTTCTGAGATAAAAGAAATAGATGCAGCTGCTAAAGATGAGTATGGTTTAAGTGATGATTATTCATTAAGAACTGTTCAAAAAGTAGAAGCTATAATGAATTCTTTAAAAGAATATATGGATGGTTATAATAGAGTTAAATCTAAACGTCTATTAAACGCTTTTAAAGTAATAAAGAATATAGTAGATACTGTAGGAAAGAATATAATTCTAATGAACAATTTCCTTAATAGAACTATGATTAATGCAGGATTTATAATGGATAATAGAAGTCTACAAGATAGAGCTATTGAAAATTCTTTAAGAATTAAATATGCTTTTAAGAATCTTAGTAAAGAACTTAAAGATGTACTATCTGCAAGAGGCATTTCAGAGCAAGTTTATTCAGCTTTAAGTCCATATCAACAAATGGCATATTTAAGATGCTAAGTGTGATAAAAAAATAGGCAAGAGGATTAATTTCCTCTTGCCTTTTTTATTATTGATTATAGAATTGTTGAGCTTTCTCAGGGTCGAAAGTTCTCTTAATATTTCTATACCACAATGTTGCAGGACTTCTCATGAATGCTCTATATCCACTAGAATGTCCTTTATATTCACCATTCTCTATTTCATCATACCAATTAGGTACCCATAAACAGGTTTGTAAATTAGCAATATCTGACCAAATAGAGGTATTAGCTACAGGTGATTTAACTAACTTAATACCCTCTGTGAGCATGAATGGAGAAGGAACCAAAGCAGCTAACTCTGTCTTCTCTCTAGCTGCCCAATAATTAAGTATTTTCATTGCCCAGTTTCTATCTTTATCTTTAGATTCACCAAGCAGTGCAACAGTAGCAGCAACAATTATAAATTGACCAAATTCAGTTGCAGCTCTTCTGCAATTTCTTTGTTGCCAATCATCTAGTTCATCCCATACCTGCATAAGTCGTTTATTACCAGTTAATACTTCATTATATAGTTGTTTACCAAAACTCCAAGTAGTTCTATAGTAACCTTCAACTGTACCACCTTTCTTTAGATTAGATGTTTTAGTGCCAAATCTATATCTAAATTGAGAAGGAATCCAATCTCTGTACTGCATTAAGAATCTACCCCATATAACTTGTCTTGCTGCAATAGCACTTTCAGGGTCATAAACACCAAATAAATGATGATTTACATACTTCATTAAGTTTGTTATTCTACTAACATCATTTCTAGTGAAAGCACTTCCATCAAGATTAGTTACACCTTCTTTAACTACTAATTTATATCCTAGTTCAGGCCTTCCTTCAATTACAGGAACTCTAATTAAAGCATCTTTTAAACTTATTTCTTTACCATCCTTATCTAGTAATTTGGTTCTAATTGCAATACCTAAAGCTACTCTATTATATAGCCAATGGTCTCCCATAGTTTGACATATAAATTGCATTCCAGGGCCAAATACTCTAGTTATAATAGTCTTATTTAACCAATCTTTATGTTTAACTTTAGCACTGTAATTTTGCTGTACATCAAACATTTCATCAAATAAAGACAACCAACTATCTTGTACTCTTTGACCTATATCTCCTACATAATCCTTCAATAAACCAACATAAGTAGCATCAGCTTTAGCTAATTCACTAGCATTAAAAAATTCTCCTGCTGCTGCTTCAACATTCATCATTGCAACACCAGTACTAACATTAGCTAGACCAGCTAAAACATTAACACCTAATTGTACAGCAGAACCTAATCTAAGCATAAAACTCATGCCTTTATTGACATCAACACCTCCTATTTCACCACTATCTTTTAAGTATCTTTGATATATTTTAGATTCAAAGAATTGGTCTAAAGTCTTTTTAAAGTTAGACTGATTAACATCTATTGTAAGAGGAGATTCAGTAGTTCTACCTCCAGCGTGCCATCTTTCCATTAATTGTCTACCACCTTTAGTAGCTTGAATGATTCTGCCTTTACCATTTACATTATAAGCTAACCATCTACCTATCTCTAAAGGACTTAATACTTCTGACATAGCTTTATAGTTATAGCTCATTTCAGCATAAGCACATAATGTGCTTATAACATCAGTAGATAAATCAGAGCAATCCATATTAGGATTTTCATTTATATAATATGTAGGTAGCTTTAATATTTCTTCTCCATTAAAACCTTTAATACCTTTAGTATATACTATATCATCATCATAGCTTCTTACAAATTGAGATTTAAGTTCTTTACCAAAAGTTTTAAAATCTCCTTTTAATAAGGCATCTTTAGTTCTTTCTATCATTCCCTTTCTAATTTTTATAGTAGAGAATAATGTAGTAGCTTTAGGTCCTAAATTAGCATCTAATTCATCCTTTAGTTCCATCCATCTATCATAAAATTCTTTCTGAGCATCACTAAATGAATTATATTTAGAAGGATATTTCTCATAGCTAGGAATATAATGTTTAAAACCATTCTCTTCAACTACAAGCCTACTATTATCTTTAATCCATTGTTTAATAGCAGCATTTTTTTCTTTATATTCTTCACTATTAAATGCAGGATATTTACCATACTTAGCATCTAAAGTTTTAGCAAATGCTTTTTTTGCAGATTCATAGGCTGACTTATCATAAGCTACATTAACATCACCTTGCATTTCAACTCCTACATAATGCTTCTTATCATCTTCAAACATAAAGTCGTAATTAGTAATACCTTTAGCTTCAAACTCTTTAGCTAAGGCCATAATTCTTTGACTCATATCAATAGTATTTTGATTCTTCTCAACTATCTGTCTACTATATACTTTATCAAATATTTGAAGTAAAGCATCAGGATTATCTGCCATAGTACTAAACCATTGCTGCATTAAACTAACATCTCTATTAGAGTGCTTTAGAATAGTTTCTAGAGTAGTTTTAACCATCTCACCATTCTTATTTTTAACTTCAATGGTTTCTCCTACAAAAGGTTTTAAAAATTCTACAAAGCTACTTAAAGCTTCACTAGAGAATCTACTCATAAAAGCAGAATATAAATCATCTACAGTATGTAGAGTGTCTAATGTATGTTTAATAGCATCTCCTAAGCCATTAGTATTATCACCACTTAATCCAGCATATTCTACATCTACACTAGTTTCTTCAATAGGTAGTAGTTCATCTAATTTAGGACTAGCATCTCTAAATTCTTCATTATCTAGATATAATTGATTATTTTTTCCTTCTGTATATTTAGCAGTACCTTTATCTTTAGCAGTAGTAGCTCCTGCTGGAGTAGGATAGCTTACTTTAATAGGTATTACATTAAGTTCTTTAACATTTATACCATATTTATCTTCGAGTAATTGCTTATATAAAGATAATTGTTTAGCATACTTCTTTTTAGTAGCTTGTTTGATTTTAGAGCGATGGGTCTTCATATCATAAATATACCAATTACCATCTTTATCATAACCTACTAAATCTAAAGTACCTACAACAGTTACTTTATGTATCTTACCTTTACCATCTACTGTTTCTATATGACCATCTACAGTTACATCTCTAGGTATAATGGTAATACCTTTAGCATCAAACTTATCTTTAAGTTCTTTTAATTGCTCTCTAAACTTAATTAAATCTTTACCATTAGCATTAGGATATAACTTCTCTAATTCCTTATCAGTTTTATCATCTATCTTACCTGCAAAGAAGTCTCTAACAAAATTATCTACACCAGTTCCTATATTAGTAGAAGGCATCACCCAAGGACTATTTTCATCAAAGATTTCACCATCTTCTGTATATTGAATAATATCAGTTACTCTCTTTGCTTTAGCTCCTGTTTCAGTATTTATATAGTATTTATTATCTTTTGATAATTGCCATTTAGAACTATTAGCAGTGATTACTTGTGCTATTTCATCAACATTTAAATTAGATGTATTAATAGATTCACTAACTTCATTCTCAAACTCTTGTAGAGTATTTTCTAAATCTCCTATTACAAACTTTTGATTAGCTATCTGTTCATCATTTAGATATTCAGAAGTCATTAATTCTTTAAGTTTAGATATAGTAGGAGCAAATGCCATAGCAGTATATAGACAGTTCTGATATACTACAAACTTATCTTTAGTGCTAAGACCTTCTACATTTTGTAAACTTCTTATAATAGCTCTAAGTTCTTTAACTGATAATGATAATACATTAGCTATAGCAGCAACAGTTTCTTCTGTTTTTACACCTTCATTTACAGCTCTCTTCACACTATCATAGAACTCCCATGCCTGTGCTTTTTGTGAGGTATCTTCACCTTCTCTAAGTTTATCCAAGTTAGTTCTTAATGCACTTACTTTACTAAAGTTTTTATAAACTTCTTTAAGTGCCTCTGTTTGTATTTTTGCTTTCTCACTTAAAGCATTAAATATTTTATTAGATTTAGTAGCTTCAATTTGCTTTTTAGTTAGTTTAGTCTTACCACTAACAATGCCTTCTGCTAACTTTGATAAATCTTTATTAATGTTATCAATATTATTTTGTAAAGTAGAAGGATTATATCCTTTAAATAAATTAACTAGCTTATTGATAAATCTTTTAATCAATGATTGCTTTACAGGCTTCTTTTCTTCTAGATTTAAAAAAGCATTTCTTAGTGCTTTACCCACTGCTTCTTCTGCAATTAAAGCAGTATCTCCATCATAGAAATCACTAATGGTATCATACTCTTCACCTAATATTTCTCTAGCATTATCTTCATTAGAAAAATGATTGATAGCTCTAAGTATCAAAGGGTCTTGTCTAAAAATGCCTACTATTAAATGTGAAAATTCCTCAGAAATAGCTTTATAACCTTCCATATTATTAGCTACTCTAATAAGATTTACAAAGTGTTCTCCAATAGCTTTAGCATTATTAAAGTCAGTAACACCTACTCTACCAATACCTTTCTCTATACTCATTAAAGAACTTAATGTAACACCTACAGAAGATAACATATCAGTAATAGCTTCATTAAGCTTTAATATACTAGATTGAGTATTAGCTACTTCTCTATTAGCTGCATTATTTTCAACTATTCTAATAGTTAAGTTATCTTCATTGTCATAATCTACTATAGCTATATTATAACTATGTTCTTTATTATATTCAGCAGCTTTATTAATAAGATTCTTAGTATTCTCAATAGTATCTTCTACATGAGGTTGAATTTTATTTTCTGCTTCAATAATAGTTTTTTCTGTAAAGTAATCTCTAACAAGTTTGTTTTTCATTATACTATCAAAAGTAGGAATACCATCTTTATCTAGTACTAAAGAATCTTTAAACTCATTGATAAACTTCTTTCTAGAAATTATATTAAAGATATGGGCAGATTTCTCATACCCATATCTTTTTTTCATTTCTAAGAAAGTGTCTTTGCCATGTTTAGGCATATAAACACAACTCTTAGCCATTTTTTTCGCACATTTTATTTTCTGAGTTTTCTGTAGGACCTTGATAATCATCAATAGTACCCTCAGGAGCTTCATCAGGAGTTTTCATATTTTGTTTTTCTAATTCTTCAACCTCTCTACTTTGGTCAACAAGGTCTTCTCTTTCCATTCTATCTATTGCAGGGTCTTCACTAGCAAGGTCTTCTGCATCTTCTCCTGGATATTCAAAAGCTTTATCATCATTATCCATTTCATCAACTTCCTTAGGAACAGATTTCTCTACATCATCTAGTTCAGCTTGAGACAAAGCATCTTCAACATCATCATCTATTGTAGATTCTGCCTTTTGAAGTTTTTCATCTTCTTTAGTCTTCTTATTTTTCTTTGTCTCTTTTTCTTTTAAGATATTGTTAACCTCTGATGGGTCTCCATAATCCTTCATCTTTGAAAAATCAATCATATTATCTTTATTTTCACTATAAATTACTTTTTCACTATCATAAAAAGGAGTTGCTTTACCATTATATGTAACTTTAACATAAATAAGTCTAGAACTTGTAGGTTCTATAGTAAGTACATACATACCACCAAAACCTTTATCTTTTTGTATCATCACCATAGGTACTGCATTAACTCCATCTCTTGACTTTAACTTCTTTAAAGCATTCTTATTTTTAGGATACATAATAACTTTATTACCTTCTTTCTCAAACTTTAGTCCTTTTAATTTACTTCTAGATAATCTATAAGCATATTTAGGATTATTCATTAAGAATTGCTTTATATAATTCTTCATATAATAATCAAACTCTCCTAAATCCTCAGTTAATCTTGTATTTTTCTTTTTAAGAACATCCAAGTATCTAGGCATATTCTCATAGAAAGCATTGGTAAAGAATATACCAAAATTAGAATGACCAAAGTTCAATCCATTAGCATAATAAGAGTACTGGAATAAATCTTCTGCAAACTTTACTACCTCTGGGTCTTCTGATGTAAGAAGTTGCTTTAATTCATTAGAGAAGTATTTTCTACTCTTAGATGATACTTTACCTACATTAGTGAAAGTAATACCTGATTTAGCACTAACTCTCATACATTGTATTAAAGTCATTTGCTTTACATTTAAATGTTTGAATTTACCATTTTTATCTTTAGCATTTAAGAACTGATAATACTTAGCAGGAAAATCATGGATATAATAATTTCTTTTATCCATAATATCTTTACCTTCTTCACTACCAAATCTTGAATCTCTATCTGACATTAAATACATTACTAATTCATTATAGAATCTTCTAAGTTCTTTAACATCTCTAGTTCTAGTTAAAGTGTTATTAGTGTAGTTTCTAAGTGTTTCTACAGCATTTTCAACACTCCTAGATAATTGTGGTAATAAATTATGCCTTCCTGCTATAGTATAAGCACTTCTAATACCCAAAGTATAGAATGCTTGAACTCTAGGAACAGACGATTTCAAGATAGCTGCTCTAGTACCTTCTTCTTCATAGATAGCATCTAAATCAATATCTATAAAATTCTCAAAACCTAAGATAGGACTAAAAGGATTAGCTTTTAATACTCCATTTTCTCTAACAGTTACTTTATTCATAAACTCTTTAGCTTTAATCATCTGTTGAGTTACTTCTTCTGTACTGATAGCCAAAGCACCATTAGGAGAATCACATCTAGATATTACAGAAGATTCTTGTAGCAATGCACTTAATCTTTGAATATTATCCATCCATCCTAAAAATCTAGCAGCATAAGATAAGTTCTCTTCATTAATAGTACCATTTAATCTATACTTGGCAATTAAATCAACAATATCTGAAATCTTACCATCAAAATCTTGCCATGATTCAGTTTCCTCATATAAATCTTTATTTACTGATACTTGAGTTCTTATAGCTGATATTAAATCATCACAAGTATTTAAGTAGCCTATAGTTTGTGGGTCACATCCTATTCTAATAAGGAACTCCACTCTACCAATAGTTAAGGAATTACAACCTAAATCACCTAATACAGGGTCTTTACCATTATCAGGTGAAGCAGCTTGAAACTCTGCACAAATATCACCTATTTTAATTCCTGTAAGCGGAGATACCACACTATCTATAGTATTAACAATCTTAGGCTTTTTTTCTCCAGGTAATGTTATTTTAAACTGAACACTATCTCTAAGCTTCAAACCTTCATTCTTATTAATAAATTGGAACTTATAATGTGAAGATGAATTAACAGCAAACATACCAATAAGGTCATTACCATCCATAAGATTTCTATGATTATTAGCATAATCAATAATACTTAATGGGTCATCTACAGTAGCATTCTCATCATAGAAATTATCAAGAGCATCAATACCATCTTCTACAGTAGAATCTTCATTCATTCCATACTTATTAAGAACTTCAAATAAACTACTCTTTTCTATTTCATCCTTATGTTTATCATAGAGTTTCTTTAAAGCTTCTCTATTATGTAGTATCTTCTGTTGTCTTGATGCTTGCTTAACATTATCATAAGAACCTGGAATAAAAGAACTCTGACTACCTGCATTAGATGTTAAACCTCCTGCAATTAAATCAATAAGCATATTATCTCTTATCTTCTTTCTAATAGCTTTAGATTTTCCTTTTTGCAAAGATAAATCACTAATAGACATTCCTTTATTATAACTAGGACTATAGGCATAATATTTAGGTTTAGTAACTAAATTATTACCTATAAAGTTATGATAGTCAGCAAATATCTCATTACTCTCTAAATAACTATTAAGTTCTTCTTCTGTTAAGCCTCTGTTTATTGCTTTATATACTTCCTCTATACTTGTATCATTATTATCTATACCTTTCTTTTGCAAATATTTATCAAAACTTTCTCTATACTTTCTGCCAGTTATGACTCTTCTAAAGTTCTTTATCATTAAAAAGAGTTTATCAATATCAAAGTCAGTACCTGACATACTAACAATATCACTAGGTAGCATAATAGCAGTACCTGCTGATATAGGTAAGAATCCTTTAATTCTTAATTTAAATATAGAATATTTATTCTCTGTAGGGATTCTATAACCTATTATATCTAATAAATCTTCATTACCTTTAATTTTATTATAATCTACTTCCCAATATTCTTCACCAGCAGAATCCTTTCTTGGTACTAGTAAATCCTGTATTAAACTTCTCTTATAAGCAGGCATATAACACTGTATATAGTCAATAGACTTTTTACCTTTTTTATCTACTTTATAAACAGTATGTAAATCTTTACTTAAACCAAAGTTAGACACTAGGATAATATTACCACCATTAATCTTCTGCTTTTGTATAGCATTTTTAAAAGTACTTAATAAAAGTTCTTCAATCTTATTTTTAAGATTTGGATTATTAAATGGTATTTTAAATCCTGTTTCATCTTCATTTAATTCTAATGCTTCTTCAACTTCAGGACCATATTTAGGATTATTATGAATCTTATTTAATAAAGCTTTCTGTAATTTCTTTACAGTACTAAACTCATCATTTACCTTACTAAATGAATCAAGTAATTGGTCAACTATAATAGTATTATAAAGTTCAATATATTCCTCTCTATTCAAAGTTTTAGTATCTTTACCAAACTTTACATCTATAGAGAAATCACTAGGTAAGTCAGCAGGAAGAATATTTCTTAACTGAGAACCAAAGATAGCCATTAAATCATCCTCTGTTAAATGGTCTCCAGAAGGTTGAACTACCATATAATCTGATAATGGTATAGTATGAAGTTTTTCTTCATTTAACACTAGATTTTCATCTTCATCAAAAACAACCTCACCATTTTCATCATGTGCTCCAAATTCTTCTTCAAGCTGAGCATAGCATCTATCAATGCCATCCTCTGAATCTTCAAAGTCTATATCTTCAATAGCCTTATTATATTCTTTTTGTGTTATCTTTTCATCTACAATAGCTTGTTTTAGATTTTTTATAAAAGTATTGTAATCAGTAGCTTTGATAAGCTCATTACCTACTTTTATGTTATCATTAGAATCTTTTAAAGCATCAAATCTTTCTTTATCATAGTTAAGATTTACTTGACCATAACCTCCTACTTTTACTACTGATTCAAAGTGAATTACATCTATATTATTGTCCTGCATAAACTCTTGTAAAGCTACCAGTTGAGGAGATTTTGATAATACAGAGCCTATCAGACTATAGAATGCAGTCATCATATATTCAGAATTTTTATGCTGTACAGGAACTTTCTCAGTTCTATTACCTATTTTTACAGTTTCATGACTATATACAAAAGGCTTAATATTATTCCATATAGTATAGAAATCTTTCATATCAAGTCTTTGTTCTCTAGTCATTCTGTCATAAGCTTCTTGCATATCTTCTGTCCATTTACCTCCCATAGCTTCAAGTATTTTCTTCATTGAAGCAGGAGTTCTAAAGGATTGTCCATCAGTAGCATTAATACCTCTAAACTTTTCAAGAGCACCAAGAATCATACTTCTAGTAAGATTAGATACACCAACATTACTTTTAAGAATTTCTTTGATACTATCATAAGTGTTAGATAGTTCTATTTTATCTTTAAGATAAATACATCTCTCTGTAAGTTTTTCAGTATTATGACCATGCTCATCAGTTTTCATACCATAGAGTCTATCTCCAGCAGCATAAGCTTGCTTATTTCTTTTGATAAAATCTCTAAAGTTCTTATAATAAGCTAAGTCTCCACCAAACATCTGAATAATCTGAGACTGGGCAAAATAATCATTATAAAAGAAATTTAAAAGTATTTCATTTAATTCTTCTTCTTCTTTATCAGAATTTTCCTTTACATCTTCTGTTTCTTCATTTCCAAATAAATCATCTATATTCTTTTCATTAGAATCTTCCTCTTCTAATTTATTATTAAGATTCTTAATCTTTTCATAAAGAATAGACCTTCTTCTATCATCAAAACTATTAAGAAATTCAGTAGCTTTAGGTATTAATACACTCTCTACTAAAGATGTCAAATATTCTGTACTTTGAGTACCAAAAGTATAAGAACTGGCCTTAGACAATGATTGATAATAATCAATTATTTCATCTAATCTATCATTTAAAGCAGGAAAGAAATTAAATTTCAAACCATTATTCTTACCAGTATTATAGTTATCAATTTCTATACCTTTCTTATTATTTCTCAGAGCAATAATTCTTTCAATCTCTTGTTTTAAAACTAAAGCAAGTTTCTCAGTAATTTCTTGTTTATAATTTTCTCCTTTATATCTAATATGTTTAACTAGTACTGAGGCATCAGTATCTGAGAATAAGGCATTTCTATAATAACCATAACTATTACCATGTTCATCTTTACTTTCATTTAAGAATGCTAAGATGTGATTATCTATAAGAGTTTCCTTTGATATTTTACCAAATGTATCCTTTTCACTATTACCACCAAAACCTAATACATAAAGTATTTTAAAGTTCTTTCTAATGCTATAATCTCCTGCATCTCCTGGCTCATATAATTGCTTTAACCATGTATTATACCATTCTTTAGTATTTTGGTTTCTAAAGAAATCAAAATTGCCATAATTATCATCTAAGAACTGAGTACCTCTCATTATACCTTCTTCTGTATCAGTCTTATTAAGAGTATTTACAGTTCTAGTAATCATATTATACGCTACATAGCTAAATCTACTATTTCCCGAAAATCTAAATGATGTTTGAGAATATGCTTCATTGGCCAGTGTTAAAGAATTACCTATAGAAAGATAAGATGTTTGAAACTTAGTTACTAAATTATCATTAGCTTGATAACCTTTAGATGGTGCAGTAATAATATTAGCTCTAGTTAGAATATTACTAATATTAGACCTCATCTTAGTAGTAAACAAAGTATTAAAATAATCTATTATTTCATCTTCTTTAAAACCATTATCTAATGCTTCATCAATAAAATCTTGTGCAAATACAGGCTTACCATCTTTTAATATAATGTTACCTTTTTCATCTAATTCTAATGCTTCAATATTAGGTATTAAAGACTCTAGATTCATGTTAGAAGTATTAATGCCTAAATTGTTTAATAATGCTTCTAGAGATATTTTTCTAAATTCACCTTTACCATCAGGAAATTCTCCTCTTAGTAATTGAAGTGCTCTAGTTAAATCATATATTGAAGAGTTTTTCTTAGTTAATACATTATTTACAAAATATAAAGGATGATTTTTTATTATAGCATCTTTTTCTCTACTTTCTTCAGTACCAGGAGCAGCAACAAGTTTGTGCATATTTCCTACATTATTACTATTTCTAGTACCATCTGCATTATATATAGAATTAGGTCCTAATATCTGATGTCCTTCATAAGCAGTAGTAACCATATCTAAGAATGTACTAGATTGATTATCTCTGTTTAAGTAGGCTATAGTACCTTTATTTGTTACCATTGCAAAAGGAGCAAATGATTTACATGCTCTAAAGAACTCTTTTCTAAAATCTAAATCAAACTCTTGAGGTACTTCTGGATTAAATACTACATTATCTTTAATACTTTGCATCCAAGGATATTTAAGTACAGCTGCTTCAAACATCTCATCTAATTCATCCTCAGAACTAATAGTTTGGAACTCATTAAGCAAAGTATAATAAGCAATCATAGGATTTAATTTAACTCTAAGACCTAAAGAATTGAACAGGAACTCTATATTATTATCTCTATTAGTATTAAAGTTCATCTTATAAAGATGTGCTAACTTATTTTTAAGTTTAACAGAAATAGTATCTATAGGGTCAGTAAGCATGTATTTAATCATATAACCCTCTTTATTAGGGTTCTCTTTTTCATTTTCTACATCATTCTCTTTATCTTCTCTTTCTTGTGTATTTTCTACTACATTACCTCTAGTATCTAATCTAAGATTTTCATTAAATTCAATATCAAATACTGCTTCTTTAACTAAAGCATCAAATACTGCTTCATCTTTAAAGTAAGTACTAAAGTAATCTGTAAGCTTTTGTACTCTACTAATAGCATTATCCCTAATCTTTTTAATATCTCTTACATCAGTGTCATCAAGACCTTTTTGATTCATTTCCCAAGAGAAACTTTCACCTAGCAAAGTGTCTGTTCTAATCCTAAGTTCATAATTACCATTATTATCTATAGGAACTTTCTCTAGGTAATAATCATAGACAAGCTCTCTAATAGCATCTTCATCACCTTTAGCTGCTTTAAAGTCATCAATAATATCTTTAATATTATTAAATATTTGAATAGGTACTGGACCTTTATCTGCATTTAAAGTTAGACCTAATACAAACAATCTCTGTTGTGCTTCTGTACCTCTAGTTACACCATTAACAAGACTTTCGTAAGCTTTATCACCATAAGTTTCTCTACAATAAGCTTCATAGCTTAAATCTTCCTTTAGTTGTTTAATAGTGTTATCTAATTGAATACTAAAATAATCAACAATAAAACTAATAGCTGCTAATCTTTCTGTAACATTAGGAAATGTAATATCTAATATGTCTTTTACAATATTATCATTCTTTATAGCATCTTCTTCTGATATAGGTCTTTCAGCTTTAAGACTTTCTCTTACTTCTGCTTTCTTTCTTTCAGTTTCTTTCTTCTTTTCTTTACTATAATCTGTTTTATTTATATTACCAGTTAAAGCATTTCTAAGTGTCTTTGCTACATTATTATCTTTAGATAACTTACTACCTCTGTTACCTGCTACATTAAGAGTTTTGATATTATTCTTTTTAATCCATTGTCTTAATTCTTCTGCAGTAGGATTTACTAAGAATGGTTTTTTATGTTCTTCTGCACTTCTTCTAGTTGCTATTAAACCTGCACTATCTTTACCATAGTTAAAATATACAGTACCATCAGAGTTCTTAACATTTAAATCTGTCCTTCCTGTATAAGGGTCTTTCTTACCAGTTCCATTTGTATATTCTTCTTGTTCTTCATCTGTTATTTCTTCAAGACCATAAGATTCAATATCTTCTTTATCTACACCGTCTTCTCTCAAAAATCCTTTAGGTGCTTTACCACCTGTTTCTATACCTAGTCCTTTAGCTACTTGAAGACCTATAGTATCTACACCTGTTTGTCCTCCTGAGATGATTCTAGTTACAGAAGTAGTATTTTTAGTTTCTTCTTTATTACCTTCTTTCTCTTCTTCTAACTCATTAAATACTTCTTCATACTTACTCTTTAAATACTCATAAAGCTCAGGAACTCTTTCTTTACTAATATCTGAAATACTTGTTTTATCTCCCTTTTTACCTTTAGCAGGAAGACTTTTTTCATGAAATAAAGATTCAATAGGAGGTAGCATAACTCTATCATACTTACCACTATTTAAAGCTTCTTTAATAGCTTCAAACTCTTCATCTATTGTCTTTTTAAACTTTTCAAAATCTTCTTTATTCCATCTTCCAGCTTCCCAAGTCTTACCATTCTTAGGGTCATAGAATTGCTGAGTAGAGATAGGTAAACTATTATCTAGACCTCTAAGTATTGCTAATGTTGTACTAGGATATTTTTTATCTTTACCATACTTTTTAGCATACTTACTATTTGGGTCTATTAATGTTTTACCAGAAGTTCTATTAGTATTATCTGTAAAGATATATAATGTTCTACTATCTTCCTTAGCACTATCTCTAGTAATAGGATTACTTACATCTGTAAATACTATTTTAGGCTTACTAGAAGTATCTTTATCTTCCTTGGCTATTTTTCTATGATTATTGATAAACTCAATAATAGCATCTTTATTCTTTTCATCTAACAAAAATTCCTGAGAATAACTTTCATTCAACAAAGTAACTATTGATTGGCATTCCGCATCAGTAAGATTTTTAATAGTATCTTTACCTATAATGCCTTCAATTTTTTTCTTTGTAATTCCTATGGAACACTTAATACCACTCATAATATATAATTAAAATTTTAGTGCAAAGTTAAATAATTTTGTTCATTATACCAAATGTATAAGAGCAAAAGTTGATTGTTTTAAGAAAAAAATAGGGAAGAGTATAAACTCTTCCCTTAATAATTAGACTACAATATACTTAGTACCATTGTAAATGAGTTGAGAGATAGTGTTAATATTAACAAGTCTCTCTCCTGTTTCTTTGTCTGTTCTAGTAATGTCCATGTCCATACATCTGTACTTACCATCTCTAGATACAAACTGCATCTTATATCCTCTAAGGATTCTATCTTCACCTTCAATATAGTCCTTTACAGGATTATTCTGAATGAACTCAAGAGCTTCCTTATAGGCTACTGCCATTGACTTCTTAGCTTTCTTAGCTTTATCAATAAGTGCTACAGCCTCAGCCCTTTGAGCTTCTTTTTCAGCTTCAATAGCCTTTTTTGTCTTTGGCTTGTCCTGTTTCTTAAAGACTACTGTAAATACCTCAGAAGACTTAATGTTTTCAAAGATAGTTCTGATTCCTGGAGTACCATCTTTCTTGTCCTCCTTACCTACTTTAATCTCATTATCATACTGGTCAGAAGTATTAAGTAGATTAGCAACATACTCATTACTAAGAGAAACTTTCTTACCACTTTCAAGGCGGAGGAACTCTATTCTATCCTTAACTACCTTGTTTACTACATAGTGAGATTCCTCTGAGAAGATGTCACCAACTTCAATTTCTTTAATGTTTACTTTCATTGTTCTATTAATTAAATTAACTCTTTTGAATAAGCTGTATAAACAGCACTAATTTCTGTGTCACCACTAGCTAAAGCACTATCCATAGTTGTTTTGAACAGTTCCTTAGTAGATTCTCCACCTCTTGCATAAGAGGCAGCTTCAATTACTTGAGAGGTTTTGCTATCTGTCTTAAATGGCAAGTTAATACCATTAGTTATCGCGGATAACTCTTTATACCAGACAGTACTAAGAGTATCCCTACATTGCATGGTATCAATTTTAATGCCCTTGGCAGCAGCTTTCTTAGCTTCCTCTCTCCAATCAATTTGATTGTTTTCTATAATGTAACCCTCATATATAGACCTCTTATAGGAATAACCAACTTCATGTGGGTAAGCATCAGCTATAAGTAGAACAGACTTAGTAGAATCCTCTCTCCAAGAAGTTTCTTCTACAATCTTCTTTATGACAAGCTCATAGAACTCATCTCCATCACCTCCACTTGTATTTCTAGCATTCTTTACAAATTTTATAAGTTCATTCTCATTATCAGTTAAATCAATAACTTGATAAGCATTACCAAAATCACTTTTACTATTCATGTCACAGTAATCACCAAATGCTACTATACTAATCTTTAATTTAGGATTAGCTGCAAATAGCTTTGGTATCAATTCTATAACATGCTTTCTTACTGCTTTAATGTAAGAAGCCATAGAGCCTGTAGTATCAAATGCTATGACCATATCAAGCATTCCATCTACTTTTTCTTTTTCTACCTTAGGTGTTTCTTTCTTTTTAATTAAATTTGTTCTCATATTTATTTTTATTTATCGTTGGTATCAAATACTTCAATATCATCATCAGGGTAGCAGTCATCTAATGACCAATTATCTATAACCATGTTTCCCCAATTTCTGATATAATCAATTTGGTCTTCTTTATTAAGAGAATTAAATTTTTCCCATCTCTCATCATCCATATCTAACTCATAATGACCATTCTTTAAATAACCACAAACTGTACAATTTAATATAACTGTTTTCATACTTTTTATTTTAAAAATAGATTATACAAAGTGTTACAACTGCTAGTTTCTTTTAAGTGATAGCACATTATTTCAGCAGATAAACTCACTATATTTATCTTTCGGACCTTTGTATAATTTCAAGATAGGGCTACTTACCTTAGAGTTGTTTTCAATCCTATCTATCTATTTATTTCTCATCATACTTAAACAATAATGCTCCGTAATGACTAGTTAATACTCTAACATCATCAATTCCTTTAAGACAAAATCCTCCATCTTCAACATTTAGTACTATTTGAGTATAATCCTCATCAGGCAAAATACATTTTAGGTAAGTACTCTCTCTTGTATTAGCAATAGGTAGTGTAGTATCTAACTTAAAATAGGCATCTAACTTCTTCAGTATTTTTTCATCATCTACTGGATTCTTTAATACTATTATAGCATAATCCTCAGCACGTCCTACAGCTTCATTAATAGTAATTGAAGGGTCTTGAATTGATTTATATACATTTAAAGAAGCTAGTCTAAGCATTAAGTTATTCTGAAACTTTTCATAACTTCTAGGATTAACATCAATATAAGCAGTAGCATCTCTATCTATGCAATATCTTACAATTTCTGACATTAAACTCCTTAAATGCTTAGCATTCTTTATAAAGTATGTTTTAACTTCACCTTCTTTACCAAAGCAATCTTTACCTACAATCCTAAGAGGATAAAAGAAAGGATATTCACCGTCTTCAATTAGTAATGGTGTTATTAACTCTATATTATTTATCACCATAATGTTTGAAGTTTATTTCTTACTGCTGTTGCTATTTCTCTTGCCATAGGATGAGCATCATTAGCACATCTTTTATCAAAGAAATTCTCCCAAGCATCTTTAAAGCCACATGAAATAAGCTCAGACTTTACATCTAAAGGTAATACACCTCTAGCATATTGAGGAGGTTCTTTAAGTTTTAATAGCCTCATATAGGTTAATTCAGCATTAATCATAGCATTTAACCAGTTATATTTAGGACTCTCGTCTGTTAAATCTTCACTGTTATAGAAATCAGTTGCAGTATATTTATCACACTCTTCTATATCATATTTATCAGGTATAATAAAGGTTAATTGATTATTAAACTTATCTTTATTATAATTACAATATCTAGTACTCTCTCCTAGATGACTCAAAGAAATGTGTGTTCTAAAGCTATCCATTGTTACTCTACTAGTAATAAAATGTACTGTATATCTACTAGGAAAATAACAATTATCTTGCTCTGTAAAATACTCAGCTATATAAGGACACTTCTTTATAATTTGAAGATAATGTCTATAGTTAGTTGTTATATAAGTATACTCTGGAAGTTCCTTATATTTAATCCATACAGGGTTATATAATTCACAATCTACTAGGTCATGTAAAACCTCCTCAAATGACATTCCAGAAGTTATCTTAAGATGTACAGTACCAAACTCAAGAGGTCTAGCATGGCCTCTTTTCACAAGCATATCTACAAACTTCTCATAAGAATCGTCTGTAATTTTATCTTCTGATTTATAACATACTCTGCCACACCTTTCAATGAACTTCTTAATACCTACAAGACTAAAATCTTTTTGTTCTAGAATCTCAAAACTTTGTTTAATTAACTTCATATTCTTAATTATTAATTACTATACCATATCTTTTATCATTAAATCCTTTAATACTTTCATTGTCAAAGACATATAAATAAGACCCTTTATTATCTTTATATAATGATATTCCAGGAACACTATTCATTAATGCCCATTGACCTCCAAGTTTTTTAAAAGTATTAGTTACTTCACTGTTTAATGTTTGGTATCTCATTTAAAAAGCCTCTATATAATCAGCATCAGGAAAAGTCATTCTTACATCATCCCATGCAGAATCTCTCTCATGTTCATCATTCTCATCATAGTTATTACTATAATGCTCTCTATGATTATCTTTAAAATGTATTATAAATTCCATTATTTATTATCATACTTTAAACACAAACATACTCCAAACATAAATATAAAAGAACATAATGAAATTATTAAACAAGCACCAAGTAAAAAATCTTTAGTCATACTATAAACCATAGTAAATAAAAAGATAAGTATCAAATGCACTGTTACTAATGTTGTCATTTCTTTTGGCCTAGTTTAATAATGTTACCTAATGCTATTACAGCTCTTTTAAGTCTCTTTTTATCTATATCTTTAGCATTCATTAATTCTCCATAGTCTTCTTCAAATATATAAGAAATTAGACTATTTCTAAGCTTAATAGCTTTTGTATGCTTACTATCAGTTAATATATTTATTCCCATATTACTTCAAAATCATCTTCAACCCAGCCATTATCATTAGGAAGTGTTATTTGGTCTCTAACTGCTTGCTTTAAGTTACATTCAGAAAAGTCATAGCTAGTGCCACGATAACCATCTTCATCAAATTCCTCTTTAACAGTATAGTCAGTAACCTCTACCTCCACTGTTTTGCTCAGTGTTATAGACACAGTAACCTCAATCTTTTTTGGTTCAGGGTCTACCTGATTCCAAGGTGCATCTGGAGTATCTGCACCAATAGGATAATTATTCATTTTCTTCGCCTTTTAATGTTTATATCTAAATTATTTTCTTTAATAAGTCTTCGAGCTATAACACTTTCTAGTTTATGAGGGATGGAGATATGCTTTCCCTTACTATTAACATAAATGGCATGGTCTCCACTATGTCTATTATAAAAGAAGCCATTTCTCCTTACTACCCTAATAAACTCTAATTGTGTGTATTGCTTCATTCTGACCACAGCTCTGACACTCTCCTAAAATCTTCTCCCTTTGGTACAGGACAATCCTTAATCCACTCTATATCTTTGATATGCCACATAGACAAGTCTATATCCTTAGGAAGAGCCTCTTTAATATTAGAGAATAGATTCAATCTCATGGATTTACCATTAAATGAATCATTATGCCTCATAGCATCATTAAGAGCAATGAACTTAGGAATATCACTTAAATTATGTGGAGTAAGTACAATACCATCAACATGCCTAATTACGAAAGTAACATTTCCTACATCACATACTGCTGTATAGATATACAATTTAGGATTATTACCTCCTTCCTTAGCTATTGTCTTTATAGATTTAGCAAGAGTCACAACTTCATCAGGAAACAATAATGGTTCTCCTCCAGTAAACATAATTTCATCATAGTTCCATCTGTTCACTACAGGAAGTTTACTGAAATCCCAAGAATTATTACAACAAAGTGGACATTTATTAGGACAAAGAGTTGTTACCAATAATCTTAATTTTTTGTTCTCTTCCATATTACTTATAATTAGGATTGTCAGGCTGCTCAGGATTTGGGTTATCACCATACACAGCTTTGAACTTTTCAAAGTCACAATGCTTTATTTTAGTGATAATTCTTTCTCCATTCCTAAATCTAAGTCCACAGGTAGTTCTAAGAACTAATCCCTCTGCATCAAGGTCTTTATCCTCAGAAATCTTAGACTTAAAGCCATTCTTGACAAACTCTGTAGCCTGTGGAATAGTCATATAGCCAATAAGAGAAACTATATCAACATTACATTTCTTAGCAATGTCCTCACAGTCTTCTCTCTTAAGCCACCAGTCATTAAACTTTACATCAAATAGAATGAAATTGACATCATTCTTAATGTATTTACTACCTACTTTTTGAATGCCTGCTCCATAACCTTCACCATATATACACACAGTATCTTCAGGTGTTAGTGCAGGAAATACCTTAGCCCAATCTACCTTGAGGAAGATATTATTAAGCTTCTTTACAAGCTTACTAGGAAGCTCTGCTCTATTAGTTCGACCCTTGATAGTCACACCATAAAACCAAGGAGCTTCACCCTCTCCAGCTTCCATAGTTACATAGATTCTGATGTTAGTTCCATCAATTTTCTCTGTACATTCCCAAAGATTATCCTTGAGATAATTGAACTCTTCACAGGTATACTGTGTAGGAATGATAACATTCTTAGCATCTCTCTTAAAGAGAGTATTAATCTTCTGGTATTCCATTTTCTTTTATTTTAATTGCTCTACAAGGACTAATCATATATTCATATCTGCTTCCAATTGTTACAACAATTCTTCTAGGACAGATTCTTACAATCTTACAGACATCTACACCATAATTGCAATGTGCTATTACTGTATCACCTACTTTGATTGTATGACCCAATCTATCTGTTGTAGTTCTATGTAATCCTTCATATTCCTTCTTTGTCATTCTCTAATCTTTTTATTTCATCATTAATATAGAATCTTGCTTTTTTCAAGTCTTCTATTTGTTTTTGTTTATCACTCATTCCTTGTTCAGATTTATGACCTGACCTAAGAACATACTTTATCACATTCCCTAGATTAAAGTTCATGTGTCTAGTAATATCAATGACCTCTATACCACATATACCTTTAAGCCAGTTATAATGAGCTGGATATTCAACTCTATCCAAATTTTTATCATTCATTTTTATAAAAAATTAATGTCTCCAACAATCATCTACTTCTGCAACAGCAGGAATAGGAACTGATTTACAATATTTACTAGCAGAATATTCCATATAACTTTCTACTATTTTAGGAAATTCATCAAAATCTTCTGGAAATTCCCAATTACATTCATCATGAGTTAAATTAGCAAGTCTACATTTACCAAAGTATCCATTACTAACTACCCAATGAAATAGTCTTATCTGTGAATCTTTTAGTATTATAGCTCCAGTTCCTTGTGTAACAGAATTAAGAGCTTTTCTATCCCATTTAGAGACTTCTTTAAAGTGATTTCTTACTTCTTGATATATACTATCTTCATTTGGTTTATGTATTCTCCTATATTCATCCCAAAACTCAGGAGTAAATTGTTTTTGTTTATCTTTCCACTTATTAAAAGTTGCCCAATAAGTTTTGTGTCCTGTTATAGGATTTAATAGTATATACCCTTTATTTCTAACTTCTTTAGACCCTTTTTCTTTAAACTTTGCAATACCAGGAAAACCTTCTGCATAAGCTTTAGCAAATTCTTCTGCTTTCTCTATAGTACATCCCATAGCATTTTGTATAGCAAAAGCTGAGCCTCCAAACTGCTGAGAAAATTCAACAGATTTAACTTCCTTTCTTAAATGTGGATATAATTTTTTAATGCTCTTAATAGGAATATCTCTAGGAATTTCTTTTGTATATACCATATAAGCACATAGTGAGTGCATATCACCACTACCATGAAGAAATTCATCAATCATAGATTTTTCTTGATATATGTCAGCTCCTAGCCTACTTTCTATAGCACTATAATCACAACTACACCATTTAAATCCTTTAGGAGCTGTAAAACAGCCTCTAGTTATTTCATCAGCAGGTAATTGTTGCATATTAGGATAAGGACAAGCTTTACCTTCCTTCTTTTGTTTATTTGAAGGATTAATTGGTAAATGCTTTAACTTAGCTAAATCATTATTATTATCCTTTGCACCAGAAGACATTCTTCCTGTATCACATCCTAATTGTCTATAAACAGTATGTATTCTTTGAGTATTAGGATTAATAGCATTAAGGTGATTTTGACCAAAAGAAGTTACTACTTTAGCAGAACCATTATATCCAGCATAATAATCTTCATCTTCTGGTTCTCCTTTACCTAAATATAGCTTAAGAAATTCATCATTAATTCCTTTTTGCTTTTTAAGTACTTTTTCCATAGCACTTTCTTTATCTTCTCCAGTTTTCTTATCTTGCACCTTAGTATCAAATCCTAATTTCTTTAATAGAGGTACTACTTGTGCAGAAGATGCCCAATTTATAGTGCATTTTGGGGTTAAATCAAATCCTTCAAAAAGGTCCCCTTGACGAGTAACATAAGTAAATTCCTTAAGATTAGGGTCAGAAGTTACAAAATTATTTAAATCATTAATAGCTTCTTGAAGATGCTTATTATCAAGTTTCATTTTTTCTTTCCATTTAGTTGCATCTAAATGAATACCACACCATTCAAGATAAGCTATTACAGGAACAAAATCACACTCTAATTTAGCCCCAACCATACAATTTTGTTTTTTACAATCTGCTAACTGAGAATACATTATATCTGCAAGATATATAACATCTGTAGCAGCATAATTTATTACAGAATCATCAATACCCCTCCATTGTATTTCTCCTCTTATAGTTTTATCTATATAAACATTTAGTCTCCTTTTAGCAATAGAATTTAAACTATAAGCTATACCATTTATAGGGTCTTTATATTCTGGTGGATAACCTAGATAAAGAAGTTGTTCTACTACCATAGTATCATATACCTTTAAAGGTACAATATTATAGTTATATAACCACTGTAAATCAAACTTTAAATTCTGTCCTATTAAATATTTACTTTCTAGTATTTCTTTATATAGTACAATATTTACAGTAGTACAATCTACTAATATTTGTACTTCCTTATTTATCTTTCCAAACTGAGCTAAAAGTAAAGACCCTACATGAGGGTCTTTACCTAAAGTTTCAGTATCAAATTGTATAATATTCCACTCTTTTAATATAGCTATTGATGTTTCTACATCTAGGGTTTTATAGATTTCACTTTTAAATAAGATTTTCTGATTAGTTACTAAATAAATCATCTTTCAACTTCTATTATGTAATTATCATTATCTTTACTTATAGATTTAACTACTCCAATTGAAAGTTTATCTTTTAAAGAAATCATAGGACCACCACTAATGTCAATGAAAGTATATTTGTCTTTTACTCCATCAATAGTTCCTAATCTTACATAATAAGACCTATGTACTAATCTATACTTAGTGTCTTCAATTTTTTCAAGATATACTTCTTCATTGTATCTATTAGGTAACTTAATCTTATTTCCTTGCATATACTTCTAATGTCTTAAAATCAATTACATATTGATATTTCTGCAAAAAGTCTGTACCTAATAGACCATGAATCTTAACTCCTGTACTTTGTTCAATATATTTAGCAGAATTTTCAAGTCCTTTTGATATTACAAGTGTTATATCATATTCTTTACTAAGTGTATCTTTTACTTTGACTTCAATAGAACTAGATTCATTAGTTATTGCTCCAATACCTGCAATTTCATTATTATTCTGTATTTTATTACCTTTTATATCTTTAAGTACAGATGGTATTATATGAGAAATATTACTACCAGTATCAATAAGAAAATTAAGTGCTATACCATTATTAGTAAGTGTAATAATCGGCAAATCACCTGGCATATACTTCTTAATGGAGATACTGTCATTAGAAGGCTTCTTAGTGTGCAAATATACACTAATAAGACTTCCAATAGCAGCAACTCCAGCAAATATCATTATAGTCTCTATAATCATACTCCAGTACTTCCAAAACCACCCCTATTGTTATTTTCATTAAAGGAGTCTACAAATATAAACTTAGGTTTGCTAAATAGCCACTTTAATTTTTGCCAAGGGGTAGCAAACTGGGACAACTCTATATGGAATTGACAAATTCTGTCTCCCTTATGTATAGTTTGTTTAACCATAGATGTTACAGGAATTTTCCAAGTATCATTGTCTCCTCTATAACAATTATCAATATAGCCGCCACCCATTTTCTTAATATTTAACTTGACTACTCCACTGCTTCTTTCAACTATTCTTCCTACTAATCCTTTCGGAAGTTGAATAGCCAATCCTAATGAGATTACTTTAGTATCAAACTTTACATCCCTTGTCTTAACTCCATCTTTTTGATGAAGAATACCTGCTTGAGGAGCTTCAAACTCATAGTCTTCTGCAGCTCTAAGGTCAATACAATCCCCAATAGGATTGATAAAAGGAGTACTCTCTCCCTTTTCATTCTTAGCCTCTGTATAGAGACCTTTTACTATCTCTTTTACTTTAATCTTCATTTTTAAAACCTTTAATTATTGTTCTTTTTTTGACAGTTAATAAATTTACTATATTATTATTAGTTGTAGTTTCTCTACTACTATAAATAATAATACCAAAAAGGGTGATAGTTTTAGTTCTCACTGCACTATCACCCTCTTTATATTCACTCATTTCAATATGAAACATTCCAAAACTTTGCTGTTATATCTTTAGTAAATACTTTACCTTGAATAACATCTATTTCTAGCATTACTTGATTAGTAGTTTTACTATTAAGAGGGCCTTTATCTTTATCATAATGTCCATACTTAATATAGTTAAAATTACTCATATCAATATCTTTACTGATATAATCTCTACCACTATACCATCCTACTTTAAGATTAGGATAATATTCCTTAATGTCTTGTGCAATATCATCTACTTCACTTGGATTAGCATCACCTCCCATAATACAAACACAAGTTATACCTCTATTAGAGTCTATCAAATCAGTCAAGTGTTGTAAATCAAGAGGTTCTCCTATATCTTCTGCAAGATAAGGAGAATGACATTCTTCGCAATGACAAGGACAATTAGATATATTAATAGCAAGAGTTATTTCATCAGGAATTTCAGCAAAGACTACTTTACTATCTACATATTTCAGCATACATCCTTTAGTTTAGAATAGACTCTCTTTCCAGCCTCAATGAACCTATCAATACCAAATGCTTTAATAGGCCTCAAATAACCTATTACTCTAGTATACCAAGTAATGTTATGGCTATGGCACTTAGGGCATTCTGTTATAGGATGCTTTGTAATATAACCACAATCATCACACTTACTATTTGGTATATTAAAGGTAAAGTAGTTAGTACCTTCTTTGACTGCAAATTCAATTAACTTAAGATACTGCTTCTTACTCAAATGGTCTTCAAGATTAATATGACAAGCTGAACCTCCATCACAATACTGTGCTGTCTGCCTTCCATGCAGAATCATCTTATCTAGTACTGAAGTATCATCATGGGCATCAAAGAAATATGAGTTATAAAGATTTTCATCTTCGGGAACCCAGTATCCATCTTTTTTGTCCCATCTATAATTCTTACCACCAAGAGACTCAGCAGGAACTACCTCAGAATTAAACAAGAAAGGTCTCTTACTATCATGAATAGAGTGCTTTTTATTTGCTTCCTTAATAGTACCAAGAATCAACTGCAAGAACTTAATATATTCAGGATTATTAGATACCTTAAGACCTAAGAATCTAGCTGCTTCATTCAAGCCATTGATACCAATAGTACTATACAACTTGTTCATGTGTATATAGCCACCATTGCAAGCTGCAAACATACCTTTATCTTCTTGTTCATAGAGCATAGTCTTATAAGCAATATGATACTTATAGACTCTATCAAGAATAGATATTAAATAATCCCTAATAAAGGAAGTATTCTCTTTCCATCCTCCATTCCTCTTCAATCCATAAGCCTTATTGCAATCTTGAACAATCCTATTAATGTTAAGAGTGATAACATGACAGCTACCAGTCATAATACCAGTAAGACCTGATGTAGGATTAAATGTATTCTCTGCAAGCTCATTTCTCAATCTACAGCATGATGCAAGGCTATCAGCACTGTCTGAAATATAAGTAAAGAATGAATGTCCTTCTGCATACATTTCTGCACAGAAGTCCTTATATTCTTTATCTATAATATCTTTACCATCATGTACCATTGCAAGAGTTTCAACGGGGAATGTTAATATCTGCTTGGTTCTAAGCTTATTGAAGAACTTCATAAACATCTTCTGAAGAACATTAATTGCAGCCCATTCAGGCTTAGTTCCATCAGGATAATAAAACTCTCCAAACAATGAACTAAAGTATGTATGGTCATAATAAGACACATTTGTAAATGGACTCTGATATGACCTATTACCAGCAGGTTGATTAATACCATAGATAAACTGCTTGAAAGCTTTCTCTATGAAGTCTCTGACTGTCCTTTGAACCTTACAATAAGAATTTGTTACAACACAATCAAGCTTTTCATACCACTTATCTCCAAATTCTGCAATAATGTAATAGTTTAGAGCAATGAAATATTCTCCAAAGGCTACTGCACCTTTACATTGAGAAGAAAGCAAGAAGGTAAGATTAGTTATTTGTCCACTAAATGACTGCAAGTCATTAGGAGGAGATGGTGTCACACCGTCTATATTGCCTACACCCTCTGTCATAAGTGGGTAAAGACTATCTGCTTGACAATAGAACTTCAAAGTAGGTACACTAGCTTCATCATGAGGATAAATTATGTGATTCTCAACATCTATCTCATACTGCTTTGCTACCTCTGGATAAAGGACATTAAGCTCATCTTTCATCCTTTGTCTCTGAATAATTCTATTCTTTGTCTTATAGACTTCACCATCAAGATTAGCAACATTTTTCTGGGTTACATTAGCATTAGGGTCAGTCTCTGAAGAACTAGCAGCATTATCATCAGAATCTGCATAGTTAGACATATAATCAATCCTTTCTCTAATAAACCTAGACTCTTCATGTTTATTTCTATATATAATATAAGCCTTTGCTACATCATAAGGTGCTAAATCCATAAGAATCTTTTCTACTTCCATTTGAATAGTTTCAACTTTCACAGAGCTTACATCACTATGGTAAGTAGGAATGTAGGAAAGTTCCTTAAGAACCTCTTCATCAGGTTCTTTTTTCTGAGAAGCGTAGGCTTTCTTTACTGCATTGACTATTTTATTCAAGTCAAATTCCTCAAGCTGACTTCCACCTTTCTTTGTTCTTTTTAATACTTTCATATCTCATTAATCCAATCTTCTAGTTGATTAGGATGAACTCTATCTATCCCATTTGGAGTAACTGGTTTATCCTTTAAATAGTTAAATAGCTCTTTGCCTATTGTAAATGGGTCTCTAAGTACTACTTGATTAGCTTTTCCTAATTTAAGTTCTCCTACAGCTTCTGTAGATTTGAAGTTCCATACCAAAGGCGTTAGAGTCCTTTTATTAGCTACTATAAACTTGTATGGAGCAAGTTTGAAATCCTTAAAATAAGGGTCTCTATCCATATTGTCTCTTATGATTCTCCAATATAGTCTAGCCTGTATGTCATAATGCCATTCAATGAAACTCTTATAGAAATCCCATTCAGTCTTAGAACTAGTCTTCAAATCTACAGGGACAACTAGCTTTCTGTCGTGAAATACAATTATTTCATCTGCCATACATCTGTAATCAACACCACTGAATGATGCTTTGAATTTCAATTGATAAAATCTTTCTATATTATTATCAAACATACTATTTGGTTCAAAGTAGAACTTAGTAGCATCTGATGATTTAAGTCTATCAACTGTATTCTGAACATCATTATATACTTGGGTGCTGATAATTTTCTTATTTCCTGCTAAGTATAACAGTCCATAGTATCCAGCACAATCCTCTTTAATCTTTTTAGCCCTTGTTTTTGGTAGCCAGTGATTATTCCACTGAATGCCCTCTATTGATGCTATAATAGCATCATCAGGAATATCCTTTAAGGCATGATAGGTATCTTTAAAATCATTGAATAGCTTCTTAACTATTGTAACAAGTGTGTCAGAGATACCATTGTCAAGCTGTGCTACCATAAATAATTGGTTGAACTCCTCTTCACTTCCTGTTATTAAGGCATCAACACAAGAACCAAAAATAAGAGAGGGGGTCTCTATCTTGTCAAATAGTTTATCTAAGTTATTAAAACCCTCTCTCTCATAGCGTGCTAAAGTACTATATGACAAAGCTGGGTCTGCCCTATAGGTAGGCTCATCTACTTGCCATGATATATCCTTTAGGCTCTTTCTTTCCATTAATAATACTCATCTAAGTCATTAGAAATATCAGATAAATCCAAGTAAGAAGTATACTCTCTTACATCCAGAGTTAGCTGCTCTAACTGACCTCTATCAACATTTACCCACTTATCTCTATGTACACTCCTATAGTCATCTCTCTTCTTCATTACAAGACATGATTCTACTATATCACGAAGTTTTTCAAAGTCTCTATTTTCTAGAAACCCACTACAGAGTTCAGTATCTTTAGGTGGAAGGCATTGAAGCCCCTGTTTGATTCTCTGATAAAGTTCGTTCATACTCCTTGATTATTTCTACAGCTTGTAATAGCTGTTTCTTAGTATATATCTCAAAGTATATTGAATGCTGCCCAGTTCCAAACAGCTTATCATCAAGGAATTTTCTAAATAGCTTCTTCTTTATGTAAAAGACATCATTCTCTATTCCTTTAGCTTCGATATATACATCTAACTTGCCATACCTAAAGTAGAAATCTGGGGTATATCTGATTCCAGTAATTTTACCAGTTTTTGCTATTAGCAATCTATTCTTGATAGTACTTCCATTCTCAATTCTCTTAGTTTGCTGAGTATCTGTTTCTTTATCATAGAATGGAGTTATAGGAACAAATCCACCCCATAATTCAAATGTAATGGGTTCATATTGTGGATTAAATCCCTGCTCTAAAAGAGTGTTATAAACACTCTTTTCAAGCTGGGACTTAAAGGTCAGATTACCAGATTTACACTCTGTGGCATTTCTGATTTTCTTGTTATTAGGCATTAGCAAAAATAGACTTGAGATGCTCTCTAACAAGACTACAAGCAATCTTAGCATCCTCTACATTTCTAAATGCAGGAAATGCCTTGTAATTCTTTATAGTCTTCTTGTTAATCTTATGAATCCTGCCATCCTGAGGACTTACAGCATAAATTTCCTCACTCTTATTAATGTGGTCCTTATATTTTTTGTCCAACTCAATGGCAATCTCCTTGAGTACAATCTGTAATGCTGCCCAAGGATTAACAGACTCAATAGTGTCGAGAATACCATTAAGTTTGTCAAATTTCCAGCCTGTCTTCTTTGATAGATTAATAAGAGCATTATTCCAAGTAGTATCATTCCAAATATCATTATGCTCAGTATTGTTAGCAATGTCATCAGTATCTACAACTTTGACCTTCTTATCTGCTATAAGTCTCATAAGGACAATCTCTGTTACAGGAACAACCTTATTTACCTTCATAAAGCCAAAAGAAGTATTAGCTTCAAACATAAGGATAACTTTATCACCAAGTTTAACCTCTTTACCACTCTCTACTACAATAAATTTCTTCATTTCTTTATATTTAATTAATTAAAAAACTTTTTCTTTGAACCACTCTATTCTCTCTCCGTAGAGTTCATAGAGTTTATTATTTATGTCATGCCAAATATGATATGGCATTTTCTTGTGTGTCCTTGCAAAATAAGCAGGATGTTCAATTTTGATAACATAATTGTTCTTACCTATATAAGGTTCTAATATTTGTGCTTGACTTCCAAACAAAACATAGACAATTCCAGGATTAATCAATGACATCTGCCTTAAGAAAGCAACCATAAATGGTCTCCATTTCATTATATGAACCCCTATCTTGTTTACTTCTGTTGTTAATGAAGAATTAAGCATTAGAATACCTTGTCTCGCCCAACTCTCTAAAGAGGGGTCAAAGGTAATCAAATTATGTGGAATCTCAAAATTTATAACTGATTCTTTTATTACTTGCAAGGACGGAGATAGTTTATTTTCTGGAGTATCAGATGAATTACCAAATAGAACTCCTTGAGCTACACCTTTTTGACAGTAAGGGTCTTGCCCCATAAAGACAACTCTACAATTATTGTAAGGACAAAACTTGAATGCCTTAAATACATCTTTTATTGATGGACATAAAGTGGATTGGTTAAGAGTTCTCAACCAACCCATTATCTTCATAGTTTCTGTTCTATCTAGAACTTTCATCCAATCTCCAAAATATTCATCTATTGTCATAGTTCTCTATTGACAATACATTCCTTAGCTATTTCAAGCAACTTATCTTGTATGCTTTCAACTGTAGTTCCAGGAATCTCTGGGATATTAATTTTATAGGTAGAATCCTCCTCTGTACCCATAGTACCCTCATAAATTACCTTAGTAACATAACTGCAATCAAAACCATCTTCTACATCCAATGGAATAACATCATCATTCTCATCATAATGTATAACTTCCATAGGAAGATAGGCACAAGTTCTAAGCTTTCCATAGCCATCACGCGGAGGAACTGCAACTACATCAGCAGGATTAACTAAACAAGCTAAACCTGTACTTCCATAATAGTTCTTTTTAAGCCATCCTCTACCACCAATATGAAGTCCTGTACTACAAATATTATCCTGTACAGTATCACACTTACTTCTGTCCATAGTAACCATCTCACCAATTCTAATCTTGAAAGTGTGAGAATGGTGGTCAGTAAATACATTTTCCTCTTCTGTTTTATCTACATTTCTATAGCCAACAAAGAAACCACATCTTGAGATAGTCATACCATACTTCTGCAAGAACCAAAATAGATTCTTTCTACACCTTTCATCGGGATTAAGAGACATAAGAGTCCAAAAGTTTCTATAGGTAGAAATTTTTAGCTCATCATGCTTTTCCTCTGCACTTACAATAGCTTCTGCAAGTTTCGGTGGAATAGATAGACAAGATACATCCTCCCAATAGATAACATCGTCTTTAACACTGAGAATGTTGGACTTCCCTAATCTTTCAATCAGTGATAAAGCCTCATTGCGAGAGTCTACTACCTCTTGATACTTTGGACATAGAATCCTCAATGCTTCATCATCTGACTTAGCATTTACAACTTTCTGAAAGTCCTCTTCAGTAATCTTTCTTTCAATAATATCTCCATTTTCAAGAAAGATAGTAACATTGTTATCAACTTTAATTACTTTCTGCATAATACTTTTAAAAGTTTGTTGTTCTTAATATTTTTATAAGCCCTAGGACTAATCCTATAAGCTTTATTCTTTAGCAATACTACTGTTATAAGTAAATTCTTAAGGAAATCTGTATTACTAGGAACAAGGTCTATATCTAGACAGGTTTTGTCATAAACATCCTTGTACTTTATAAGTTCCTTACATATATATTCTGTATATTCATCTACATCAGTACATTTTGTTCTTGCTATATCAATATAGACATATTTAGAAGAGAATTTATAATAAAAGTTCATAATATCTAGGAACTCATTCTTTAATGACTCTGGGACTGTATCTAACATACTATCTGTTGAGTATCTAGAGGGTATTACTTTCCCATCAAAGCACTTTAATATAGTATGAAGTTTAATTATAGTGGGGTCTTTTGTTATTATCCATTCCTTATCTACAAGAAAGGTAGGATTAAGCTTTTCAAAGGCTTCAACTATATCCTTTCTAGCTCTGATAAATTCAAGACCTCTAGCATCTGCTATATCGTACCAACTATTTGAACTTTGCATATCAGTAAGAATAACTCCTTTTTTCAAGCTCTTTATGTACTCTATGCAATGCCCTATATTCTTGAAGTACTTTCTGTCTCTGTAGTCTTTTGTCTTTTGAACATATATGATAAAGTCCTTGATTTTTATAGTAGGATTCTTATTTGTCTTAATAAGGTTTGCCTTATATGATAAAAAGCCACTATTGGTATTAATATCTATAGGAGTTATATTTGACATTATATAGTCATACATATACCCTATAAAAGAGTCTCTACTATCATCAAATAGAGCATGAGATAGCATAGGTATAGCCTTAAGTATATAATTTCTAAAGTCCTCCTTAGTAAAACTAGTGATTATTGTGTATTCAGAATAATTATATTCTAACCATTTTTTAGCGGCTGTAGTTAGTCTAGTGCCACTAGTTAGACACACTATCTGTTTATGCTTTGGGTTAATCCTGCTATTTGCATTTGCAGGTATCCTGGATTGATAGAACTTTCCATTATAAAATAATCCCTTGATATTAGGAAGCTCAGTGATAAAGAAATACTTAATTACCTTAATTTTAGCATCATCTAACTTAATTCCCTTAAATGTGATAGTACTAGTATCTAGATTAGTAAAGTAACTACTACTATTGTACCTATTGGTTGCTGGAAGACAAGAATCCTCAATAGGGTCATACATTATTGGGCCTTTCACTGCAACATACAATTCATAGAGATTATCATAATCCCTACTACACTTTTTTGCAACCATCCCATTAAGCTCTTTCTTTGCATCACTAATCCTCTTATTGATTTTAGCAACAGTATCATTTGTATAGATGATACTCTCTCTATTAGGAGTTATACTTATTTCTCCTACATCAAACTTTATCACTATACCAGAATATTCTATACTATCCAAGAAGACTCTAGATTCTTTAGTTAGCATACCTCTATTACAAGGGTAAAGTACATTGCCTAAAAGTATCTTATGGTCAATTACACAGGAGGCTGCTGCAAAGTTTTTGAATCTCTTCAACTTTGTAGTGTTGTTTATATTATCAATCCCATCAATGTAAACATTAGGAAAAAATACTATATCTATAAGTGCCCTCCTATATGGTCCTATATCACGAATATTCTTTATAGTAACCTCTACTCCATTTTGTTCCTTTGTAGGCTTTTCCATGACCAAATTAGTAGTAATTGTATTACCACTTTTGACCATTACATATAAAAAGGCAGTTCCATTATAGTAGGAAGTTATATAGACTGTATTATTACAAGCTAATGAACTGTACTTTCCAATGCCAAACCCTCCTATGAAGTCATTACTCTCCCTCTTAGTACTGCTACCAATATTGCAATATACTTCTCGAAATCTTTCTGGACTAAGGCCTGTACCAAAGTCTCTGATAGTTACTTCCCAATGTATATCATTCTTTTTAAATCTGACAATAACAGGAACATGAGTAGTTCCTGCCTCCACATGGCTATCCCAAGCATTACTTACAATCTCTCTAATAAAAGATTGCTCTGGGTCAGAGTATAAGTTTGATGATAATAATGTGGTAATAAACTCTAGATTCTTTGGGTCTATTGAGGTCTTAAATTCTCGGATGTCTCCTAAGGCTTTTATATCTCCTTTTTCTGCATTTATTATCATATCTTATAAAGATAAAAAAAGTGAGTAGGAATTTTATTCCTACTCACCTAAAGTTCCTTAAGAGTTTATATAAGACATCTCTGAGTCAAGAAGAATGTGTTTCTTCTTCAAGATTTCAATAAGCTTATCACACTTGCAGCCTTTACTACAATCACCCTCTACTCTTTCTGTAGTTGGAGCTTTAACTGTGTGATTTGCAATAATAGCTTCAAGCTTTGTGCTGCTTACTCTAGTATAGTGATTACCATACTTCTCTTCAATCTCCCCTTGAAGGTTAAGTTCTTTAACCTTTGCAAAAAGTTCTTTTCTACTCATTTGAATAAACTTAAAATTGTTTGTTTGAACTGTTCCTTATTACCTAGAACCTTATATAAGTCACTGACATCCTTACCACCTTTGAATTGAGGTAATACTACATTAATAAAGCCTGTTTTACTAGCTAGTTGAATTGCATCTTTTAAGCCAGCTTCATCATTATCAAGACAGATGTAGATTCTATTAAATCTTTTTTTAAGTTCATTAATTGCAGTATCACTCATTCTATAGCCCTCACCTTGTATGGCTAATGATGGAATACCTGTATTAGCCCATAGACATAAAGCATCTTTTAAAGAAGAACAAATACATATTTTATCTCCTTTTTTAGGTACTTTAGTCCATAAGCTAATAACAGACTTGTCATGTTTATTTGACCATTTGAAACCATTCTTATTAAATGGTTGATATATTTTCAATGTAGTTCTTCCTTCCTTAAACTCTACATAAGCATAGGCATATTTGTCAGCTCCAAAAGCATAGCTTTTGTTGTCTTTAACAACTATCTTATGTGATATAGGATATACATCTGCATACTTCAACCATTTCAATGATATTCCATAAGAACCCCAGTACTCTAAGTCATAGTCTCGCCATTCTCTTACCTTACATTGCAGGTCAACCTGAGTATTTATCTTACAATGTCTTGTCTCAAAACTACTCACACCAACCTTAGTATCATAGGACTTATCTCCTAAATCATTGTAGACCTTAGCTACTGCTTCTGCAACACTACAGTTCCACATTTTAGTTAATAAAGTCCATATAGTACCAGATTCTCCAGTACTGAAATCCTTGTAATTGACTTCAGTACCTTTAGGACAATACAATGCAAATGAGGGCTTAGAGTCTCTCCTTAGTGGACTATGTATTAAGCTAGGTATTGACTTAATATTTAGGTAGTAGGCAGCAATATCTGCTTGAGTTAAGTTGCTCAAGTTTAGATAAGGTTCTTTAGATTTACTACCTTTACCTATCATAGTCTATAACTAAGCCCAAGGATTTCCTGCATCAGCACTTGGTGCATCAAATGGCATATCACCACTTGGTGCTGCATCAGCACTTGGTGCCGCATTATCACTTGGTGTAAATGTAGTAGGAGTTACAGAATACTCATGTACTGTCTCAGCAGAATACTCTGTACTAAGTACCTTATTATGTTCAAAAGCATAGGCTGCATCTGCCTGCAACAGCTTATCAAGGCTATTGTAATTTGTAGAGGCATTGCTCATGAACTTCTTGGTATATACTGACTGGAACAGTCTACCAGAGTTTGCATCAGTTCTAACACCAAGACAAACCTTTACCTTATTATTAGGTTGGAATCCAAGAATCTCTTTAATCTCTGAGAAATCACCTTTGAAGAGCTTCTCAAATGATTCTACTTCAAGCCTACACTCACATTCCTCAGGCTTAACATCCTTGTTAGGAACCATACACTTATTGTCATTGTCCCACTTAGTAATACTAGGAATACACAAGAATGCCTTGATGAAAGCAGTAAGCTCTTCCTCACCTACATAAGCAATTCTATAATCATTGCTGATGTCAGCCTTCTTACCATTGTTGTATGTAGGAATCTCCTTGGCAGAAATCTCTGTCTCTGTTGCCCAAGCAAACCTACCATACTTATCTACAACTTGGTATTTTCCAGAATTAGCACCATGCTGCTTTTGATTAGTAATAAAGAGAGGCATAGTTACAAGAGGCATTTCAAAGCCAATCTTCTCTACATCAGGTGCAAGAACTACACTGATTCTTACATTCTTATAAGTATTGCCCTCTGCATCTTCCTTGTCTTGTACATAAACAGGGTCTTCCTCCAAAGTAGTATTGAAGAGCTTCTCATGCTCTGCCTTATTAGGATTTACTGCTTTAACAAATACTGGACAAACACCAATATATCTCTTAAACTCTTGAGCCTCCTTTGAGGCATTTCCTTTGCTAATTGCCATGATTTATTATTATATTTAATTGTTTGTTATTAAAATGTTTCTGTTGTCTCTGTGGTCTCCTCACTTGACTCTTCTACACAACTTGCTGTAGTTCTCTCAACCATAGGAGTCTCTTCCTCAGTTACAGGAGGAACAATAGTATCAGGATAGATGAACTCAAATGTAACCTTCTTAATAATGTTACCATTCTTATCTACTTGGTCAGTAGGAGTTACTACCTTCTTGATAATATCCTCTGTATGATAACCAGTCATAGCTACAGTAGGAGCATCAGTAAGCTCAATCTGCTCATTAATTTCAGCAAGTTCAGCTTCAATCTTAGCTTTCTTTGCTTCCAACTTGTTCTTCTGCTTGAGGAAACCCTCAACATTCTGAGCTGTTCTCTTCATTCTTGCCAGCTCAAACTTTGTAAATTCTTTCTTTGCCATTGTTATACAATTAATTATTAATAAATATTTTTGAAGTATCAAACTTTACTTCATTGTTCTCATTTGATTCTGCTACTAAAATCTTCTTTCCTCTAAGATGCAGAGGCCTAGCCTCTCTTATAGTGTTGTCTCCACCTTCAAAGGATATAAAGGTCTTATTTCCATCCCTATAAAGGTAGCCTACTGCATCTGCCTCACCACAGATAATATCACCTGTTTTACCAGCCAAATCTACAGCCATCTCTGACATCTCCTCGCCATTCTTCTTGATTTGTTTGTCCTTTACATGACAGACAAGAATCAAAGTTTCACAGAGGTTTTTAAACATATCTACAAGCTGTCTAATAGCTTTTCTCATATAAAGCCATCCTGCACCATTAGCAAGTTGTCTTACATCAGCCTTAGGGTCTACCATAGGTTTGCCTGTCTTAGGATTCTTAAGAACCATTCCTTTGGCATCAGTCATATAACCCCAACTAGCTCCCATAGGAGTAGCTCTATACAACTCTGCTGCAAGAGCAACTGACATCTCTTCAAGCCTAGTTGCATTATCAATGGTAATGAACTTGTAAGGAGCTTTATGCAGTTCCCTACCTTTAGCTACAATAGCATCTCTGATTTCCTGTAAGTCTCTTGCTGTTCTAGCTTGTACCTTCATTACAGCCAATGCTCTGTAACCATCTTCCAAATCAATGATAAGATTGTCATCAATAGCTGCTACAAAGGAACTCTTACCAGACTTAGGCTTACCAAAGATAACCATAAGCTTAGGATTGTAGTTCTCTACTACACTCCTTTCTGTTGGTAATTGTATCATAATTAAAATGATTTAATATAATCTGTTTGATGGTCTCTGCACTCTGTAAGAAATACACTAGTATTAATCAAAATATCAAGAAGCTTATTAGTATCTTTAAGTTGACACTCTATTTTATTTCTTGCAATAATATAAGCCTTCTTTTCAGCTCTAGCTCTAGCTAGTCTCTTACCAATTTCTAAATTAAATTCTTCATTCTTTGCAATGGCTTTACCTTCTGTTTTAAAAGTAATACCTTGAAATTCAAACTTTGCTTTAGCTACAACAGTCTTGCGTTGTGGAAGTAATTCATACTCGCAATTAATACTCTTTACTTTAAAGCGTTCTCTTCCTTTAAAATTTTTCATAATTTAATAATGTTAGTAATTTTATAAACAAAAGATAATAATGTTATCTTTGTTTTATTTTGAATATTTCTATATATTCTCTCCAACTCTAAAGAATCTGATGGTTTAGGCAATTCTTTATAATAATTTATAGCTCCATTAAAATATAATGGACATAATACATTAGATTCCCCACTTCTATTAAGAACTACTTCTAAACATCTAAATTTACCTTTAAGTATTCTTATATTATAACCTAAATATTCAGGTAATTCAAAACTAAATGGATTAGTAATACCTAACATCACATCAACAGCTTTACCTGTATCTTTGCTATCAGAAAGTCCAGCTAGCGTAGGTCTTATCTTATTATTTTTAAAGGCATCTAGACCTATAGTCTCTATATTTTGCTGCTGGACTATTACAGGTATATAATTATAATAATTTCTAGCAATAATTAGATATTCACATAATTTATTAATAGTTTCTCTTAAATTAAAGCCCCTTTCTGTATCTAAAAGAGACACATGGTCTATTATAAACATTACATATTCATTCTTTTTATAAGGTTCATAATAATCAAAAGCTTCACCAGTTCTTTCTATTCCATCAATATCTTTATATTTATATTCTTTCTTATGTACTACACCATGATTTTTAGCATAGGTAGTAATATCTTTCCATATTCCAGTAGGATTCTTTGAATCACAGAATCTAACTGTTTTTTCATAGAAATTAAGAATATCTACTATTTCTTTAGAATCTAAAAGGTCTAATATTTCTTTACTTACAGGCTTTTTAGCATTAGTAGAAGTTAAATCTTTAGGACTAATTTCTACATTATGTATAGTGTATAATAGATAACACATAAACCTAAAAGTAATATTCTCTTTAGTCTCTTCTAAAGCATAATAGAATATTTTAGGTACTAATATAGTAGGATTCTTATAAGCAAATAACACAGTATTATAAAGAAATAAATAATTCATTATTTGTGTTTTAGATGCTTTTGAAGCTCCACTAATTAAATAGAATTTACCTTGTTCAATGCCAGGAAACTGTTCGGAGAATCTAGGAAATGGTGTAGGAATACAATTTACTTCACCACTTAGTACTTTATTTCTTCTAGCTTCTAGATATTCTTTTAATCTCTCTCTAATACTCATATCATTGTACCTACCCAATCATTTCTTTGTTCATCAATTTGACCACTATTTTCTATATGAGACATTAACTCTGATTTTACTTCTACATTACCATCTGCATCTCTTACAGATTTAAGTATAAAGTATTTAAGAAGTTGCATATATCTATAGTTACCATTAAAAGAGTTTACATACTCTTTAGTAGCTTTAATTACTTCATCATGATTAATAGTATAACCATACTTAACTACAAGTGTTTTAAGCTTTCTAGCAACTTCTGATACAGTGCCTCTCCACATATAAGTAGTTCCTTCCTTTCTACCTGCAGGATAGAGTTCTCTAAGTTTATTAGCGAGTCTTGTATATTCTTCATCCTTATCTACTATGTTCTTATCAGAGTTAACTATAATAGATGCTATTAAATCTTTCACTTTATTACTGACAACAATATATCTATTATCAGAAAAAAGGTCTCTAGTAGCGAGACCTTTTCTTATTACTTCTTGTGAAATAGATTTAATATCAGCATTTTTAGCACCTAAATATAGAACTAAAAACTCTTCTAGAGTAATATTATGTTGCTCTAGGATATTACTGTCTATTGTTATTTTCATCTTTCTCTATTTACTTCATAATTAATATCATTAATATTAAAAATAGTTGTTGTTAACTTACCATTAAAGTTTTCTCTCATTTTCTTTACCAATTCCTCCTCCCTTGTTCCTTTAAAATAAGGTATTATAATAATAGGGTCTTTATGTCTTAGAAGACGTCCAATTCTTTGAATTACAATAGTATCAGAACTATTTAAATTATTATAAATACCTATTTGACAGTTAGTAAGATTCATTCCTTCATTGAGACAATTACATGCAGTAATAGCATTAATTTTACCTTCATTAAATAGTCTTAGATTATCAATAGATTGTTTATTTTTACTATTAATACAATACTTACCAAGAAGTTCTGTTTGCTCTATACTATTACAAAAAGTAAGAGTTCTTTTACTTTGAAGTAATGCTAAAATTTTATCTACATGAGGTACTTTTTTATCACTAAGCCATATTAATCTTTTATTACAGAGTTGAAGCCATTTATTCTTTATAACTTCATTTCTAGTTTTCATATATTTATTCTTCCACCATTCTATTTGACTATTTAAGTCACTTATATATTGTCTCTGAGTACAATATATTCTAATAGGATTAGTCTTTTGTCTCATATAATTCCATCTTGTTGCCCACGATGTTTCTATAACAATACCTTTAGCTTTAGGATTCTTTATTATAGTTTCTGTGGGTATAGTATCATTTAATTGAAGAGGAATTAATATAACTCTAGGCTCAGGAAGTATATTATTATCAATAGCATCTTTTAGACTTCTTTTATATACTACTATATTATCAAAGATTTCTATCATTTTATCTTTGAGTTCTTTACTAATAGTAGCTGATAATAATATACTATTCTTAATATTGAAATCACATAATGCTTCTCTGCATCTTTCAGACAAATGGTGTGCTTCATCAAAGATACAAGCATCATAAGTACCTTTATGTTTAGGTAAAGATACATAAGTAGTAAATGTTATTTTAACGTCTCTATCTTTCCACCATTTATCTAGTTCTTCTATCCAATTTTGCTTATGAACAGTTCTATTAATTACTATAAGAATGTTCTTAGCTTTAAGTTTTTTTAGCTTTTCAATAGCTAAACGTGATTTACCTACTCCAGTAGATAATTCTAATATCCAATTACTACCTTTAAGTGCAAGTACTTCTCTTAAAATGTCTTCTCTTGTCATCTTTTCTTGTATTTACTATTTCTTTTAATAATCTTGTATATTCTTTCTCTTCTGCATAGTTAATGTTTTCAAGGAATGTATAATAGTTATTCGGAGGTTGATATTTCTTTTGAATCCACTCCTTATAAGCTACTACTGATTCTGCCCAGTGCTTAAACTTGCAGTATCTCTTCTTTTTGCTATTATATAACCCAAATAAGTTATTGTTCTCTCTGCAAACCTTAGATTTGAAGTTTCCTGTTTCAAGAATAGCTTGAGCATAAACTATATCCTTATGCTTTAAACCATAATAAGACAAAGCCTCCTCCAGACCCTCCTTAGGGGTCTGAGAGAAGAACTTTGGTTGCTCATTAATAATGGTATCAGCTACTTCTATTACAGGAACAGTTTCAACCTTTGGCTGTTGAGAAACTATACTCTTGACTTGCAAGAGTAATACAATTACTACACTCCATGGCACCACTGTAGCTGCTACAATGAGTGCTTTCAACCATTTATTTCTCATATCTTTCTTGAAAAGATTTTATCCTTAAACCTCCAATATGTATACCAAGTATTACAACATTCAGTAGGGTCTGAATAGTAATTTAACCATATAACCCAAAATACAATGACCTCTACTATACTGACAAATGGTGTAATACTAGTAATAAGCATAATGAGTGCTACCCATAATGGAATGCTTACCTTTTCAGCTTTTTCCCAGTCAAAGTAGATGTCACCTCTTACCTTGAATGTATAAGTATGTTTTAGTACATATATTTGAATTATGAAGGATATTAAACCAATTATAATCCAAGTCATGATTACTCAATACCTTTAAACAATGTAGGCAAACTGCCATATACAGGAAGCTTACCATCCCACTTCTCAATCCACTGCTGCTTAAGAATCATTGGTGTCAAAGCCTGTGTTCTGAGCTTATTAGCCTCTGCTTCAGCCTGTGCTGCAACTACCTTCTTCTCTGCCTCTGCCTTAACTACAGCAAGCTCATTCTGTGCCTTCTGTGCTCTTTGTATAGCAGCATTCTTTGCATTTACTGCATTAACAATAGACTGAGGATACTTCAATCCTGAAGTTAGCTGTTCCAATTGAAAATTCTCTTTAAGCAATGCCTTAGACAAATGTGCTTCAATAGCCTTCTCTACCATATCTCTGTTAGATACAATCTCATCAGTAGTATATTTATTGAGCTGAATCCTAAAGGCATCCTTTACATAGTTAAAGAGAGTTCCATTGATAACATCAGCAAGCTCCTTCCTATACTTCTTAAACACTTGAGGTGACTTACCATCAGCAATCTTCAATGAAATAGTAGGGTCAATACTGAACTCTGAACCATCCTTTGCATTAATTGTGAAAGCAGGGTAATCTACTGTCTGTACATAAGTAGGATACTCATATACTTGCTCAGTAAAAGGATTATACCATACTGCACCAGTGACCAAAGATACATCATCTACACCCTTTTCAGAGCCATAGAGATTTACCTTAATACCTTCACAACCTGCATCTACTCTCTCATAACCACATGAAGACATGCCCAACATGGTAAACAATGCCATAAGGCACATAATTACTTTAATCTTCATTTCTTTTTGTTTTAATGAATTTAATTATTACTTCTACACCTATCCATATAACTGCTATAAATAATACAATTCCTGCAATGTTAGCAGCTGTGTTACTCACGGTGAGTAATTGAGTAACAGCATTTAGTGCTATGAATAAACCTAGCACTAAACATACTACCTTGATAATGAATTTTCTCATATTATTAATACCAATACCAAATATATCTAGCCACCATCTTTCTCATAGATACATGACCTTCTAAGGTCTTCCAGAGTTTTTTGTGTCTAAAGTACTTAAACTTTGCTTTTTCATTTTTACCTCCCATTACTCTTACATATCTTTCCATAGATTTCCTTGTAGGATATTTGCTAAGATATTTATGGGGTATTTTGTACTTTTTTCCTTTACTCATATTACAAATAGTTGTATGTAATTTCTTACTACTATAGGTTTATTAGAATAGTTTGATTTATGGCTATTATACCATAATAACACCCTATACCTTTCACCTTGTACTATTATATCTATTGATGGTTCATATTTATTAATAAGGAGCATCACGTATATTATGAGTATTACTATTATAATCCATATCTTCATAATTACATAACTATTACATTAAAAAAGGCCAAGTAGGTTTATCCTACTCAGCCTTATAAGTTTAGTCATCAAAGACAGTATAGTCAAAGTCTATAGCACCAATATCATGAGCAATAAGTTCACAATGCTTCCTGATTCTAGCATCCTCAGACATTGTGTCCCAAACTCTGATGAGCTTTCCTTTGACCTTAGCTACAACCTTACTATATTTAGGACTAGTAGGTTCTTCAAGCATAGCTTTATAAGCTTCCTTGGACATCTGCAATACTTGTCTTGCAGGAATTGACTTTCTAGTCCTAAATGTAATAACCTCATTAACAAACTTCTTTGCTTTCTTGTTAAAGCTCTTAAACTTAAGAGTATTAAGTTCAGTAGCTTCCTTTGGTTTGTTTTCAGCCACCTGCTGGCTTACCATAATTCTTCCTGGAAGAATCATGATAAGACTCATTTTTGGTTCTACCATATTTTTTAGTTATCAATATCATTATCAGCACCATTAGCTTTTTTTTCCATAAGTGCTTCCAACAGTTTTACTTTCTGAATTGACTTGAAAGTTTCACTGAATGCCAAGAACGTATTTACAGGGAATGCAGCAATAACTGCTATTACTGTAGACATAGCAGTAAGAGCTGCTTTGCCTTCAAAGTTTTCAATGAGAGATTTTACATCCCCTACATTAACATCCCTCTCCAAGTATTCCTTCTCATGCTCTTTGAGATTTTCTGTAAATGCTCTAAGTGCAATGTGGAGTTTCTTATTATCAATAACAGGAAACTCATTGTTTTTGTTTGTTGCCATTATTAAAAAATTTAAGTGAATAAATGTAGTTACTTATCTGCATTAACCTATGCCATTATAAATACTAACTCTATAGTATTTTCTACCATTCTCTTTAAGCTCTTCGATGTACTCAATTTCAATCTCTTCATCAGACCGATAATTGCTAGAAATTACTATTTCTTTGTCATCTTTAAGCTCTTTAATTGCTTCTTTTAAATCTTTTACTTTAATCATAATTTTGCTACTTTAGTTAATATTATTTGATTTGAAACTATCTCTCCACACTCATTAATAAAATATATACTACCTTCGGGTATAATACATTTTACTAATACTGCATTAGGATGTAAATTTAAACATATACTATCTAGAAAAAATTCATTTTTTATAATGTTAAAAAATTCTACTTTACATTCCTCATCTGAAGCAAATGCTCGTTTTAATTTACATTCAGTAGAATAAGAATGAATACCTTCAGTAATTTCATAAGAAAGTACTTTACTAGTTTTTACTACAATACTTTTACTAAAAGTTAATTTTGCTTTATATGCTGTGTTTAATTGATATTCAAACCCTTGATAAAGAGAACAAATCTTATTATCAATTAATTCACATATCTTGAAGCATTCTATATCTCTTGTTGCTACCTCTTGTTTCCAAGGTTTATAACTTATCCAACACATAACATTTTATTTTTAAAGTTAATAGGGTACTCTATAGTAATATAAAGTACCCTAACAATTATTGTTTTATACCAAATGGTGTATTATCATCCACAAAAGTATATTTTCTAAGTGCTAGTTCAAAAGGTATATATATACCAAACCTAATACTTGCATTGGTAATTTCACTTATATTAAGTGCACTATCACTTTCTTTGCAATAAACCCATCCAAAAGGCTTATGTTTTTTCATTTCATAAAAGCACTCTTCTTTAGATTTAAAACATCTATACTTTTCTTTTTCTTCCTCATCTTCTAAGTCCATTATACGAAATGTAAGAATCTCAAGATAATCTTCCATTGTCTTACTTTGAGCTTTTAGATAGTAATATTGAGTTCTTCCTATTTCTTTTGAACTAGTCCTTCTTAGGAAATCATTGAGACTATTCAACTTTTTTTCTAACTCTAACTTTTCTTGTAAAAGTTTTTGTTTTGTATTTATTTTACTCATAATATTTTAATTATATTTTCGTTCTATAACTTTGAAGTCTACTACATCACTATACATAGCTTCCATGACGAGTATACCAAAGAATTTACCAAAATGCTTGGCAATTTCTTTTGTTGCGCAACCAAGGAATCCAACATAAATACTAGCACTACCCACACTATAGTGAGGAAGGAAGTAACCCAATCCAGGAGCAGCACTATTCAAAGCATCTCCACCAAGAACATCATAGGTAATTCCCTCACTTGTTATCTTACCAAGTTTCTCACAAATACCCCTTCTCAGGTCTATACGATAGTGGGTAGAACCCTTTGTGATAAATCTGAAGTAAGGATACCAAGCGTGGCCTTTACCATCTACATCCTTTGTAAGGTGCAAGTTATAATCTCTATTTAGTGCTTTTCTAATTATATTCAATTTAAACATAGCAGCTGATGCTCTACTATATGTAGCTATATCTTTAACTACGATAGATATAATATCATAATTAAGATTAAGAGCATTACAAGCTTTCTCAAAAGATGTAATATTCTTAAAATTAAATACTAACTCATCTTTGCTAAAAGCTTGGAGTGCTACTTCTTTAAGAGAAGTATTACCACTATTATACCACTTTCTAGCTTTATCAAGTGTTATTTTTATATTTCTTGTTTCCATTGCTTTTTATTTTAGAGTTTAATAAATCCTCTCCCTATTTCTAAGGAGAGGATTATATTATTATCTATCTATCACCCATTGTAAAAACTCCTGAAATACCACATATTGCTTTAGGATAAAAAGTAATAGTTTCTCCACTAGCAATAAATGGACATGAACCATCTCTGTGCATCATTATATCTCCTTTTTTAACAGGGATTCTGAAGTTATTCCAGTTTTTTTGATTTTTAGATGGAAATAATATACATTCTCCATTATTTTCGTAAAGTTTACCTTCATTTGTAAGAGACTCATACTTTGTACTATTTATATCAATATAAATAGGATATGGATATGAATCCTCGTTATATACAGCGCGTAGAGCAACTTCTCCATGTACTGTACTATAAAGTTTTGTTCCTTTAGGACAATATTTCAAAATATTTGCAATATTCATAATTTTATTATTTAATTAGTTGTTTGTATATAATTTTTTAAGATATTCTTTTGTCCATTTTATATATGGATAATACCCTTTTAATTTTTGTATAAACCCACATCTTGGACTTAATATATCTTCATAAGAATATTCACGACATTCTATAGTTTCTTTTTTAATACATAAAGCTTCTGTACATCCATAATGCCCTACATTCCAGTTATCATATATTGCAGAATGTACTTCTTTATATATAAATTTATCTTTATTTTTGTCATAAGATAACTTTAATAAACTATAAATAACTCCAGGTGTAGGATTATCAAATCCTAGTAATTCTGGGTCTATATTTATATTAGTTTCTCTAAGAAGCCAATATAAATAATCGCGGTTACTATCTCTTATATATTGAATTGTTTTACCTTTGTATTTACCAAAAGGCACAATTCTATTTAAAGTTTTTATTTTTAAAGACTTTAATTCTTGTTTTAAATTATCATATTCTGTCATAATCTTGTCTTTAAATAGTTTAATAAGAGATTTTACCCTCTCCTGTAAGAGGAGAGGGTTATTAATTACTTAGATGGCTCAGTATATGATACTGGCTCCCATACATCATAAGCTGTCAATAAAACTGGAGCTATAATAGATGGAGCAAAGACAACAGATGTTACAATATCTGGAGTATTTAACTCATAGTTAACACCTTCTATTCTGTTTTCCTTACTAGCCCAACCGTAAGGTTTTGCCGTAATTGTAGAGCCATCTTCCTTTTTAAAAGTCTTCTCGTTAGAACAAGAAGCAAATAAACTTGTAACGACTAAAGCTGCTAAAATAATCTTTTTTATATTACTATTTATTTATAAAATGGTTAGTTAATCTTTTTTCGGCTTAATGCCCCAAGCAATACATCCAAATCTAGCGTCTGTATCAATATTTGAGCCATCAAATACAATCTCTTCTCCATCAATACACGTTAGAGTAATACCTATAGGCAATGAAGGATAGAGATATAGAGGAATTAAATAAAGTCCAAGAGTATTTTTCTCGTTAGCAGCCTTTTTATTAAATTCTTCCTCTGTAATACATCCTGCGTCTAATTCAGATTGTAACAAAGAAATTTCTTTCTCAAAGTCTTCTTTGGATTGCCATTTTCTAAAATGTAAAGCTTTACATTGGCTTTCTGTAAGAGCATCCCAATCAATATCTTTCTTGAACTGCTCTTGAACTTTTTGCCAAGCATTGTTGAGACGTTTCTTTTTATACTCGTCACTCCAATGATATACTTGAATACATGCAACCTGGTTTGCAAGCCACTTCAAAGTATTATTAATGTTGTTTTCTAATGAAATTTGTTCCATTTTATTTTATTTACAAAATATTTGCGTTATGTATTATAACATATTAATTCCACATATAAGCTTCAAACTCACAAGAAAGTTCCATTGCTAGTTGTTTAGCATCTTCAAGATATGACATTAGAAAGTAATGACAATCATTATAACTATCAATGTTACCTTCAAACTCTATATTAAGCCATTCTTCACAGTATTTTACTGCTGCTTTTTGTTTTGGAGTTGACTTTCTTATATAGTTGAATGTTTTAGGACTCTTTTCCATAATAGTCGTTTTAAGTAAAATAATTTTATTGATTCATTTCACTTTTTATCCATTGTGAAAACAATCCACATTTCATGCAATTACAATTACAATGTGGATTGTTTTCACAAATTTTATCTAACTCATATTCTGTCATATATTATTAATATTTAGGACAAACATGAGCTAATGCTCTGCCATTATTATTAACTTTATGATGTTTACAAGCTTTTGACTTTATACTAACTTGATGTTTCTTAACCTCACAATAATTATCTTTATTATGAAGACAAGTATAACATTTTTTATTTCTATATCCCATACTTCTTATAAAGATGACATAGTTTTTACTTCAATCCTATGAATTTCTTTATCTTTGTCCATAGTGTATCTCTCTCTGGCTTTACAAATGTATTGCCACTGTTCTTCCTGTTTTTATAAACAGTTTTAGGACTAATAGCCATGAAAGCTATACCTGTCTTTGTAGGGTTTTTAGCAGGAGCTAATGCCCCATACCAATGAAAGACACAAGCACTAGAAGTTCTACCTTCAAGTTGAGTACTTGCATATTTGCAAGCTTCTGTAATGTTGTGAGGATTAGCTGTAATAGCCTGGATTAGAATATCTTCTTCCTCTTTAGTCCATCTTTTTCTTGTTGCCATTTTGTTTCTTGTTACTTTATTATTCTTGTTAATTGTGCTCTTAGTAAGACTCGAACTTACATACCAAGTTTAGGAAACTTGTGCTCTATCCATTGAACTATAAGAGCAGTTGGGGCTTTTTATTCTAAGTGTGTGCCCTCATTTGTCTATACTTTATCCTTCATCACACTATGGCTATAGAAGTAACTAGCTAGCTTTAGTACTTTAGATTCACCATGCTCTTTACATCTTGCAACCCTCAAGATGTCAGTTAGAGAATAGAGCTATTAAGTCCTCAAAAGTATATTCAACCTTATTTAAGTCTAATGGCTTTTTAGGTTTTATATCTCTTGATTTATCCTTAACAAACTCTTCTATCACCACATCTACCTCTTTATCTAATAAAGAGTGATTTATTGCGAAGTAATATAGTTCTTTGATTGTCATAACCATTAAGTTAGTACATCCAGTGAGACTCGAACTCACAACCCTCAGTTTAGAAGACTGATGCTCTATCCATTGAGCTATGGATGCTTATAAATTACACTATATACGATGAAAGAATTTCTAATTCTGCTTCTACTTCTTTCTTATAGCTTCTTAAAACTCTAAGAAGTTTCTTTTCATCTCTAGATTTAATATCTTTTATATTAAATTCAGATAGATAGAATTTAGATAATGTAAAAAGAGGTCCGTGATTTATAGAAATAACGAAACCTAATGTACCTTCTTGAAGTTTTGTAATCATAATTTTCTTGTTTTAAATTGTTAATAATAGTGGGCCTTATAGGGCTTGAACCTATGGTCTTCTGATTATGAGTCAGCTGCTTTAACCTACTAAGCTAAAGGCCCAGGTCTCATACTATCTTCACAGACTGTATGAGAAAAGAAATGCATGTTGTATATAATTAAAAAACAATCTCTAACAAAAAGAGTATAGTATTTCACAATACCAATACTCTGTAAAGTAACGCTATACTTTAAAAGTAAAACAATCTTTTAATTACCAAAACTAAAACCTTAAACTATATTTATGACATTCACAAGTTAAAGTGGGCCAATAGAGGCTTGAACTCTAAACCTTCACATTATGAGTGTGCTGCTCTAACCGATTGAGCTATAGGCCCTATAACTTTTATTTTTCTTTAAGAATTTTAGCAATCAATCTATTACCTGAAAGAATCATAAACTCTTCTTTGTTAATAATAATATAACACATTATTAATAATAAACAATTTGTAGCTATCATATCAATAAAGACGAAGATACTTTCATTTAATAGTAAATCTAAGCTACATAAAGTAACAGATACCATAAATGCAGTAAACCAAAGTAAAATACCTTTTAAAATTATTATAATCTTGTGCATAGTTTTATTATTTAAAGGAGATTCATGTACTATTAAAGTACACAAATCTCCTTGATTTATTAATTCTCTTTAAAGAACTCTATTAACTTTGCTGTACCATAAAATAGTATAGCAAGAATACCAGGTAATCCTATTAAACATAGGATAAATTTGAATAATACTGCTACTACCAATTCAAATCCTCCCAAACATTAGCACTCTGCTTGAACAAAGTAAGCTTACCATTAGAGTTAAGACCTACTTTCAAGTCCTCTCGCTGAGTAATAATGTCTTTAGCAGTCATTCCTTGTGTGGAATAACCAAAGTGACACCAATCATACTTACCATTCTCAGCATTAGGCTTATTAGGTGATGTAGGAAATGCAAGAGCATTAAATACTTTACCAGTTGCAGGATTTACCAAGTTGCTAGCAAACTTAGGCTTACCATACTTAGCACAAAATGCTACAAATGACCAACTCTCCTTAATGGTTACACCATTGTAATCTCTCTCTGCACTCATAATTAAATGATTTAAAATGTTAATAATGTTAATGATAGTCTTTCCTATCTGTCAGTTTTGATAGTTTTCTCTATTTTATCTCTAGAACTGTAATAATCATAGTTATCAATAGCATCTACCCAATTATATTGAGTTTCAAGAGTATCTAAAAGATTCTCTGTATTTTCATAATAATTATGATAGATAGTTATAGTATCTTTACACTCTTTTATTTCTTTCTTTTGTAGTGCTATGGTATTAAAACAAGCTATAATTACTATAGTTAATGATATAGCAGTTTTCATAATGAAAAGTATTAAAGGAGGGTTACTTTTGTGGCAGCTATATATTTAATAGCCTGTGATTCACCTTTACTGTTTACTTCCATGTAAGTTACAATTTCTTTCATAATTCTTGTTGTTTTTGTTGTTTTTGTTGTTTTTTCTTGTTATTTTTGTAATAGAGTTTCCCTTCTAGGCTTCAAACCTAGCATAGTTCCACTATTAAGGGAAAGTAAAAATAGTTATTTATTTAAATTTTGAAGTCCAAAAGTTTCTAAGTTAAACCATCCATAGACAAGGTTTTGGATTTCATAATCAATGTATGGTTCTAACTTTTTGTCCATTTTAACAGTATAGAAACAATTAAATGTTAGTTCTAGAAATCTATTCTCACCTTTACATATCATTGTTACTTTCTTTCCTCCTTTGTTATCTATTTTTATTTTAGTTGATTTAATGCAAATAACTTCTACTTTAAACCATTCTTTTTTTGTAGGATGATAAGAATTAAAAGTATCTTCAACCTTCATGTCCATATATTTCTTCATAACTCTGTCTTTTTATTATTATTTTTATTGTTTATCTATATAAAATTCTCTGGCTAAACATTACTTAATAAAAGCAATGCCCATTAAGGGCATTGCAATTACCAGTCTACACCATCCCATGCCTCTCTTTGAGCAGGCATGATGAGGTAGAGCTTGTCATCGTACTCAGACACTTCAAGGTCTCTGACCTTGATGGTCTTGTCAATGACAGCTTTTGCTGCATTTCTACTGAGCGATATAAGGTCATATCCTTCAGCTTTCTTTGAAAGTGTAAGGTATCTGAGCTTTACGCCAGTATCTTCTCCTGTCTCAAAGTCAGTGTAAGTTTTGGCTTTTGCTTGCCAAAACTTAACATCTGACTTAGACAGTTTATTACTCTCTACAAATTTTCCAAATGTACGCATAATTCTACGGTTTTAATATTACTTATTGCTTTGCAACTGGGGGTTCATCCCCCACTCGCCGAAGGCAGGGGGAGGTATTGGTGGACTATCTAATACTTATAGAAACAAAATTAAAAAAAAATAAAAAAAATTTTATTTTTTTTAACATAAAGCAAATTTCATTTTATCTAGAAGTACATATTATATTCTTAAAAATTTGGTAGTTTAAAATATTTTTCATACCTTTGCAGCAGTTTTTAGGACTGCTTTAACCTAAAAGGTACACCCTATGTACAATACACCAAGATGAAGAGTAGGGTTGCCCAGGTTTGGATAGTACAATATAGTATGAAGATTGAGCCTGTCTAAAGCATTATATATAGTAATAGTGACCTACCAATAAAGCTATTAATAGAGTTTGGTTGAGGGAAAAGGTCCTTTGGAGAGCTTGATTTATTTCATAACAGAAATCCTCAAGTACCCGCCTATTATAAAGTTATAATGCAATACCATAAGAAATCATAATTATGGTCAGAAAAATCTAGGGTTATTATTTATCTTCAAACTAAAAGTTAAATAAAGTTAAAGAATTTGCATATATAAAATATTATTAGTACCTTTGCACTAGATTACAAATAGTGCCTCTTAGTGTAATGGTTAGCACATAAGTTTTTGGCACTTAGAGTGGGGGTTCAAATCCTCTAGAGGCAACTATAAAAAGTTTAGTTGTTTGTTTGTTATTATAATATTAACCTCCTTAATCTGTGAAGATGAAAGAGGTAAATAGAGCCATCATCTAGTGGTAAGGATGCAAGGTTTTCAACCTTGTCACAGGGGTTCAAATCCCCTTGGCTCTACATTATAGACTAATGGAGGTTTAAGCCTAATTGGTAAGGCAGTAGTCTTGAAAACTACTAGTAATCATGTAACAATGATGTGCAAGTTCGAGTCTTGTAGCCTCCTCAATGGAGAGTAAATTCTAGAGGTCTAGGAACCAATCTGCTAAATTGTGTGCTCATTAATGAGTGTATTTCGAGTATACTGCTCTCCGCTTAAATATAGTAGTGATGCAATAGGTAGCATACTGCATTTGGGATGTAGAAGTTGTAGGTTCAAGTCCTATCTACTATACTATGGGGTAAGTGATGTAATTGGCTAACATACTTCTTTTGCAAGGAAGAATTAAGGGTTCAAGTCCCTCTTGCTCCACACTAACTATAGTGATAGTTAAGTTGATAATTCACATTATTAACTCTAAATTATATTGATATGAAAAAGATTTTATCTTTAATTAAGAAGGGTGTAAATGCTTATTTGAATGCTTTAGCTAAATGTCCTTACGCACCTTCAGGAACTATTCCAATAGGAATTTAGTTCCTTTGATATAGAGTTAATAATATAATATATTGGCATATAGTATAAGGGTTTATTACGATTGACTGTTAATCAATGAATCAAGGTTCGAGTCCTTGTATGCCAGCATAGAAGATATAAAAATAGGTAGATAGTTTAATGGTAAAACCCTAGTCTCCAAAACTAGAAGATGTGAGTTCGAGTCTTACTCTATCTGCAATGGGAAAGTAGCAAAGATGGTCTATGCAGAGGACTGAAAATCCTTAGATGTAAGTTCGATTCTTACCTTTCCCACATAAGGGTATATAACTCAATTGGTAGAGTACTTGACTGATATTCAAGAGGTTATAGGTTCAAATCCTGTTATACCCACTGTGCTAGTAGCTTAATTAGGTAGAGCAAAGGATTGTGGTTCCTTAAGTTATGGGTTCAAATCCCATCTAGCACCCTATTATAATAAGTATTAAGCAATGTGGTTGAAAGAAAGTAATAGACCAAAACACCTACTTTATGCTATTCCTTCAGCATTTATAGGAACTATTCTATTTGCAGCAGGACTTGCATTTGGTATGGAGTTTAAAGACAAACAATGGGGAGGTAAGTTTGATTGGCTTGATATAGCTGCTACTTTAATAGGAGGTATTATTGGTCAATTCTTACAGATTATCTTTATTCTAGTACTAAAGAATCTGTAACTTCTATGAGAGAGCTGCTAAGATGATGGTTTAGCACTAGACTGTAAATCTAGTCCCTATGGGTAAACATTGTAGGTTTGAATCCTACCTCTCTCACATAATGCCTCAATGGTGAAATGGTAGACACGAGGGACTTAAAATCCCTTGGC